ATGAAAAATGTTTACCTAATAACATTCTGCTGTGGACAGAGCAGTGTGTTTTAGATACAAACGTTAAGAGAACTATTTCAAAAGCGGGGTATGTTTACCCCGTAATCGAGGGAAAATGAAGCTATCACTAGAGTACGCTGAAGTGGTTCACATGCTCAGCCGTGAGCTGGGACGAGACATCCAAAAAGACGACATCACCATTACACAAGAACCATTCTGCATTGAGATCAGTGGCTTGGATTTTGAGGAGTTACTTCAGATCAGGGCTGCTCGGTCTCAAGGGGTTGTTGCTCCCGTACGCACACCAACTCACCTTGCTCTCGAAGCAGAGGCCGAAAAACCTATGGTCGAGGTGCCCCCTGGCGATGCTGCGGCAGAGATCGCAGGTCTTCTGGGGGATAACCAACGCCTTACTCAGTCGGAGGGAGGTGCGGGTCCCGTACCTAATGACCCTCACAGTATTCCCAACGCAGTAACCGAAACCCCAGAAGACTTTTTACCGCCGGGAGCCACTTACGAACCCCCCGGTGATATGAGCCCCGAGGAAATTAGAGGTAGGAATAGATGACAAAGAAACCCGCGCACCCTAGTGGTCGCAAATTTATATACCCCGCCTCCGACGAACAGTTCGAAGACGAGGGTTTACCTCGTAAAGTTTTTTCTAACTCGCAGTTTGATCGTTATCGCAAATGTCCACGGCAATACTTGTACTCGTACATCCAGGGCCTTATCAAGCCTCCAGGTATCGCACTCATCAAGGGAAGCTCCGTGCACAAGGGAGCCGAGATGGTTCACCAGAGTACCATCGATACCGGCAAACCTATGAGTATGGAAGAGGCGTCTCAGCATGTCGCAGATACTTTTGACAAGGAGTCCAAAAAGGTCGAGGACTGGACGCTAAACGGAGAAGCCGTTAAGCCCGGACTCATGAAAGACCGCACTCTCTTTAACTTTCAGATCTACTACCAGGAAGCCGTGCCAAAGATTAAGCCCGTAGCGGCGGAGAAGGCTTTTGCGGTTAAGATAGGAACGGTCCCGATGATCGGCGTTATCGACTTGATTGATGCTGTTCCCGGAGAATACACCGTAGACGATGATCCGGAAGCCCCGCCTCCAGAAATCGAAGTCGTTTCAGACCTGAAGTGTACTGGGCGTTTATGGCCTGAGGCCAAGATCCGCGAGTCCGCACAGCTCACGCTTTACACGATGGTGGAGCGTACGGACCGTGCGCGTATCGACTTTTTACTTGATCAGAAGAGTGGCACTCATTATAAACCGAAGAAGACGACACGGACGTTAACAGATAAACGCATCTTAACGGAAGACGTGGAGCAAGTAGTGGACCTCATCAAAAAGGGCATCTTTCCCCGCTGCGACCCGACACTCACCAACTGGGTATGTACACCAAAGTGGTGTGGATACTACGACATCTGTAGAGGACCAAAATGAAAGCCAAACAATGGGCCGAATTACCTCCCAAGAAGTTCTGGGAACTGGTGGACAAAGAGGGGCCGAAGGCTGAGGCAGAGTTCAAGAAGCTCTGGGCCAAGGCCGGAGAATCTCCGCTCACCCATGAAGAGGCCAAGTACTGCTTGGACTGTCTCTTCCTCTATACTCACAAGCGGATAAAGGCCATGGGCAGTATTGCCAAGTACTACCCGACAGGCCAGAAGACCAAGGGGCGTCTCGCCCCTGTAGACCACCTCTGGTGGGTGGACCACTTCACCGCAGGCATCAATCATACTTCGACACTCAACTGGTTCAGTTCGAACAAGACCAAAAAGAAGAAGGACGGGACACCGCGGTACAACGGGGCGTCTACACACTTCGTGCTGGGCTACGGGAGCGACCCGTTCTACATCATCCCCCTCGACGACGGCGCGTGGCATGAGCCCCGCCGCAACAAGGACTCCATCTCCATTGAGATGGTCAACGCAGGAGCCTTGACGCTCAAGAAGAATGACCGCGGCAAAGAGACGTGGCACTTCTGGGCACGCGAGATGCCTTCGGACCTTGTCGAACAGCTTCCACCTGTACGCCTGGGCGACCCTTACCGTGGAGTAAAGGTCATGCAGCCTTTCCCCATTCCACAGATGATTAATAACATCACGCTGAAGCGCATCGTCGTTGCCGCTCTTCCTGGACGGCTTGACCGTGCACGCATGAGTCAGCATACTGACTGGCGTAAACACAAGACGGACATGAGTCCGTTGTGGCCTTTCGACGACATCAACGACGCCGCATTCGACCATATCCCCATTCCAGAATACGACTTCATCTCGCGCTATTGGGATGAGGTTGAAGATAGTATCGGGGATCTCTGGGGAGGAGTGGAATGGGATGAGGCCGACAATCCCGAATATGGGCATAACACTCCCACTCATGACGACGATGACGACGATGACGAGTCCGAAGTTTGGGACATGGAAGAGGTACAAGAAGCTCTGAATAGTCTGGGAAATCATTTGACCGTAGACAACCGCTTCGGTCCCAAAACCAAGCAGGCTGTTATTGTTTTCCAGGCAAAGTGGAGCAACGAACACGACGAAGACCGGATCAAGGAAGACGGAATTCCTGGTCCCGCAACAATCCAACGGCTGAAGGAGGCCCTGAAGTAAATGGCTGTAGAAATTACCAACAAGTGCGACCGTTGTAGTCGCTCGGAGTCCTTGCACATCTCGCACGACGAACTCGTCGCGCGTATCGAAGACCGTAAGTCGGTCGAGAACACTGTCCAGAACATCACCGATGCCGTCCGTGAAATCTGGGACGACGAGGGTAGCCAGTTCCCCAAGGTCATGACCATTATGGTCAAGGACGAAGAACTCGTCATCCAGGACAAGGTGTTCCTGTGTGGTCCCGATGAAAGTAGGTCTCGCGGCGGCCATGGCTGTGAGTCTCGGATTCACCAATTGGTGAGTGAGATTCATCTCGACGGCCCAAAGGGTCGTGGAAATAAAAACAAGGAGTAGTAACGTGGAAAAGTACGGGGTAGAAGAGCAGGGTCGTGAGAAGGTCGCTAAGAAGAAGGACAAAGACGTTTGCCCAACTTGCGGTAGTCCCTTAGAGGACGAAGCAGAGACAGGCATCGCCAAGTGTCCCAAAGACGGCACAAAGCCCTTTGAAAAGAAATGACCAAGCTACGAAAAATACCGACTGACATACAAAAGCTACAGTCGATATCTACCCTATACATGCAGGTATTTAATTCTGAAGAGAGTCTTGCTCCTCTTTCATTAGAACTCTTTCACCTCATCGGTGAAATACTCGGCGGAGTCCCGCCTAAAAACTTGCAAATGCACCGCGTTGACAAGGGTTCGTTCCTACGGGAACTACTGAATAACTAAAAAAACTGGAGGAAACCATGCCCGAGACACTCAAATCAGGAGGGACTACTATCCCTCCGGCACCCGCTCCGACCTCGTTGAAGTTGTCGGATCTCGTGTTCGCAGATGAATGGAACCGTGAGAAAATCGGTGATATCAGAGGACTCACTCAGTCCATCAAAAGTCAGGGACAACAGGTGCCCATCATCGTACGTTCCCACCCGACAAAGACGGGAAAGTACATAATCAAGGATGGCCGAAGACGCTACGCGGCCCTCAAGGATGCCGGCATCAAGGAAGCCTTGGTGTATGTGAGGGAGAGCAAGGACGACAACGAAGCGTACCTCGAGTCCCTCCTCATCAACCTTCAGCGCGAAGACAATACCGATTACGAGAAAGCTATCGTATTCGGAAAATTGGTAGACGCCGGCATGAAGAGCAAAGAGATCGCGCAGAAACATGGGGTGGCTGAGGGGTACGTGAGCCATCGTCTCGCCATCCTGAAGCTCCCGGACAAGTGGCAGAACGAGGTGAAGAAGGGCAAGCTCGGCGTAACCCACGCCCGCATGTTCGCTCCGCTGTTCACCAGCGACACCGCGGCCGATGCCAACATAGCGACGAAGCTTATCGAGCGCATCATGGAGGACAAACTGGATTCTACCAGTGCTCAGGAGCGCATCGACAAGTACATCTCCAAGAAGACGGAGAAGGCCAAAGCCAAGGGCGAAGAGCCCGAGGGCAAGGTCAAACAGGGTGCCAAGAAGACCAGCTCCAAGAAGAAGAAGGGCGCGGGAGAAGGGAAGGACGAAGAGCCTTCAGAGCCGGAGACGGCGTACACTCCCAAGGTCCAAAAGGAGATGAAGATGATCACCCTGAAGATCAACGTCGAGTGGCTCCAGTACTACGAGGAGCGCCTTGCCCGGACCAATAGCGCCACCAACAAGTTGCGCATCAAGGGCATCATCGAGGGTTTGGAGATCTCCAGCGGTCTCCGCGTCGAGAAATAGTTCACTTCTAAACTGTCTGGGGGCATTCGCCCCCCGGCAGTTTTCTTTACCAACAGATATCTTGAGCGTCACGAATGGAACGTCGGCGTAGTTCTACGCGCAGATCTTTCAATACTTTTTCTTTTATCTGTCGGACACGTTCAGGAGTGATTCTTGCAACTGATGCGAGTTGGTAGAGACTTTTGGGTTGGGAGCTTTTACGTTCTGCTTGGGGCACATTGTAATATTGGATGACAATGTACTTATCCCGCTCGCTCACAGACATTCCACGAATAGCATCTCGCAGTATACGAGCGGAGTCGTCATCCACTACATCAAATTCGACATTTTGAGCATCTGCCAATGGCAGATTATCTAGTGTAGTCATTGTATGGTAAGTGCCAGAGGAATCAGGCAATACGAATTCATGTTCATCTGCTGTGCATGGGGGAAGATGAGAGGAGTGGTCAGGGGAATGCGTTCGAATTTCGCAATGACTACAGATATACGCTCCCTCCTTCATCTCCTTTCGTATTGTTTTCTGCTTATGGGATGGGATGTGTATTAATCCCAGGTTATTTATCTCGTCGAGCATCTCTTTTCGGATCCACCATGCGGCATACGTAAGGAAGCGTGTTTGCTTGCACAGCTTGTATTTGTCGACGGCAAGGATGAGCCCCACATTTCCGGCAGAAACTAATCGTTGGATGTGTGCCGGCTTTCGAGAAAACCCCTTTGCCGTCTTCATTACGAAACGTAAATTGGAAACAATCAACTGATCGCGTGCCGCGTGGTCTCGGTCAGCTCCACAGAGCGGACATCGTTTAGGAGTTACTAAGATGTCAAATTTGTCTCCACAGGAGGTACAAGTGTGCTGTCGCCCCTTCGTATCGCTTTCCAGCGGCGCTTGTTCACTGCAGTGAGGGCAGTTGGCGGCTGGTACTTTTTGTGGAATTTCTTCATTGCAATGAGAACACGTACGATAGCGTCTTAGGAGGTGTTGTTCTTTTTCAGGTGTTAGTATTTCATGCTTACCTACGTCATCGTAATAGGCTGTAAACACTCTGTTAAAGAAGAAATCCTCTGACATTACATCCTCCCAGATAAACCGCTAGACAAGCTATCCTCAGTCCTTTAACATAGTTCTTCACCTAAAAGAACGCAAGCAAACACACAAAGGAGACAACAGATGACGAAGAAGAAGAAGGATGCGGAATCCGCCCCCGAAGTGGAAACGCCCCCCGAGAAAGAGACAGCTCCAGAGAAGGAGCCACAACCTGAAGAGGCCCTCGCCAAACCCGAAACATCATCCTTGATCACCGCTCTTGAGGCCACAGACCTCTTCGTAGACCGCTATCTCGACCGCATCTTGACGGTAGAGAAAGACATCCCGACCAAGGCCCAGATGAAGGGCGTCATTCGTTCACTCCCCGAAGAGCACCAGGAAGCGGTTGCCGCTATCTTGCGGCGCACTGCGGGAATCAAGAAGGGCGTTTACTCGTCCAACGAACGTCCCGAGCACACGGAGCTGCGCCTCTATCAAGGGACCGGCGCCGATCCGAATCGTCCTGAGACCGCCATTCCTGGCCAGTTCTACCTGAACACCAAGGAGAACGTGGGCAAGATGTTCGAGGCGACCCTTATCTCGATCTGGGATGGCCGCACGATGTGGCCCGACCGTGATGCCGGCGGCGCAAAGATGCCCGTGTGTGTCAGCATGGACCGCCGCGTAGGTCACCGATTCGGCGAGTGCAAAGACTGCCTCAACCTCCCATGGCGCGACGGTAAAAAGGACCAGATGTGCGGCGACGACGTCGTAGCTCTGATGCTTCCCCGCGACCTTTCCGACATCGTCCTCGTTCGGTTCTCGCGCACCAGCGAACCGGCCGGACGCCAACTCATGCGCTTCGCTAAAAAGGGACTCGTTCCCTGGGAGCGGTGGTATCGCCTCTCGGCCGAGGAGCACAAGAACACGGAACGCTCGTTCCGCTGGTTCACCACCGAGCTGAACGTCAACGAAGAAGAGGACGTTCCCGAAGAGCTGTACGACTTCTGCGAGATGCTGTGCACGAACGCCGAAGTGTCCTTCATCCTGCCAGGTCTCTCTCGCATCTACCGCCAGGCGGACGAAGCGAGGAAGAACCTCGAGGATGGGGTTCCCGCCGGGGATGGCCCCGCAGTAATGAAGCCGGGTTCGAAACCGAACTACGACGACATGGAAGCGGCTCCCGACGACCAGAACGTCTAGGGAACTTTTGTTTCCCGGAGTGGGGCCTTACGGCCCCCTCCGGCCTTTTTTTAATGAAAGGACTCCGCATGGCGAAAGACCCACAACCCTCTGACTTTGTGCTCAAGCACACTCCATGGTCTGTGAGTAAGGCAAAGGCCGCAGCAGAATGCCCGAAACGTTTCTGGTTTTCCTACATTCTCAAAAAACGGGCAGACAAAGTCAATGCTGATGCGCTGGTAGGGCAGGCAGTCCACAAGGCCGTCGAATATATGCTGGCAGGCTATCCTGTGGGCAAAGCGTTCGACGCAGTCCTGGCCGAATATGAACTTACTTCCAATGAGCTGGACCGGGTAATGTTTTTTCAACCCGCCGCTCAGAATTTCCTCGACAAATTTGGAAGGTACTGCGCGCGTCACGATGCGCAGAAGCCTTTGATAGAGCTGAAGCTCTCTGTTGACATTGACGGCAATCCTGTCGACTTTTTCAACAACAAACGCGGGTTCCTGCGCGGAGTATTGGACCTTTCCTGCCTCTTCAGGGGAGCCCCGCACGGTTTGGTATTGGACCACAAGACAGGGAAAGAGCACGACCTGAAGTATTTCCAAACGCAGTTTGATAGCTACGTCTGGTTGCTTAAGGCTACTTACCCTGAGCTTACAGGGATTCAGGTAGGCATCAACTTTTTGAAGACTGATGTAGTGCGGTTCGGGAAAATGTACGACGTAACGTCGGACGCCCCGATACGGGACCGCATGATCACCTACTTGAATGAGGCAACAATAGAGGCAGAACGCAGTTTCGAGACCACACGCGTAACGAAACTCTGCAACTGGTGTGACCACATCAGCTACTGTCCGGCACACACGGGAAATGACTATGGCAAAAAAACCACCCAAAAGGAAGGGGCTAACTAGGGACCAACTATGGAAGATCTGGGCACAGATCAGACCTGAGAGCTGGCTAGAACTAGTCCGTTCCTTCAAGCCCCATCTCGGCTTCACATTCTCGTCTCAGGGTGTTCTGAAGGGCCTCTGTCCCAATCCAGACCACGCTGACACCACCCCCTCATGCTTCGTACATGTAAACAAAGGATATTGTAAATGCTTCGGCTGTGAGATGTACATCACAGATCCGGTTGAATTCGTTTCTATGATAATGGGTGTCGCACCTGCGGATGCGGTGCAGTACCTACAAGAAAACTTCAAATTCCCTTTTCTCTCCAAGAAGGCACTCAAGGAACTTGAAGCACAACAGATAAACCAAGAGGCCAAGCAGGCGATCTACAATGCGTCACATGACCACATGATCGACGCAGTAACTTCTCCTGCAAAATATCCTGCAGCACAGCAGGCAGTCGATTGGTTGACCCAAATACGCCAGGTTGATCCTGGCATTCTCCCCGCACTCCCGATTGGAATCTTACCTCCCCTTGCAGACCTACAGACGAGCCTATCCAACCAGTACCTCCAGGCTTTAAAAGAGTGGAAAAAGAATGGGCAGCAAGGCAATGAGCCCGTCAATCTTACGGAACCGGTAACGGACTATCTGGCCAAGACGGTTACGAGTAGTACGTACAACGGGTCCGTTGTTTTCCCTCTCCATGCAACCCCTACCGAAATAGGACGCCTCAAGTTTCGCGTCCCTTCCAATACGAAAAAATTCTCGGTCCCAGACGACGAGTACGAGGACCTTCTTGGGTTATTTGGCCTAGGATGGAGTGGTTATAACGACTTCACAGATCCTACAAACAAGATAACCCACGCATACCTTACTGAGGGTGAAATGGACGTCCTGACATTGATGGCCCGTATGGCCAAGTCGGGAAACATCGACATCCCCCTCTACTCGGCGGGCGGATCAGGAGGTGCTGCGCATATCGAACCCATCATGAAAGTGTCTGGGATTGATACTGCGTACCTCATAGGAGACTCCCCCCAGAAGGGGCCCGCAGGAGGAGACAAAGTTGTAGAGGGCTGGATCAATAAGATGCCCGAAATCCATTCGCGGATCTTCACTGGCTGGAATGCACTGCAACCCGCGGGCGACTTGGACGAGGCTGTGCTCAACCTTGGTGAAACTAAGGTACTCGACATCCTTCACAAGTATGCGACACACAATTTCACTCCTGTCTGGAAGTGGGCATTTGAAAGATCCTCATTGGAAGTAGAAGCTATTGACGAAGACGACAAACGAAAACGCCACGAGTGTGCAGCTCGCCACGGGAAATATCTCTGCAATAAGAAAGACTGTGACATCTATGTAGATGCCATTGCACGGGCGTTTGAGCTTAATGAGAGAATCATTAAGCGGGAAATCATCTCCACAGAGGATAGTGAGCTGGGGTTCATCCTTCGGTGTACTGACGCACTGCGCGAAATAATGACTGTGGTCGGCACCCGCATCAGGGGCTCGTATATCTACCTCGTCTGTTACAACAGGGAAAACGGGCGTTACCACCAATTCCGACTGGATGACGAGCGTTCTATTGCTCAAGAGTTAGCTACTATTGTTGGGTCTGTCTACGAGTTCGTAAATCAATACGTAGGATTCCCATCTTTCTTCACGCTTCCTGACGACACGGAGGGTCATGAAATGCCTACATTGGATCGTTTGTTACGCTTCTACGTCAAAGATGCTATTGCGGCATTGGCCCCCGGGTCTCCCGACTACGAAACCAGTCCACACCTCCGACAGGGGTATCACCGGACAAAACTCAAGGGAGGTGTTTTTGTAGAGTACGTCGTGAGTGGTCCAGATATCTTTGCAATAGACCGCGAGGAGGATAAGCTCCAGTACCGCAAGCTCATCGGACCTTCGGACAGGGGCCTCATCTTTGATGTGGGTCTCGAGGACAACCACAGGGACGACTCCTGGTACCCGGGGGGACTAACCACTCAATCACTTGAGCGGGGACGCGCCGTAAGCGCCGGGGAACTCTTCAAGACAACGGAAGAGTACTACGACATCGGTTTTCAATTCAAAAACCATGAAACAATGAAGACCTTCGCCGCAGCCCTTCCGTTCATATTTTCCGTCATGGATGCATTCCCCAAACCCTTGATGCTCTTTGTGTCGGGCGAGACGAGTTCAGGTAAGTCCAAGTTCGTGTCATCCTTCACAGGACAAGATACGAGTATGCGGGACCTCCAATTGTTCTACGCCTCGCAGTACCTGGGGAGCTACACGGAGGCGGGTATTGCGTCTGCCGCCAATCACGACCGGCGCCTTATGGCCCTCGACGAATTCGAGTCTGATGAGGGTACTCGTAAGAGTGCCGCGGTCATTAATATCTTCGAACTATACCGTCCCATGATTAACGGTGAGGTGGTTCGGGCTCGAGGCACCAAGAGTGGCTCACACTACGTGGCCCATCTACGGCATCCAGTCATGTTCTCCGCTATCATCACGGCACAGAAAGCCCAAGACCTCAATCGTGTGATTCATATTGAAATGCAGCACGTAGACAATCGTGCTTCCCCGGAGCGTGTGCTCTTGAGCCGTTTCGGAAAAACGGCCATCAATAATGTGGCTCGGGATATCGCAGTATGTATGTATCCACATGTCCCTGAGCTAATAGAGAACTACGACCACATAGCCGAGGATTTCTACCGACGCATCAACGCTACTCTCCCCCAGAAGGTAGAGGAACGGTGGGCTTCACACTTATTCCCCGTACTGGCGTTCTTGAAGCTCATTGGGCGGAATTGGGAGGCTTTCTTCCGGGAATTCGTGATTCAAAATACTCGGGAAACAACGCTGACAGCCGACATGCCCATCTCGGAATCGCTCTTCCGCGACATCACTCAACACCGGATATTCGAGATAGAAAGGGATCAGCCAAAGCGGTCTATCATCTCTCTTCTCTCGACCGGAAACGAGGCAGCATACATTAACGATTGCGCTTACGGAGTCTACTATGACGAGAAGAAAAAGATTCTTGTCTTCCTCATGGATACTATCGATGAGTTAGTAGGCCGTCACTTCCGGCAGTATGCCGCAGGCCAATTGAAGGCCATACTGCGGCGGCACCCTCAAGCCCTTAAAGACAAAGAGATCAAGGACTCGAGGGTACTACAGCAAGCCGTTCCCTACTTTGGAGCACATACTGAACCGCGACACGTAGTCGCGATTGACGTGTCTAAGGACGTCAGTGCCGCACGCCTACGGGCAATCGAAGAAAATAAACGAACCCAGGCCGCTGGACCCACTGCCGTAAAGGAAGAAGAGAATGCCGAAACCCAAGACGCCAGCAACTTCGACTGGTCGGATAGAACCTGAGAAGTTTGAGTGTCAACTCTGCGGTACAAGAGCCTGGAAAGGCCCTAAATGCAAAAACTGTAAACTCCGCGAAACGGCCCATTACACAGAAGGAGTCGGCGGCGTCCCTGGCGAAGTCGACTTTTTCTGTGTGGCCAATTCCCCGTTTCTCGCCGGACCCTCCTCCAGTCTAATAAATCACCGTGGGTGGACCCAAGACATCGAGAAGGTTGTACGTTCAGCCTTCATCCGCACCGGGAAATTGAATCCCTCTTTCCGCGCCCTCACAGGACGCTTCACCTACGCAATCCGGTGCGAGAAGAAGAAACCCGTACTGCGCGATATTAACAGTTGTCGCCCTCTCTTTATTGAGGAGCTACTCGAATACGCGCGTCCCAATGTTCCCATCATGATCTTCGCCATGGGCGATGCCGTATTGAAATCTCTAGGACTTTCAATACGCAAGTACTCAAGTGTTCAAGAACACTTCGTCGAAGCGAAGATTGGGGATCGGGACGTGTACGTTTACGTATCCATGTCAAAGCCGCAGCTCGCAGCCAAGACGGGATACTTCGACCTATTCAAGAACCACATCGACCTCTTCCTCTCCAACGTGGCGGAAACCTCCGCAGGACGCGAAATTGAAATCGCTCCGACACTGGAGAAACTCTCCAAGGACTATGTCTTTCCCAAGACCATCAAGGAAGTAGAAAAGATCGTTGACCATATCATCAACTACACGGAGGGGGATACGGACCCTCGAAACTGGGTAATCTCAATCGATACGGAAACAAACACCAAGTTTCCTCACCGTCCCAAGCTAAAACTATTGAGTGTTGTAGTTGGATGGGGCACCGGCCTCGCCACCTCTATTCCTGTTGAACACCCGAGTACCTCCTGGACATTCGAAGAGGTTGCTCCTCATATTCAACGACTCCTCTCGTGCCCTAAACCCAAGATACTGCACAACCTCAAGTTCGATCTCAAGGTGCTACGTAAAAAAGGGTGGGACATACGGCGCATTGCGTGGGACACCATGCTTGGAGAACATCTCCTGGTAGAGGATAAGAAGGGCTTCTATGGCCTGAAAGACCTCACCAATACTATGCTCCCAGCGTATTCAGGTTATGAAGACACGCTCCAAGCCGCCTTGACCTTAGGAGAAGGTGCGTCGCAGCTCGCGGACTCCAAACAAAAGGACGCTGTGAAGGAGAAGAAGAAACCCAAACTCAAAGGGGCCGCCAAAAAATTGGACGAGGATTCCAAGACTGAGGGCTTCCTGCACGTGCCTTTGACTGACCTGAACATATACGGTGCTATAGACGGGGATGTTACTCGTCAATTAGTATCTCTTCAGAGAGCCCGAGCACTGCAGGAAAACTACGCTCTCACACAGCGGAGGGCGCAGCTTGCTCGTAATATCCATTTCAGGGAGCTGGCACAGACCGGCTGCGACTTGCAGGACCCCATCACGTCGACAATGTTCCACCGGATTATCCCAACCGCTAAGGTGTTGGCGGACATGGAGCTTTACGGCGTAAACGTAGACCAAGACTATGTGGACGAGCTGACCGTCAAAATGGGGCTGTCGTTACAGCACTCGAGAACCGAGATGCTGCCGATGATTCCTCAGGGGATAGACTTCAATCCCTCGAGCCCCCATGACCTTCGAAAGCTCCTCTTCGGCACAGGATTCAAACACCCAGATACCGGAGAGACAATCTGTTACGCGGGTGTCGTGGAACCTCCACGAACAGAGACTGGCCTCCCGTCCACGAATGCTCAGTTCCTGCGCTCCCTGGCAACCCAACATGACTGTCCGTTGTCAAATGCCGTCCTGCGCTACCGCGCAACACACAAAGCGCTCCATACATTCGTGGCCAACATCCAAGCCCTGAGTGCTGAGGATGGGAGGATGCATACCAATTTTCACCAGCACGGAACAGCGACGTACCGTTTGTCGTCTTCGGACGAGAACATGCAGAACGTCCCGTACCGTATCGGCGAACACAACATCAAGAAAATCTTCATCCCTTCCGAGCCTAATAACCAAGTCATCTGTAATGCCGACGCGAAGGCTGCAGAGGTGCGCGTGTACGCGGCCTACAGTCACGACCCCAACCTGATCAAGGCACTCAACGACGGCATGGACCCACACTCCTTCTTTGCTGGGATGGTGTTCAACCCGGATGTTGTACTGGAGGGTATTGATAGGTCGATGAGGAAGGTGGTGATGGACACCCTCGGAATCGACGACGAGCACTCCTGGAGCTATGACGACTTCAACAGTCGCAACAGTTTCAAGGACACCGACTCCTGGTACTCCAAGCAGTTAGACAAACTTCGGAAGAACATCAAACGCGTGGTCTTTGGTATCCTCTACGGAGCGAGTAAGTTCAAGATTTCGAGCATCGTTGGAATCTCTCATGAGCAGGCACAGGCCATCATCGACTTGCTGGAGAAGATGTTCCCATCTATTCCACACTACGTGAGCACCACCAAAGACCAGGTTCGGCATATCGGTGTGGTCGAGACCTTCTTGGGACGGCGTCGCCGTTTCGACATGCGAGGACTCACAGGCTACATGCGTAGCAAGGCAGAACGCCAGGCGGTGAACTTCAAGATTCAATCCACATCATCAGACCTCGTACTGGAGGTACTCTGTGAAGTAGCTGAGCCTATTCGGCACGATTTCGGAGGACACCTCCTGATCACAGTACACGACTCCGTTGTTGCGGAAATACCTTCCAAGTATATCTCGCAACTCCCCGAATTCTTCGAGGAGTACGGCGTCAAGCGCGTAGCTAAGCGACACCCCTGGCTTCCAGTTCCATTCCAGTGGGACGTAGAGGTTGGCCCCTCGTACGGAGAGGTCATCGATATTCAGGAGTACATGACCCAGAACGACATCGCACGTTATGCTCGTGAGGATCCTGACGACTACCTAGAGCAGGACATCAAGGCGGACTTCGAGAAAGAAGTTGCCATAAGTTAATGGTATAAGTTTTGGAATCTCTACCGGGAATTTCGCCTACTGTCGAAAGTCGAAATATCAAAGCGGACAAATGCCGGAGCTTCTCTTATTGAGACGCAGAGGATGTTACATCCTTGTTATTGCTACGTGGTCGCCCGGCCGTTCGGAACCGCAGCTTCCGAACGACATCGCACTTAGCGGCATGGTTCGCGTCACACTGCCCAGTCGGGCCTTGCGGCCTTTCCTTAACGCAGTGTTACCCGGACACTCAGCGGCATTTCGGAAGTTAGCGCCGGACGGGAGTCGCACGTACCGGTTTTGGCCGACGCCTTCACCGAGTACGCCGACAGCCGTTCCGGCCCTAAACTTAGCGGCATTAATGCTGGTAGAACTTTGTATCCCCGATAGCGATTTTGTGAGCGACCCACCCGAACAGGCCTGCGTGAAGACAATCATCAGGCTTGTGCGGGGAGTGTCGCCACACTTTTTTTCCGTGCTGGGTAACTTCCTCGTACTCGTTGAGTATGTCCTCTATTGCCATCTTCATCTGACTCTCCGGAGCGAACTCAACAGCTTTGTTTTTGAGCAGCATGAAGTAGTTATCGATCAGCGTAGTGCGGTCGCCCAGATACCGGTCCTCGCCGTTCCACTTGAGAGCACGAGCATAGCTTCCGTATTGTACTTGTTGTACTCGGTGGGGCTCCAGGTAACGGCGCAAAAGTCCGTTAGCAACAGCGCCTTCTCCGGCATCTCCAACAGCCATCTGAACGTTGTAAGCCAGGCATGTCTTGGCAATTTCCTCTACGGCATGGACTGGATTCTTTCCGGGATAAATCTTGTAGAAGAGAGTGACGAGTTTCTGATCATTGGGGCGGAAACCCCAGATCCAGAGAACAGTACGAGACAGGCCAGAGGCTCCTCCTCCAGACCAGTCAATGCCTGCTACGGCACTCGTCACATTAAGGAAGTGCCCCGATACTGGCTTCTCTTTGATATTAACTCCGACGCAAAGTTCCTGGAGTTCTTCGAGAGAAATCATCCGAGTACCGATGGCGTCAGAGACTCCGAGCACTTCGTTCCTGAACAGGGAAGGAGGACTCTCTTCGTACTTTCGAAGGATTCGATACCACCGCTTCAGCGCGCGTTCGTAGTCGGCACCGCCTCGCTGCTTCATGGCCTCAGGAACATTCTTGGGCATAATGAGCTGGGAAATATGAAAGCCCTTGAGCTTCTGTGACGGGTCAGGGTATCGCGTAGGGTCCGGAGGAGAGAGGTCTATCCAGCGACCACTAAACGGATTGAGGTACTTCCCACACTTCACACAGATGGGACCAAGTTTGCCAATGGAGCGTTCGTCGTCGATGTACTGATGGCAGCCACACCCTTCACACTTCATTACCCATTCAGTTTGCGTGGACATATCCCACAGATACTGAATGGTATTTTCCATCGTTTTTGGGGTACCAGCATATGTCTCGTACCCGTAATTGGATTCTGACATACACTCGTTGCCGACGATAATGACAGGATCGTACAGGATGTCCTGAACCTCGTCGTAGAGGTTCCGGTCAGCCGAGATCCCACGCAAGCGGTCGGGGTCATCACAAGCATACGTAAAGTACATCTCCGCACCGTTGCGGAACTGTTTGTGCCCCATTCGGTAGGAAAGGTCAGCGTGCAAAAAACCGTCCTTGATAACCGGGGAGTACGTCATCGTCTTAGAGATACGAGCGTTCGAGAAGCGCACCGTCTGCTCCTTAGAAGGACTCACAAACATGGTTCGAAAGTGAGGTAGAACCGCACATTCGATAATACTGAAGTGTGCTAGTGTAGTACTCTTGGCTACCTGGCGAGCCGTCTTCATCAGGATTCTACGATAACGGCCGTCATAAAAGGCCCTATGCATAGGCCAATCCCGCAAGTCAAACGGCTTGCCATCAAGTAGGAGCCATCTCTCAGCAATAACAGAGAGAGGTTTTTTAGGTATTTTAGTCACCAGAAACAATATAACGAACGAGGAGACGCATGGCAAAAGGAAAAAAGAATGAGGAAGGACTTAAATATCCTCAGTTACACGACATTCCACAGGTATCCATCGCAGATGCGAAAGAACAATTGCTTCTTTCGTGGAAGATGAAGCAGCACCGCGGCGCGTTTATGCTTGTAGGAGAAGCAGGCATGGGCAAAAGCCAAGTGGTGCATCAGGTAGCTCACGAAGTAGGTGCGCGAGTCTGTGACATCCGAACTGCACACTACGGTTTGATGGGCGCCGGCATTCCGTCCACCAAGGAAGCAAAGATTGGATTCTTCAAGACACTGCTGCCCGAGAACTTTCCCGAGAGCGACGAGCGTGCCATGCTGGTCTTCGATGAGCTGAACCAAGGATTGCCCCACGCAATCTCAATGTTCTTCAGCTTGATCGAAGATCGGCGCATGTTCGACTACGTCCTTCCCAAAGACTGCTTGGTTGTGGGAATGATGAACCCCGCCACAGACAAGTACAGCGTAACGCAAATCGAGACAAACGCGGCGCTGAGAAGACGGCTCAAGTGGCTCTACTGCATTCCGTCATACGACGCATGGTACCCGCACGCCAAGTCCACAATGTTCCACTTCAGCGATCAGCAGTCCCTTGGGGAAGCTCTTCCCTGTCATCCGGACATCCTGGGGTTCCTGGAAACATTCCCAAAGCTCCTTTACGACATGGATGCACAGCGCGTAAACAAGCAATACATTTGCCCCGCCACCATACAGACCATCTCGCTGGATGCATACCTGATGGAGCGTGCTGAGATAGATCTGACGGGCCGCTTCGCAGAAACACGGTTCTCGGCTTCCATCGGACGTACGGTAGCCAAACAACTCGTGGACCATCTCGACGATTCCACACTGAACATCAGGCCCGACGCCGTGCTGACTGCTTACAAGGGTGAGACACGGAAAGGCGTCAAAAAGCTCATCAAGAAGGACCGCACCAAGCTGCTCGACCTGGGCTACGGAATCCTCACTATCCTGTTCGCGAAGAAGACGAAGGTCAACAAGATTGCCAAGAACTTCGTCACCTTCCTCGGGGATCTTCCCCCTGAGGTGGTCACTCAGATACACACCACGCTCAACCAGATGGCAGCAGAAGCCAATGCGGAGGAGTACCTCGAAGAATTGATGTACGAGATGGCCGAATATCCTACCTGGCGTGAGGTACACTTGAAGATCGATACGAACACGCGCAACGTGGACGATGATCTCGAGTCCGACTACAAATCTAAACAGTAAATGGACTGATATCCTTGGCCAAGGATTCAGCACGTTCCTCAACGAAGAGCTTACAACCTGCAAGATAGGCTAATTGAACTCCGAGGGGATTCTCCGGGAACTTACGTTCCTGGAGGTCCTCTTTTTTGACTTGGGCCCAGGAGTTAACTACTTGCGCGGCGAACTCCCGTGCTGCCTTAGGGTATTGATACTGCAGCGCATCTCGCGCATACGTGAGTTGCTCCGGAGGAACAACAAACCCATCACGCTTCAAACAAACTGCAGTGTAGGACTGCACATCCTCGTCGTAATCGGGGGTCACAGGAACATCCAAGTCGAATCCGCGAATCACGGATGCCTCGTACACCGCCCAGCATTGGTCTGATGGTGCAACTTCCTGAAGCGCCTCAGGGTCGAATGGTTCCCCGTTAAGGGCTTGTGCAGTGCATTGGAATACCAGGCTATCCCAGTAGAACGCCGGATTGACGATAAGCGTAATGGCCGCCTGTAGTTTATTGCGGGCCGCCTCACTCAAGTCAATGCCTTCTGCGCGCTCCAGTGTAAGCCAGATAGTCTCTGGTTCCCACGCAGTAATTTGAACTCCAAAAACAGTCCTCGCAGCAAGGTAAATCGCGGTAGCACATCGCTCATCCGCGGTACGTAGAATCTCCCGAGCGTGAGAGTCCCTCGAAGCTGTCTTCACGAGCATCTGTTCAGATAGCTGGGGGGCCAGCGCTGGGAGAGTGTCGAGGTTCATGCGAGATGCGCGAGTTGTCTCTGGGCGACAATCGCCAGGTCCTGAGGAAGGGTCGGTAGGATCGGAGCAATCTTGTCGATGTCCGGTTCTCCGTCCGTTGAGATTTCCTTGGCCACATCATCTCCCAAAAGACTCTGCCAGAAGGAGAGAGGGAGCGCCGAGAGCTTGGCCTTGTCGAGCATCAGGCTCCCTATCATGATCTGGTCGGCGGCAATCTTCTCAGTATTGAAGACCGTCTGGAGCGGATCAGGCAAGGACTTACCGTAGTACTTGTCCACTCCGGTCTTGGTATCCAGTTCGTCGATGAGCGCCGCGAGCTTCATCTGGGCCGGCCGGTCCGTGATGTACGGGGACGAACCCTTATAGGCAGCGGCCAATTTAGCATAAGCTCCTGCCGCGCTCGCCTCAAGCTGCTCTGCAGCAACCTGGCGAGCCTCTATCCAGTCAACAAGTTGCTGGGTACTGGTGACCGTAAAGCCCGCAAGTTTTTGGGTAGAAGGCTGTAACGGAACCTCAAAGTGGTTTGCCACTTTTCCGAGATTCGTGAACGCCTCGGCTCGCTCCTGTGGAGTAAGCTGGGCATACTTTCGAAGCAACGCTTTCTCAGCAAACCCTACGTCGTCTTTCGAGGCAACCCGGAAGCGCCCACTTTCCAGCAGGAAAAACTCGTCTGAAGCTACCTTCACTTCTTCTGGCTCATCGAACAATCCGGTACCGGTATCGATGCCATAAGCGATAGCAGCCTTCTTTAGTTTCTCATCTACCTCGGCGGGGACAGCACTCGCAACCTTACGGTAGCCCATGGAGATTGCGGTATGAGCCCGGTTATGAATCGGGAACTTCCTCCGGCTCTCCCATGCAAATGCGGACGCTGGGAGACCTGTGAATTCACTTTCGTCCAGCTCCGCGGTTTTGGCCATTTCTTGGAGGCCTGGAAATCTTCGGGCCACAGCCATGAGAGTTCCGAAGCCGGGATCATTTGTTTGGTCGATGGTCATACATCACCCCTAATTCAAAAAGGCGTGTAACACGCCTGAATAAGTATAGTCACAAGGAGGCAACAGTGGAAGAACTAATAGAAACTACTGGCGAGACCATGATAAGTGAGAACTTACAGTGGGCCGTCAGTTTCAAGGGAGGTAACAACTTCCTTGGCCGAGTACTCAACGGCTGCAAGTTTGTAGCGCAGCCCGGCTTGAAGACAGCCGGTGTCATGATCGGCCGTGATGGCCACAACATCTTTCTGTACGATCCGGATTGGCTCATTGAGCAACCGCGAGCCATGCAGATTCTCGTATTCTTTCATGAGGGCGCACACCTGGCCCTCAACCATCTCAGTCGAATGCTTCGACTGCGCAAGCTCGTCAACGACGATATGCGCTACCACCGAAGGCACATGGTGCTGAACGTAGCCGCCGATATGGCGGTCAACGATACAGCCCTCCGAACCTTCGTAGAGCAGAAGCCCAAGATTTTCAAAGACGCGATGACCGCAATGATACTCCCGGAAGCACGGCACTACCCCAAGAACGAATCCTTTGAGCACTACGCCCACCTCTTGATGGAGGATCTGAAAGAGCATGGCTGGGCCCCAGACGATATCGACGACCAGCTCAAAGAGGTCCAACAGCACATACAAGACGCCCTGGACGGCAAAGGAGAGGGTGGAGAGGCGTCGGAGGGCTCTCAGGCAGCTCCAGGAGAGGGTGACGAGAAGCAGGAGGGCTCTCAGGCAGGAGAACCTCAGGAAGGCTCAGGGCCACCACAGGGAGGCGCTGACGCCTCTGGACAACCTCAAGAGGGTGCAGGAGGGCCTGGAGGCTCCCAGCAGGACCCCACCGGCCAGCCCAACACGGGCTACGGGCCCTACGACCCGCAACAGGACTCCAAGCTCCCTCAGTGGTTCAAGAACCTCCTGGCACAACAGCACGCACCCATCGACATCTCCGTGACCTGGGAGAAAATGACGGAATCCGAAATGGAACGAGCCCTCGACGACGCTCAGCGCGAAGGAAAAAAGCTCGTCCAGCAGGCACTCGACCAGACCAAGAAGAACCGTGGATTGATTCCACAGGCTCTCCAGGGATACCTCGACGAGTTTCTCACCCCTCCCACAGTGCCCTGGGAACTACTGTTCCGCGGGATGCTGCGCTCATCCATATCGTCCAAACTCATGGAGAGTACGGTGATGCCCAACGTGGCACTCATGCCGTCACTGGAGGATGGCCTTGAGCCCTACCCAGGACTCCAGAAGGAGATCGGCATCCACATCTACATCTGCGTCGACTCCTCAGGTTCTGTCAGCAACGCTGAGTACTTGAAGTTCATGTCCGAGATACAAGGAATTCTGACGACGGACAGCACGGCGAAGGCTTACCTCATCATCTTCGACTCAGCGATCCAGTACGAACAGGAGTTCGAGGAAGACGAGGAGATCCAGGCACCGGGCCAGAACGGCCTCAATCGGTATTGTGCCGGCGGAACGGACTTCTGTCCTCCCCTGCGCCGCATCTGTGGGGTAGACGACGAGAGCGACTGGGAAAAGAACGTCGAAGGGCTCAAAGGCAAATTGCCCAAGCCCGACCTGGTTGTCATGTTCACCGACGGGGAGGCTCCGATTGCCTCTCCCTACGGTCCTATTCCGGACCTACTCCCAGCATGTCCGCTAATCTGGGCCCTCACACCTGACGGACGAGAAGACCCTGCAATGGGAAGTCGCGTCATCAAGATACAGGAGAACTGAAATGAGAAAGAGACCAATGACTTTTCGGCGGGGGAATATTTACCACGTAAAGGTGGCACAGCGGAGTATCAAAGCAGTAGGAGGGGCCCGCATCGACTACTTCCCCTTCGACCATGCTTACCTGGTGCATCAGGACGACGAAGACCGTGTGCGCCGGTTGTTCCGGTACTACTTGGTAATGGACTGCTCCGACATCATTCAGCAGATGCTCAAGCGTTTGTGGTTCGAAAACGAGCAGGCAATCACAATAGACCGAGATGACGACAAGTTCCACGGCTCTTGCCCCAATGCCAAGGATCGAATCAAGCTGGAGAATCCGAACGAATGGCTCCTCGTGGTACCGACCCACGCCACGCCTAAAACTAGGAAGGGCCGGAAGAATCCCGACGCCTCCGGTATCGGATACGTAGCCTCTCGCGTCTTGAGCGATCAGCACAATACCCACGTCAATATGCCTGCCATAGCGGTACAGACGCCAGACAGCCGCATTCCGCTGCTGTGCTCCATCTGTACAAAGCTTCCGGATTTCTACGAGGGCAAATGTGCTCCGGCAACAGGGACGTGTCGTTCCAAAGCCAGGACACGCGTACCTCTGGACATGGACCGTAAACGATCCTTCGACGCCTCGGTTGAAGAACAAGGAGACGCCTCATGAGTGTTGGATTCCTGAAAACCTCCCTGGTGAGGATCGAACTCCCCGACGTCTCCGCAGATATCCCCTACGTTGTGGACGACTGTAGCTTGGCATTCAATCTCGGATACCGTACGAAAACGCTGTGGTGGGTCATTCACCACAAGGAGTCCCATTACAAGGTTCACCGGATCCCTAAAAAGAAAACAGGTTTCCGTACCATCCACGCCCCGTCTACCTTCATGAAGGGTTTCCAGAAGCGCCTACACACCAAGTTCTTGGTGCCCCTGCAGAACCACCTGGGTTCGCACGTCACGGCATATAGAAAGGGTCTCTCTACACGACATGCGGTATTGCAACATATCCCCCCTTGTGAAATCTGCGACAATGCTGAAAAGGGTGAAACACCCAAGAAGCACGAGTGTCCGCGGAAAGGCACAGTCATTCAGATGGACCTCCAGGACTTCTTCGGGAGCACTCGGCGATCCTGGATCCGGAACTACTTCAAGGAACAGGGTTATAACCACTACACTGCGGGGCTGCTGGCCAGCTTGCTGACCGTGGACGACATTCCGAACCAGAAGCCACTCAAGCAGCGGCGGAAGGATGAACCGGAAACGTTCACAGGAGTCCCGCAGGGTGCCCCCACATCAGGAGCAATCTGTAACCTCATCGCAGACTGGCGGATCGACCACCAGATCATGGGCTACCTCGACGAACTGAACGAACAGATGAAGCTCGAAGGGGACTGGCAATGGCAATACACGCGATACTCCGATGATCTGTGTCTCACGTGCGGACGTGACGTTTCCGCGACTGACAAGCGGGAAATCTGCAATCGCCTAACTCGCATTATCCAGAAGGCGGGCTACCGTCTCAATCCCAAGAAAACACGAGTAGGCCACGCTTACTACCGCAAGACGTTGCTAGGGATGGTCTTCAACGAGAAGCCCAATATTCCACGAGAAAAATACTTGAAGTACCGCGCCATGGTTCACAACGCACTCACGCAGGGCGTAGAGAGCCAGTACAAGAGAGCGGGGTTCAAGGCACCCGAGGCGTACCTGGACCATCTCCGTGGCAATGTGAATTACATCGCACAGATCATTGACCAGTCCAACAAGGACCGTGCCGAACGCCTACAAATAGAGCTGGAATTGGCCGTTGAGAACTTCGAGGAAACCAAGAAGGAACAGCCGGGGGTAGCCAATGCCTGATTACACAAACCTCAAACACTTGTTCACTTACGCCGCGGCAGAGCGCGGGTACTATGGAAAAGCACCTGCCTTGATCTTCGCGTGCTTAGACTCACAAGATACTCAATTCAGTAACCGAGAAACCCCCATGACTCTTACCCAACATCCGCTGGTACAGAAAGTCATGGGGGACGTTTACTTCGTAAAGTACTACTCCGGGGACGAAAACGAACTCTGGCACCACAACCGCGGGATACAGCGCTGGATCTTCACATCCGAAATGGCGGATGTTCTAAGATCCATGGACGCCGGGGACCATGACTCCGTTCTTCTTAAAATGGAAGACAAGCCCCTGGGCGCCGTAACTACCAAAGAAATCCTGGACGCCTGCTACCTCCCTCACAAATACGCCAAGACTTGTTTTGAATGTGCTACGGCACCCCTGAGTGAAAAGCACCTCAAGTCCAAGCACAACTGCTTCTTAAAGAATGCAGTACGGCGGTACAACACCGGTCACATACTCTCGACGGTTCTCGCCTCCTCTTATGACTTGGAGGACATCTGCGAAGAGCACAATCTCGTAAACCGAAAGACGAAAATAGACAAGTTCGTCTACATCAGCCCTGCGCTGACACAGGCAGGGGTTCCTCATAATATACGTCGCGTGGGGGAACACAACTTCACAGTTATCCAAGATTCCTCCGATGCGCTCGCAGAGGGGCAACATGAGAGAGCCCGGTTTGTACAGTTCCAAAAAGAAGCATGTCCTGCGTGCTCCGTACAGACTCCCTGTGAGTGTTACAGGTCAGAAGCATCTCGTCGGTGGTGTGAGGGGCCTTACCCCAAGGAAAAGGAAATCGTAGAGTCGATTCTCGACAGGACGATTATCCCCTTCTCAAACTCGCAGCTACGATACCTCCTCGCCAATAGTGGAATTCTCAGTAAGCGTTTCGACAGACGTATAGTCGCCGGCACGTTCGGCATGTGCCACAACACCCTCGTCTTCAGGATACGACGCAAAACCTCTCCGCAGGGCTGCTCCGATATTGCTGAATTCGATAATATCCGAGACGCACGGAAGTTCCTTCAGAGGTACAACAAGGGGAATTCCCCGCAGCATATGCCCTCCATGACTCGGGAACTAAAGGCTGTATTGTGTGAGCTGGCCTCGCGCGACGGGAGCCCTCGGGAGCACCGCGCCTGGAGGACGGTGTCGTATCCGGTGCTGTACATCGAACCCTATAGCTCCGGCTACCGTGTTAATTATAGCTATCACGGAAGAGGAATAACCGGTTTTGGAATGTCAGTAAGCACACTGAGAGAAATCTTCGAGAACTTCGAGAGCTTCGCTTACGGACCAAGCCGGCACCACAACGCATCCCGCCGTAGAGGCTACTAGCCTACGACGGAACTTCATAATCAGGACATACTTCCCGAAGTGCGGCAAGACTAGCGTCTTCCGCCGCTTGGGCAGAGGCTAAATCAGCCTCTGCCTCATTTTTTGCTGAGACGGCTGTCGCCACATTGGTTTCCTGTTGAGAAACATTAACGAGTGCCGCGCTGTACGCTCCCGTAGCGGCACCACAGAACGTACCGAGAGCAGAAGTGATGGCGTTGGTTGTGGTGGTAATATCAGACGTCGTATCGACCGCCGTCTGGAAAACTCCCAAAACCGTAGCGGGGTTAGTATACGGACCATACCCGTCCGCCTGGACCCCATAAGCTAAGACCAAGGTATTAAAGCTTGCGGGCGTTCCGTCATAGGCCTTCAGGAGGTTATAAAAAGTCGTCCAGTCCGACGGCAATGTCGGGGGTCCATTATAGACCGGGACGGGAGGTGCTGTGGGGAACGTATTGTACGCGTCTTTAGCGTTTGCCCAGAAAGTACTCGAGACCCCGTAGAACGTACTCGAGTCATCCTGGAAAGTATCCGAGGATAACCAGAAGCTCTTGCTGGAGGTGAATAGGCTGTTTGCCGCAGTCGCAAACGCACCCGTCAGTCCAAGCAGATCGGGCCACAGAACCCCGTTCACTTCGGCACAGAAGTCTGCTTCGTCCTTGCGGATACCTGCAATTTCCTCCGCGTGCTGTCGGAGCACTTCAGCGGCATCAACAACCACCTCGGCATCCGCAACAGCCTCTTCCGCAGCAATACGTTCATCCCTGGCAGCAAGGTAAGCGTTTGCCAAAGCCAACTCATACTCGGGGTCAATGCCGGGGTGGAGCGAATCGACGATACCTACAAACTCGGTCTGGTAGAGGTACCACTGCTTAATAGACGCATCGACCCGTGACTTGATGGCTGCCTTGGCCTGTATCGCCACTTCCAGACCCGGGTACTGTTTGACCAGACGGAAATAGAGATACTCTTCATCGCCGGCCGCAATGGCAGCATCCCGGTCACGCAGCATGAAGTTGATGTCTTTGGGCTGTCCAAACCGCTGGAAAGCGTCGTCTTTAGGTTCAGCCGGATCGACTATCTTAAAAACAAACATCCCCGTATTGGGAAGAACTCCCGGAGAAGTTACAGTCGTGGTGATCTGATACGCCGTGGACAAGTCAGCCAAGGTGACTTCAACAGAATCTTGCTCTATGCGAGTTTTATCCATTACATTATGCCGTGTACGAGTGGGTAGTCACGCCCTCGAACCCACCCGTATAGGTCACGAAGGTATCCAGAAGTCCCTGCACTCTGCCTTGTACGTGTGCAGCAAAACGGTCCGCAGTATCCACAGACGAATAGCCTACTTCAGCTACGCGCATCCGATAGCGTTCTGCTCCTGCGGCATACGCAGCATCATACCCTACTGGTAAATTCATGACCTCCCACACGGAAGCCACATTGCTGAATTCTTGAGTTTCCGTCTCAAAAACAAACACCTCGGACGGAATACCCGAAGAGTAGATAATCTCGTTCTTGACCTTGTAGACAGGCCCCGGCGCTACTGTATTGGTTTGTCGGAGGTCTAATCTAGTGGTCATTATTCGTACGTTTCCGTAAAGGTACCGCTGAAGGTATCCTCGTTGGTAGCATTTACAAGAGATTGCGCTTGCACACGCAGCGCGTCCACTTTGTTGTTGGCGACCGTCTCATCTTCAAAAACATCGTGGTGTTCTGCTGTCCTGAACAAGATGCCGATGAGTCCGGTATAGTCCCTGTCTGCTTCCGCTGAAGAACTACTATGCTGTACTGCAAGCAAAGTATCCAGGTACTCGGTGGTCAGGTTGCGCTCTGGAGTCGGCACAAAAGCAAGCGTAGGCGCCACCGGAGTAATTAAAAACTCTCGATTGAAAGGGCCGTCCAGAATGGTAACCACTTCGTAGTGTAGTACGTCCGCGGGAAGGAGTCCCATCACCTCTACCCAGATAGGAGGAAACGCTGAACCAGCTTTGATATCGATACGCCATCCTACCTGGACAAGGCCTGCAGGGAGACTAGCGTCGTAGTAGTGATTTACATCCTCGGGGAGTTCGGGCAATCCACCAGGAATCGCGAGAACCCAATTTGCTCCGTCATATTCGTACTGCGCTTGCTCGTCCACCGCCCAAACAGTCATCCCCACTTCGGGCTCAATGAAACTCCAGGTAGCTCCTCCCCACGTGGCGATAGAGTCTGACTGCCCTGCCCAAAGTCCTGCTCCCGGAGGGTTTACGACGTAACGATCTCCTGGAGCTAGAGCACCCAGCACCGAAGGGTTGCCGTACGCTTTGCTATTAACAACAATAGCATTGAGAAGCGAGATCTCACTGAACTCAGCTACTCGTGAGAGTCTCTCAGGCTCTGAAACACCCAATTCCTGGACCACCAAACACTGCCGAATCGGGTCCGGAGTAGCGAGGTCCTCCACTGTCGTGTGCAGATAATAGAGATCCGGGGTTCCAGGAAGAACCTTCTTCTCGAATTCTATGACTAATTTCGCAGTCATACAGTAATTGACCCTTCGCGATTTAACTGTAAAAATAGTAGGTCATGTCATTAGAAGCGTCAAGGAAGTACGTCGGAATCGACCCCTCAATACGGAGCACTGGGTGTGCGGTTCTAGGGGAAAACAAAGTCCTCCATACTCGAATCCTAAAAGCCCCCAAAGAGCGGGGGGCTCCCTGTCTCGCCAGTATTCGAGACCAGTTCAAAGCGGTAGTCCCCGGTACCGCTACATATGCTTGTATTGAAGGCCCCTCTCTCAATTCCATCAATCGACCCGACGATCTGGGCCAGGTCCGTGGAATATTTCTTCTAACCCTGTTCGACGCAGGTATCCCCGTTACCGTAATACCTCCTCAGTCCTTGAAAAAATTCGCTTCCAAGGGTGGCGCCAGCAAGACACGAATGATCGAAACTGCGGAAAAAGAATTCGGACTCGAGATCACCTCAGACGACTTGGCAGACGCACTTTGGTTAGCCAAACTCGCCCACGCCCTTTACGACGACAGTATTCGCCTAACTCGCAAACAATTGGAAGTAATCTACGGTATAAGAAACCCGAAGAGCAAACGAACAATTTCCGACCGCGGAAAAACCATAAACATCTAAAGAGGAGATCTATGCTCAAAATCACACGTCACCATACTACAGAAAACGCAAATCCCTTCGACGGTGTCGATTGGATACGCGCCGATGTCAAAATGGTGGACCTAGAAGGAACCACGACTTACGAACTTCGTAACGGAGAATTCCCGGCAAGCTGGTCTGAAATATCCCGCAACATCGTAGCTTCACGCTATTTCCGAGAGTCCCGAATCAAGGCCGACAAAGAAGACAGCGTCCGAACTATGATTTCTCGAGTAGTCACCGAAATCGTCAAAGCAGGCACCGAACAAAAATACTTCACGGATAAAGATGCGGACATCTTCCGCGACGAACTCACTCACGTTCTTTTGAACCAGATGGCTTCCTTCAACAGCCCCGTTTGGTTCAACATGGGTGTCGAGGGGCTAGAAGAAAAGCCTCAGTGCTCTGCGTGCTTCATCAACTCAGCAGACGACAGCATGGAAAGCATTCTGGAACTCGGCACCAAAGAAGGCCTGATCTTCAAAGGGGGCTCCGGAAGCGGCACAAACCTCTCTCCGCTTCGCGCCTCCACAGAGTCCATTCGAGGAGGAGGCACCGCTTCTGGTCCCGTGTCCTTCATGTCCGCCTACGACGCAATCGCCAATGTCATCCTCAGCGGAGGACGTACGCGGCGAGCCGCACGCATGGTCCTTTTGGATATCGACCACCCTGACATCGAGAAGTTCATCTGGTGCAAAGCCGAAGAAGAGGACATCGTAGAAATACTCGCTGAAGCTGACATCCCTACGGACTACACGATTCCGGGAAATGCCTACTCACGAGTAAAGCATCAGAGCGGCAACAACAGTGTGCGGATTCCCGATGAATTCATGGAGCACGTCAAACACCACATCCAGTACGGAGAGGACGCCGACTGGAAACTTACTAATCGAAATGGTGGCGGCGTCGCACGGACGGTGTCTGTCAAGAAACTCTTCCGTCAACTCGCTGAGGCAGCTCACAAGTGTGGTGATCCCGGTGTTCAATTCCATGACACCATCAACAAGTACAATACGTGCGCCAACGACGGAGACATCGTCGCCTCAAACCCGTGCTCAGAGTTCGTCTGGCATAACGATTCAGCGTGCAACCTGGCAAGCATCAACCTGCGGAAATTCGACAAAGGTAATCACGCCTTCGACACTAAGTCCTTCCGACATGTCATAAACCTGCTCGTCATCGCTCAGGACATCATAGTAGAAATGGGGAGCTACCCCACAAAAGAGATCGAGGACAACACACACAAGTACCGCCCGCTGGGATTAGGTTTCGCTAACCTGGGCGGTCTCCTGATGTCCTGGGGCTACCCTTACGACAGTCAAATAGGCCGAGAAATCGCCGCGTCCATTGCGGCACTCATGACGGGACAAGCGTACCTGACCAGCGCCGAGCTTGCACAGGACTTAGGAGCTTTTGACAGATTCGGGCCTAATCGAGGTCCTATGGAAGATGTCCTGGATCGCCACTACGCCCACACCCGTAAGCTTCCCAAAGACGAAGCAGGAATCCAATCCCAGGCTATTCGTGCTTGGCAAGAAGCCATGGGGCTGGGCTTTGGCCGCAAAAAGAAAGTAGAAGGCGAAGGGGCCGGGTTCCGGAATTCTCAAGTAACTCTACTGGCTCCCACAGGAACTATCGCATTTATGATGGGCTGTGACACTACGGGCATCGAACCCGACTCAAGCCTGTCCAAATTGAAAACCATTGTAGGAGGTGGAAACATCTCTTATGAGAGCAACGCAGTCGAATCGGGGCTTCGCTACTTGGGCTACGGAGAAGAACAACAACAGGACCTTCTTGAATACGTAGCCGATTACGGCCACCTCGAGGGATCCCCTTTGAAGGCCGCACATCTACCCGTTTTCGATTGTGCTTTCCGACCCGATGGCGGAGAACGAAGCCTCTCGGTGGACGCGCACCTGGACATGGTAGCTGCAGTACAGCCATTCTTGTCGGGGGCCGTCTCCAAGACGTTTAACATGGACAACTCCGCTACTCCAAAGGACGTAGCTCGAACGCTCCTGAAGGCCTGGGAGAAACGGATCAAATGCGTCACTGTCTATCGCCGGGGTTCTAAAATGTCTGAGGTGATTCGCACCAAGGAAATCAAAGCCAAGAAGATTGTGCGAAACACCCCACGGCGCATGAAACTTCCGGATGACCTGGATGGCATCCCGCGCCATAAGTTCCGAGTGGGTAATCACAAAGGATACCTGCACGTAGGTGTAGACCCCGAGGACCCCACGCGCCCGATAGAGGTGTTCTTCCGAATGTCGTCCATCGGGTCTACCGTGTCAGGCCTTTTGGACAGCTATGCCACGCTGCTCTCCATCGCACTGCAGTACAACATCCCTCTCGAAGAACTCGTCGAACACATGATCGGACCTAAGTTCCCGCCACAGGGAATAACGTCCAACCCGAGAATACGGTCAGTGGATTCCGTTCTCGCGTACCTCTATCACTTCCTGCGCCTCAAATTCATCGATAACGAAGAGGTAAAGGAAACATCAAATTCAATCGTCCCCAGCGCTGACGACGGACATTCAATTGACGGAGAACCGTGTCCCCGCTGTGGTGGTCTACTGGAAAAAACTGGAACTTGTGCCGCGTGCCGCTATTGTGGCTATAATGACGGTACGTGCTCATAGGAGGAAACATGGATACGTGTATTGTTGACGGCTGCAATAGGACCAATGGTCCCGAAGATATGGAAGTTTTCCATAAGGGTGAATCCCTCGGGTTCATCTGCGCAGCCCACATCGGTACGTCGAAGGCGTTGAAGCTCATCGTCTCGAAGAAGAAGACCGGGGACTTCCGCCTCATCGAAGCCGCGGACATCCCAGGACCCCTGGACTAGATGCCCCTCTCGGCTGCCATAACCCCGTTCGCCAAGAACCTGGTCGCTGCTGAAGAGCACGAACCCCCTGCTAGTTCTCCTGCGGAGGCTGCCCACCTGTTTGCGGATGCGTTCACATCGTACTTCGCAAACGCTATGGTGGGTGGCCTCCCGCTTATTCCGGGCGCTAATCTTTTGCCCCAAGCTGTTAAGGCACTTGAGGGAGGACTCACCGCCGCCTTCGCGCAACCCCAACTCGGCCCTGCGAGCGCGGCTCTGATGCAGCTCGCATTCGATGCCTACCTCAACGCTGCTCCCATATCGGCCATGTGGCCAATTGCCAGCGCAATCGTGCCACTCCCTTCAGGAACACTGATGGGGTTCATGTTGGTAGCCGGCTTAGGTGGAATCTTTCCAGAAAACCTGTCCACCAAGATCATGGTGGCAACAGGCATCACGACCTACTTCAGCAGCATGCAAGTGATTGTGGGGAGTGCGACTCAGCCGATTCTTTAACGCTGTTGCGAGTACATAATACGATAAATGAGGCGCGTACCAGGTACCGCAATTCCCCATAAATTAGTGCCGTCAAAGACTGCTCGCCCGAATGGAAGAGCTACGGGACTCGCGACTAATGTAAGCGCACGAAGAGTACTTAATCCTTTACGCCTGTCTGCCGCGGTAAGCGTCGGCTTATCCCATAAACACAATTCCGCAGCAGGAATCTTAATCAGGTTATTAGCATACGTAGGACCTACCGCGTTATACCGGTAACAGCCTGCCCAAATATTAATTCCATCGAAAGCTAATTCTAAGAGACCATCCAGGCCCGCAAGAAGATCGATTCCGTAATCATACGCATCGTCAACCCAGGGAACTACTGCAGGATCAACGGGGGTACCAACGCCTAATAACGTATTGGAAGGTCCAGGAACGCCAACAGGATTCAATAGATACCATATATAGGTACCGTCAGTTGTTATAGAATGACAGTGGTGCTGTGCTGGAGAGGGATCCGTCGGAAGTGGCCATGCCGTAGTACCGACTCCCCACGCGTTAGCCAGGGTGGTATTGTGGTCTATGGCTCCAATGTACCCCAGTGTCGTGCCGTCCATGTAGGACACATAGATATTGGCCTGGTCGACAGCAATCCCGCCGTCAAAATAACAATTTGGACTCGGGGGTGCTCCTCCTGTCGCAGTATTTACGTAACTACCTGCACCCGCAGTAAGGAGGAGCCCTATGGCACTATTGCCTGCAACAGTATCCTCACCTCCCCAAGCACATACGTATCTTTGATCCCCGGCATTTACACCTATCAAAGTAATAATTCGATTATGCGCCCCAGGAACTTTTCCGGTATTAATATCGGTATAAGCACCGCTAAACAGATTAGCCGGGGTCTTCCAATAACGCACGACGCCGTTATCGTACATAATCGCAGCGCCGTGCGTATTTGCAGCTATCCCTAAAGCGGTTACACCTCCGCCATAAGACACATCATGCATTCCTATTAAGGCTCCGACAGCCGGCCCGTGGTGCAAATAAGTATACACTCGACTAGTTCCTGGAGCCCCAGAGTCATTAGCCAAAATACAGACCATCGGCTGTCCGTTGTAGGGGTGATCCGGACTCACATGGCCGTCTATCAAAGAAACTGCGATATCTACAGCATCATCAGTAGGGGTCGGCAATTCCAGGTCATTGCCTCCTGAGTGTAGTTGTGCCATGCCAGTATTCAGGTACTGGGAAGACTTACCTCCAAACCTCAAATGCTGCTCTCGTGTTGCATCCCAGTACTGGGCAAAGGGAGTACGTGCTGCTAAATCGGCAGCGCTACCCCTGTAACGGTGGTTTCCTTCTATAACCCAATCACCTGTGATGCGCCAGTCGCCAGGAACAAGCCAATCGCCAGAAACTGTCCAGTCTCCTGTGACATTTGTTTCGTCTGCATTGGCACTCGTCTTATTGTTAACGAAAATCTGTAGACCCAGCAGAACTCCACGCAGGTTGTTAGTAGGAATACTCCACTGATCCACACTCGCTCCTCCAGGAGTTGGCTCATCATTCACACCAAGGAGTGCCGCTCCATCTGGAAGGGTCGCATTTGTCGCATACGCATCCATGATGTTGTAGAGTGCCGTCCATACGTCCGGAGAGAAAAATCCATACCATGTGTCAAACGGAACTCCTGTTACGACTCCCGGAATTGTGGCTCCGTCGAATCCCACATGTGAGGCTCCATCCGGGAGACCATGTCCCGCCATAGGGAAGTCCAAACGCCCCACGACACCGTCAATAGCTCCTTGGATATTTGTTGTAGGAATAGAGTAAAGGGGATTCAACGTAATGGTATCGTCAATACTGAGTGCCGCGGCGGCGCCGGTACCGAGAGCCGGATCGAAAATACCTATCAGATTGTCCCATGCTTCCTGGAACGTTGTCGCAGCCACACCGAGCCACGCCTGATAAAGCGTGTCATCAAAGACGCCTCCGCCATAGATGAGGTCTAGTACGTACCCGTGGGCTCCAAAAGGCGTCGAGACCGGACTGAAGGGAAGCGAGCCGGCCACGACTGTACCGTCGATGAACAGGAGGTCATCTCCGATGCGCTTGCAGAGTGGAATCGCAATGGGGATACGGTCCGGATGCGTAGTAAGACTGGTAAGTTGTCCCGCTATGAGAACCGTGTTGAGGTTAGAAATACAGGACTGGCGGCGTCCGTCAGTACTGGCCGATTCTGTGATTTCGTCGTACCAGATAGCGAGGGTCTCGCCGTCGGCGAGAGGTGCTGCTGGAGGACCCGCAAAATAATTGGCCAGAGTGACAGGGTCAATGAGGTGCAGTTCGCGTTCGAACGTGGACGCCATGGTAGCGTCAACTGGAAGAGGATTGATACCTGGAATCTGGGTTGCAGCATTTCCTCCTGTGGCATACTGAAAACCCGACGCCGGGAGTATTAGCGCCAAAGCCGCGGCTACCTGCCCTACAGTCGAAGTAGCGTCATTCTTGACGTAGATGGTCAAGATGTGGAGGGGGTCACCGGACAGTACTGCTTCAGCTCCAAGGGGAAGTGCCGCCGGGGCCATGGAATCATCCCAAATGACCTCGAGCCTATTAGCACCATTGTACGATCTCGTAACGGGGTCTGGAGATATCGTAACAGAGCCTGTATTGATACTGTCGTCGAAGTTGTACACAAGGCTAGACTGAACGTCCGTGTTAGGCGTTGAGAGCGGCTGCACCACCATCTCAGCAGTAATTGAGAAGGTTCCCGCAACAGGATCCCAGTCAATATACGGGATAGCACTTCCCACTGCCGAACCGTCGGGAGCACCTCCCGCAATCACCCAGCGCATGTCGGAATCTTGGAGGTATTTCTGGAGTTCTAACTCAGTACGGTCAACCTCGGTGCGGTGGCGGAGATTCTCTGCCGGACGGCGTAGTACTACTTGCCCAACACGTTCCCCTGAAGTGATAGGCTCAATAGCCTCGATATCGTCTCGTTCGCCGGTATCGCCCGCATTTTCGTAAACGACTTCCTGCTTAGCCATTATCTTCTCCTACACTTGAACTGTAACGCCAAGCCGCCAGTCGTATGTGACAGCGGTGGTCGGTGTCTTCAAAAACGGAGGATGAACCTGCCGGGCATATAGCCTGGAATCTGGGTCCGTAATAAGCCCCGTCTGTCCTTGAGTATAAAGTCCCGCCTCCGCAAGAGTGAACCCGTCCGCGGTGCCTGCAGGGATGAGTTTACTGATGATCACCTCGAACAGCACGGGGTCTGTATAGATTTCGGCTGCCGCGGGGTCAATGTAGCTTCGGTAGACCTCTGCTAAGAGTGCGGTATCCGTGATTTGGGGAGGTGTACCATTAGTGCCGATGGCCAACTGTCCAATGGTATTGTAGTCCGGATTCGCCTGTCCTGGCGTACCCCCGGCCCATTGGTTGAGAAGCTCACAGACAATCACACGCCCGATATTAGTAATCTGATTCTTTTTTTGCATACGCCGTATACGGCGCTGCTTCTTTACGTCGTAAAGCGTGACTGTCAACTCTCCGAAGAGTTGAAGGCGATCTTCTCTCACATTCTGCATGCAATCCTCACTTGTCACTTAACGTAACATACCCTTAGGGGTAAGTATACGGTACGCCCATGGGGTAGTTGATATCAATTTTCAGACTCAGTGCTCTGTCTACGTGCTCCGTGATGGTAGCAATACTTGGAGGAATATCCATGTCTTTGCGCACATAGCCGGGGTCAAGCCCGTCGACCATAATCGGAGTGAATCCAATTGTCGTATCGGGTACCGGGTAGTCCGCGATATTCGCTATTTCCATAACCAGCGCCGCATAATCGGTACCTGCGGGCTGCGCATCCCACAACGTCAACGGAGTAATCGTCCAAGGAGAAGGTACCGCTGCCCTGGGGTTGTACACGAACTCGTAGTCGACCCCCTCCCGCACCGGCAGCCCTCCGATTGTGGCGTCCAGAGTTATCTTCACAATCCGCTGCTCAGGGGGTATCGGTCCCGGGGGAAGCGCCAAAGTCACAGGAGCCGAAACGGCCAATCCGTCCGGGACAATACCTGTGGCAACACCAGTGAAGTCCACCCACCGGTAGTAGTCGTCCACGCTCATGTACGTAGGAGAACTTCCAACTACCAACTCGTTGCTGGACAGTTCGATGGTCTCCGCAGACCCGAACATCAGCGTAAGCATGATGCTCAAGATATCCGAAGGTACAATTCCGTCTTCGAAGGCATCATTGGGCTCCACGTAGGGGTACGTATACGATGGCTTTGCCACAAGCACGATGTCTTCCAGGTCTTCTTTAAACTGCGCATCCAGTTCAAGATCCACGCTGAACTCTATGTAGAACATGTGGGCCTTCATGTAGCGGTCGAAGAGAATGAATCCCACCGAATGCCTGAAGGGAGAAGTAGCTAAATCCGTAGCGATAACCCCATCATCATCCCCGTCCACGTAGAGGCCCGGATCATCAACCTGAGCCTGATCAGCAGGGTCAATGATGTTAGGAACCAGCCGATCAGAAGCGCGACGACGCGCCAACGACGAGTCCCACAGGATCTGGGGAATAACCTTATTGTGCCACCAATTGGGGTCTTCAATGTAGTCCGCCACAATGAACGCGTCAGTAAGGACTTCAAAAGCACTGAACGTGAGAACTCCCACGTTATCAGGATCTGACAAATCATCCCGCATGGGTACGTTGTAGGGATACTTGTAGATGCGCTTGTCGGTAGTAACTACGCGCTCATAGTTGCGACTCAACACCCAGTCGAGACCGCCCTCAATGACGAGCCCATAAGACGTCTCTAGCTCCACAGTATTGGCATCAACAACATTGAGAATCGTGAAGGCGCCCTTGTTTACGTCGTTGAGTGGGTTGAGGATGATGAGCTGACCCCCAACATCAAGTTCGGTAAAGGTGTGCGAGGGGGTACTGAATTGGTCCGCGGGCAGAATGGTCCCATCTCCGACTCCGGAATCGTCCACTCCGTCAAAGTAGCTTTGAAGAATCTCCGCATCATCCCGCACGAGAGGGTAACCTGCAGCTACGTTGAGGGCCGCTTCAATCCGTTGAAGAATAGGACCGCTCATATACAAGTACATGATGCCCCGGATGAATGCTCGATAGGTCTCAGACGACGCCTCGAAACGGTTCAGAAGAGAACCGAAGTTGTAGTAGAGCGTAAAGCGGTCCACCTGTACCTCGGGCACCCACAAGGAGAGCTGCTTTACCTTTCCCTCATCCTCTTCAGTAACTTCTCCGCTCGCCGAGAGCAAAACCTCTTGCCGATACTGGAAGTCACACCGGTTCACGGAAAGAAGGAAATCCCACTGAGTAGCCCCCAGCGCTGTAATAGTTATGGTACCGCGGAGATAATCGACAACGTAATCCTCTCCTTCTACAACGGCCACAGCTCCGTAGAGAGGAAGACGACGTCCAAATACTTTCACGCTACCCGGTATGATGTTTCTATACCCCAGGTCCGTGACGAAGGGCGCAACAATAGTCAGGGGGTGTCCGATGATATCCGGGTCAGCAACATCACGCACGATAGAGTAGACGAGGGGCATCTCGAGGTCTGTGGGGTAGGCGTCTTCGAGGTTACCTATCATCTTTTCATGGTCGAGATAGTCGACCTCGTGATCCCGAGTAAATGAAGTGAAATAGATAGCCTTATGGCTTTCCCACGAAAATACTGAAGCACTCGTGGCCGTGGGGTGTGCATATGTCAATTCCAACTTAACGCGGCGGGAATTAATGATCTCTTTGATAATGTAACGTCCTCGATAGTCCTCAAGCCCCGGGGGAACCACGCCTACTGAGACCGTATCGCCGACATCTGGACCCGGGGATCCAAACACCGCCGGCTCCAACAGATTCGCCTGAAAGAACAGCTCGGAACCTACATACTCAAACCGGGCGAGGGTGCCTGCCGCTAAACTTGTTCCTCGGTAGGCTAAAAGACGTAGGGTGTCCCCGGGGCGCACTGATGTGTTCCCGTACCAGTCATGGGGAACCCTGGCGTCCTTTAAATAATTGCCAATCTGAATATCCACGTAGCGCCATGCCACGCCAGGTGTGGGCATTGGCTCTCCATCGGAATCTACATACGTCCGGAAGATGTTCTCTAAAAACCTCGCGTACCCGTCATCATCCTCGACGTCGAAATTCACCCCACGCTCGTACACCGTGGAGGGATCGAAAATGGAGTTCTGGAGAAAATCACCACTCACAGTATCTCCCGGCATGTCATAAACGAAACGGTCCTCGGCCACCGAAGCTCCTTGGGAGAATTGCAGCTCATTCTCTTTGATTGCAAAGAGCTTCCAGTATTCCTTATTGAATATAGGAACATCCACCACGCTGGTACCGAGCACCAACGAAAGAAAATCCAAATACACTTGCCCCAGGTAAACCTCGGATGCCTGGTAGTAAGCTTGCAAATCCTCGGTGTCACGGAAGAACTGCTGCCAAAAACCATTTAACGCATTGAAGAGCGTTGAGTTGTAGTCTCCCAGTTCTAGTGGGTGCGGCATTGATTACCCCTGCAGTACACTATTCATCAAGTCACTGCGTGTCCGGTACTTGACAGTCTTGTCTGTAATCCCCATCAGATTGTACCACTCAAGAAGATCACTCTCTGTGGATATCTCCGTGATTCCTTGTGCAATCATAGAAGGAGGTACCACAATATCGGGCCCGTTCAATAGCTCCACTCCATTACCTGTAGTCATGAAAATAGACACAATATCCGTAGTCTTGAACGCTGCCACCTGTCCGTCCGGAGTGTGTAGATTGTAATAAACATCGAACGTAAACACCGTACCAACTTCAGGAGCATAGCCTCGGAATGCCGTCGCCAAATCTGATTGATCCAAATCATCATTGGGGTCAAACGAATTGACATACGCCGCCATTTGAGTAGCTACACCCACTTCTGTGAGGCTCGTATCTGCCGTTCGTTTTAGTCGATAGGGTATCAGGGTCTCTATCCAAATGGGGTGACGCATCCGCAACAGGTGATTAGCTGCAACAACCCGATTATCATAAGAGCGTGTGTAGTCCGACGGATTGAGGAACCCGTCACCTGTGAGGTACGTCACGCGTAAAGTACGGTCATCGAAATGGGATTCATCTCCTTCAAATCCTACCGAAATACGTGACACAGTAAGCGCTGACTGGCTTTCTCGTGGATTCAACACCTCGTACCGATACGACAATACTGATAAGTCCACAGGGACAGGAGGTGCCGGGTCTGCCGGAGTATCGTTAACCCGCTGGGGAAACACTATGGTTCCGGTAGCTCCGTCCACGTAGTCCGCATCTGCTCCCGTAGGGTCAATCAGTTCCACGCGCAGGATGTCCTGTACCGGACGCCCCTGGAGCAAGATAGACCCCGGAGACTGGATATGGCGCGATGTTCCTGCCGGAATATGCTCGTATCCTGGAGTCACACTACGTTCCGCTATCCGAGAGTACACAGGAGGACCTGGAAGGGGGTCCAGATCCGCTTGGTCAAAGTCCGGGGAGAACCATCCTAAAGAATACGCTACTAAAACGTCCAGCTCATCGGAGGCCTCCGTGAAAGGCATAGCCTCACTTACGTACAGCTCGTGGTCTTCAATCCGTACAATCTGGTACGCTCGAGGAGACTCGAGAATCCCGCTCCGGATGTTGACAATGTGACCCACTTCGAGTCCCAGCGCGGGGGCGGTAAAGGGGTACGCCTCGTCGATGGTCATCTTGGGATCCCGGAACACATTGACGATATTGTCTGCCCTCGGGAAATAACCTCCGATGAGCCCAAACTCCTCTACCGTCACATCCGACAACTCAACGAAGGTGTCGTACTTTCCTCCGATGTGAAGACGGATATGCGATCCCAGCTCAGTCTGCAGATCCCGCACCATCTCCGGCTCGCCCATTCCGACAGTGAGTGTCGATTGAATATCGGAGAAAGACTCCTTCAGAGTAGTGTCAATGGAGCGATTATTAATGAGATTTCGTACCGCAATTGCCGTTTGGGATCGTGCCAGAAGAGCCGCGGAGTCCTCCGTATTATTTGCTGCTGAAGAAGCTACTTGGTGGTCCGCATACGTGAAATACGGAATATTCCCCACCGACGAAACCACTCGCGCAAATCTGCCTGGAGAAAACACGTAGGATTCTCCCGAAGCTGCCGCAATCAGAGGAACATCAGCTACATAGTCAACCAAGTTACCTGTGGTATCGAAGTTCGGAAACAGGCTCGTAATAGAAATAACATAAGGACTCGTGGTTACATCCAAATAGAAGGCGTGCGATACATCACGCCAAAAAGCTACCGTAGTATCCAGCGAAATGTTCTCTTTCTTGGAGAAATGCATCTGAGCTGTCATGCGGGACCGACTGCCATCGCGTCGGTTGATAAACCAGTTCGAGAGAACCTCGTCCAAAGACTGGTCCATGTCCGGGGTACCTGAATCAATCTGCTCCGAAATGGACTGTACAGACTGACGTACTCGAATCCCGTTAGCTTCTCCTCGCAGGTAGGCGTAGATCAATACGAACGCACTCACCGCAAAATCCCTGACGGCACTTCCCCGCTGGAAAGAAGCTTCAGGTATATTCTCACTCAGATACTCCACCAGAAAATCTTCCGCGTCGTAGAAGTCCTGTGACGTAACTATTATCTGACTCGGGTCAACAGGCATTGATTACCTCGTAGCGTAGTCCATGAGAAACACCTCAAGCTGTTTCCCAGCAACGTTCGTGATGGTCACCCACAGAGAAATTCCTCCTCCGGAATAGGGTTCCATGCGCGTTATCACCGCTGAATCCAGGGATTCTTCAGCCGAAAAACCTCCGGCGGAATCTTGTACTTTTATTTGTTCGTTTGTTTCCTCAACTGCTCGGATTGCCAAGTCTCTGGCGTCTTCCTGAGAACCTACATTGCCTCCTATAAGGAGTCCCAACGTAGTACCGTCCCCGGGGTGTAGAAGTTCGGAACCTTTAGGAGTAAAGAAAATCTTCATCCACCGATTAATCAGGAATTGATACCCCGTAACAACCAGTGCTGCCTTGAACCCAAACGTAAACACTTGGTAGCCGTGAGTTGTATTGTCGGGAATAGGTTGAAAATGTATATCCCACGCCATCAGGAATCCTCCCAAGAGCCGTCGCAGGTTGGGTCACTCTCTTGCTCTTCAACCGTGGCGTCATAGCGCGCACGCAACGCCACTGGAACATCCGCGGAATCCATCTTACTAGTATCTGCAGCGGCCTGATTTCCAATATACCGCGACTCCGCCATGCGCTCACGTGCTGATTGTTCTGCCATTTGCGTTTTATCAAGAGAAGAGAGAATAGTAGAAACGCGGCGAAGTGCTTCGCTGGCATTCCCTAAACTATCTCCTCCCAGTTCTCGGGCTAATTGATTTTGGGGAAAAGCCTTCACATCAGTAGGGGGCACATCAGACAACCACGGCATTGCCAGAGGTTGTGGGTTTTTCCAGACATCGTCCTCTGCGATATCTGTATGCACATCTACGTACAATTCAAACAGCTCTTGCCACTCCTCTTCCGTAGTAAGCATCGGCCACGCATCTGTCACGTACCCGGGCGTATCGTCGTCGGCTACCTCTTTGATAGCTAAACCCTGTCGATCAGCAAATCCCAGGGACACTGCACGGTTTTCGATTGCTGTGAAGTTTCCTCCCCCTCCCCCACCTACGAGATCGGGAAAGCCTATTTCGAGCTTCTTCAGCAGAACCCCTAATGTTGTGTACTGCGCCTCCGTAAAGCCGTCCGAAACCACATTCCTGTCATCTCCAGAGATAATAGCCCGGGGAGTGGGTCGGGACGCATACCAATCAGAAGTAGTAACCGCAATCGATTCCTCGAGGGCTACAAAGATAGCTGTAGAAGTGCACGGAGGAGACCCTACCATCGCCATGTCAGTGTCGCCCATGACAATTAGGTTTCCCAGCCGGTCTATGTAAAAGTGGGCTCCTGAGAGCTTCTTTCCCGCATCTGTCAAGACGGAGCGGATCCCAGACCAGACGCGGTTAGGGCTATGGTACGCTTGATCGGGGTCTGCATCTGAGATACGAACATCGTTACTTATTACGCGGTCACCTTTGTTCAACAACTGCGCGTCATAGTAAGCCCCAAATGCGCTGATGACCACGTGCGCTACTTCGCGGTATTCGCCGTACGGTCGAGGCTCATAGGACATGGGGTTAGGGTACGCGTACGTTACTACTGCGTTATCGGGGAACTTGCTGTTGCCTAGCACGCGGCGGAGTTGGATATTGTACTTGCCGCCGTACGCGGTAGTCGCATTAATACGGCGCTGCGCAATCCCCAAATCCGCGAGAAACTCCGCCTCCAGCACCCGTTGCTGCCGGGAAAGCATTTTTTGCCACGAAGTTTCACCCGTCCTCGCCATTCTAAATCCGTCCGTGCTGTATGTTCTTCAACTGATCAACAAATTTACGTTTACGATAACTTAACTGTCCTTGTGACAGCTTATATTTACGACGTAAACGGGCGTTAGATAATGCAATACCCCTGCCATAACCCGTAATGTCCTCGAAGAGGAGTTTATCACCCGGAGAGAGCCCATGATAGTAAAAGTCCACAACACTATCAGGCTTATCATCGTCCGACATTAACGCACCCTCAGACTCGACTAACTCCCTACGCCCAAAAGCATTCTGGAAATCCCCTACCTTCTTGGGAGTCCAATGCAACTCATCTGCTATTTCTTCGTGGGTCGGATCGCGCCCAAGGTCGTCCACGAGCTTGTTCTGGGCTACTTGGAACGTATTGTACAGAAGCTGCTGGTTCTCAGGGAGTCGGGCTACATTTTGATACGGATACACCGAACGAGACAGCTTCCGAACCCGGCTAGCTACGTGCGTACCGACCGCCGCCCCGCGGTTAGGGTCGTAGTTTTCTAGCGCATCTACTGCCAAGAGGTTGGCCTTAGATTCAAGAGCAGCTCGGGGAACTGTAGAATCCCACTTGGAAATCTCCCGATTAAGAAGAGGCTTGAGTCCGTCAAGAAGTTGCCGAAGGACCGCCGGACTGCGCGTTTTTCGCCACTCCTCCCAAAGGTCAAGATCCTGTTGCTGCCGTGGTGTCATTTCGTACCCTCTCCCCCTGTCAATATTGTACGGCTTAAGAACACAATATACTGTTCCAAAATACTATCCCAGTCGAACCGCGTCTGTGGGTGAAGGCACTTGTACTGGCTATTCGCCTGTCCCAGCATGGACATCATACCCAGCCCCTCTCCTGTCTCCATATCCACATTCGTAATCGCCTGTACATACTTTCGAAACTTATCACTTTTTCCAGTAGACTTATTCCCGAAAGCGGCAGGTACCGGGCCCGGACGCAACTTGTAGATACGAGGATAGTAGTATGTGGGTCGCCCGCTAATCGCCTGGGCTGCTGGATGGGACGCTTTCTCAACGACCTTCTGTGCCTTGGCGATCTTGGAAGCATCGTCCTTTCGGTGCCACATCAAGACGTAGTTCTTCAAAGAACAGGCCGGCCGTGCGACATACGCCATTGCGGCATCATAGCTTCTAGCCTCCTGGATGAAGTTCTTCGTCATTTCCATAATAGGCGTTTCGATCAAAAAGTCTTTTGCTAAGTAGTCCGCCTTTGCCGGGTCATCTACGACTCTGAAATAATCAGGCTGATGGAATAGGTGTCTGTCCCGCGGCTTTTTCTTCGGGCCGGAGTTGTCCCCGGGATAGAAGAGTCGGGCATAAAGCTCCTCGGCATCATCAAGGTGCTGGAAGACCTTGCGAACTCCAATAATGGGTTCATACGGGTGTCCAATGAATTTATTAAGTTCCTCCATAACGGAGACATAGCGGTCTAGCTGCTCTTTCGTCAGTGTTGGATTACCCTGGGCAAAAACGTCTTCTCCATTCTGTCCTGTAGGCAGTCCTTCGTTTGTTACGTCTCCCTGGCTCGCCTGGTCAGAAATGGTTTCTCCTACCTCGCTATCCTCCTCGAGACCCACAACCAGATACTCTCCCAGCGTCCGCACAAAGGATACAGAAACATTGGTACGCATCTGAGGGCCGTCCGGAGACGCGCTCATGGTGTGGCTTACGCCTGTTACATATCCCAAAAAATTAATAGGCGCCGTGGGCTCATCTATTACGGCACAGGGAAAACCTGGAACAATATACGGATTGAATACCAGGCTTAACGACATGTTTCGCTGCGCGTATTTCTGCCGGTAGAACTCGTACTTAGCAAAGAGGTCAAACGTACCTCCTAGTGCATCTAGAGTAGCAGCCTGTACGACGGCCTCGACGTTCTCTACGTCCGAGATGTCAATCTCGCTCTCATAAGTAGGAAACCCCGGGTCCCCGTACTTGGCACCCGAGAAATGGGCCCACGCCACTTTGGAGCCTATCGCATACGCTTTTGCCGTACCTGTGTCGGGCAACCATCCCGCTTTGTTCTTTACGGGTATGAGTGCTTTGGCCCTCTTCAAACCAGACGGACCCACCGCTGAGTAGGACGCAAAAGTATCGTTCCAATTAATCGTCCTATACCCGTACTGTGAGAAATTGGTGAGAATAACTCCCTGCAAGTAAAGAAATCCTAGAATCATATTGAAGCCAGGTTTTGTAAAAATATCCGTCAACGTACCCGAATTCATCACGTTTTTACCTACTAAATGAGCGTCGTAATACGCGAGAGTCTCTTTTCCTATCGCATCATCAGGGATTGCGTAGCGGATGGATTCTATTAGGTTATGAAATTCCGCATTCCAATCAAACCGTTTTGCTTTATTTGCGGCAGGTAAAACACCAGAATCGTCGCGCCCCTTTACAAAAATCTGCATTAACCCATAAGCCCCGCCGGCTCTGTGACTGCTGGGTTTAAACCGAGACTCGTACCACGTGAACCCGTAAAGGGCTCCCGCCGGAATCGGAGGAATAGTTGCTCCGTTGGGCTTATCCACTTTAACGGTCGGCGCGCTTGTCAGGGCATCTAAGAAGGGCCGTACAAGCTCGAAGGCATCCCACCCCTTACTCCCTCTCGAAAAACCTTTATCTAGTTGCCCTTGTCTCGTCTTTACCCCTCCGCCTCCGCCTCCCGCTACTCCTCCTTTTTTTGCTGCCTGTGCCAACAAAAAAAGCCACGGCGGCACATTTAGTCGCGCAGTATTAGGCCCCTTGAAAAACTCCTCGGCATAGATAATAAAATTCTTAGTGTTATTGGCGGGATCTTGAACATACTGTTTAAGGCGCTGCCGCACCACTACAGGATAGCCTGTCGTCAATTGTTGTGCGATGATGCTGGAAAATCCAGTGCTCTGACCGTCTCCTTGTGTAAGCAAATCAGTAACAAGCGTCTCTCCCATGTAGAGGCGCGTAGGTTGATTCATATAGTCTTCTTGGAAAGAGAAGTTCTCTATCATAGAAGGAAAGATGATATTGCATTTTGGAGGTATCCCGAATACCGACTGAGGCTTCACGACAAAAGAGGTAAGGGCTACCTCATGGGATTGCGACGTCTTATAGGACACTCCCAGATCCTCGCTTGTTCCCGTCTTGGGTTTCGGAATAGCAAGGTCTCCCTTCTTAAGCTCTCTCTCGATATCCCAAGTCTTTTTGGTCTGTCGAACAGCCGCCGGGGCGGGAATAGGAACAACATCCATGTACATGATCCCGTAGACCATCTGTAGTAACTGCCAGACAGGCTGCGCCTGTCCTACTCCGTTCATCACGTTCTTCTGCATGATTCGCAGAAGGTGATAACCTTGGATTGCCTTTACGACCGGGAAACAACCAGGCTCCGCGCGTGCCTCATCATCCTCGAAAATAGGAAGCGCCACCCATCTGCGGTGGAATCGAGTAGTGAGCATCCACCGACCAAAGAAATTTCGTCCCATAATCGAAACAGCATTAATAGGAATGCGGTTGGGGTTCTCAGTTACCTCCGGATTGCCATAGATAGGATCAATAAAGCCTACGAGCGCTTTGAAAATGTTGGTAATGAATTCAATGGGAGTACGTATAAAGTCGGTCTCATCGAGAATTTCCTCTCCAGCAACCGAATCCGCATGCTCGACTGCCGTCCCGTACGCAGGACCTTGTGCCCCTGCACTGGTGTTAGTAGCTTCAGACCCTCCCGTACTCTCCGCCTCTCCGCCGTCCGCCTTCGCTCCCTGCGGTACGAGCCCGCTTATGAACAATGATGATGGGAAATAAACCTTAGCGCCAGAACCTGCGTGTCCCGCTGTAGCAAACGCAGCACCCCCGCCTACGATAATATCGTCGACATTGGACATGTAAAAGAAGAAGAGCTGTGCAAAAATCTGAAGGTGCGAAACACAGTTTAACTGTAGAGTGCGCCCGAACGAAGAGTTTGTGTACGCCCAACCTACAATTTCATACTCCCCCAAAAGCCGGAATGTCGGGTCTGCAGGATTCTTGAATACATCCAAGAAGAAGATAGCAACCTGAATACGATCCTCGTTCCCTAGCCGCTGCAAGTACGGGTGGGGCACCATTTCGATGGTGGCCATTGGGAACTTCCACACCTCGAAGGAGGTGTTGACACTCATCACGGGAACTTCGAGGCCGTTGATATATACAAGCCAGTGGGCGTTCTTAAACGTGTTCAGTGTGTATTCAGTAGTCTCTGCCATCGGATCACCGCATCTCAATCAGTGTCGCGGTCAAAATAAACGCGCACCGTGCTGCTACTCGTAGTATGGGGCTCGAGGACTTCAACGCTTCTGAGATTACCGCTACGTTATTAGGATTTACGCCGTAATTTTTGAGGCTTTCAATACCCCCGCGAAACTGGAAGTCATACCCTGACAGTTCCCGGTCGATGACTACACTGTTTCTCTTCTCACAAATGAGCGTCTTGATCTCCGAATACCGCGGATTCACCGTCGTGAACAATGGTCCGACATTACTGTTCAACGTCCGAAGGAGGCACTCTCGGGTTTGGACTGCAACTAGGTTGATGTCCACTATCTTCTCCAAGAGGAGTTTTCGGAGAAGCTCTGCTCCTGAAACTACCGTGAAGGGCCGCGCCATCACTACCTCGATGTTAATCATGGGACCGCGGTGGCACTTTCGCCCAAGGGGTTCAAGGGGTCGGTTGGCTGTGTTGAATTCCCATTCGTATGTCATGGCCAAACCGCCGGTATCTCTTTCGTAGCTTGTTGCCCGAATTCGTCAGCTCCGGTAAATCGAATTTTAACCGTCTCATGGACAGGCCAATTCCCGACCTTCTCAATCCAAAACTTGATAGTGTGTCCGTCCGGACGCCGTACCTTGGAATGTACCCCGTCGTAAGGGGGAAGAAACACAGTGCCGTCGAACGCCAGGCTATAGGACGCCCCGTTGTCCTCGCTGATCTCAAGGAGAATATCCTCAATGTCAATCCAACTCGAATAACAATACGTCGTAAACGTCAGCCACTCATTGACCGGCACATTGAGGGACCCATCCGTTGGGCGCGAAGTATGGAACCGAGCTTCAATGTCGCTCTTCGGCTCTCCGTACTCCGTCTGCCCGTAGGGGGCTATTCCATATCCTCCTCGATATCGCGCCATACACTACTCCAGTATAAATGCCATCGAAACGGTCAGGTCGGAAGCGTCTGCTCCACTACCTGGCGTCCACTTGACATCCAGATCCTCGTCCTGGTCGATCTCGGCATTGCCTACGTTGACTTCGTCAGTGGTTGCTGCCCAGGTCTGCGACGTTCCGACCGCGAGATCCGAGGTGAGTGCGTTCACACCCTCGATCATCGGCGCGACGGTCGCCGCGGAGCCCGTGTCGGCGCCATACAGGTAGCCCAGGCATCGAACCATGTGCGCCGTGCCTCGCTGCCACCGGCAAACGGCTTTGTTCACATCCTCTACTATCGTGTCAGTTGTTCTATCTAACAGCGCACCCTTGACGCTAAAATCCATCTGAACGACTCGGCTATAGTCCCCGATGAAAACAAGACCCGACGTGATCACAGTCGGAAGCAATCCCGCCACTGTCACCGTACCGGAACTGTAGCTCGTGACAAGCAAGTAGCGGTTGGGGCCACTATTGTTTGCTATGATCGGGCGCCCCGGCTTGAACGTACCTTGTGCTGTCGCGGTGTCTGTCACTGAAAAGGTCTCGGAGGAAAGCCGCGTGACAGACTCACTGTACCGCACCCACGAAGAACCAATGCCCCCACCGAGATCCCACCTGTCATCTCTGTAAAAACGGATATCCCAATAAACGGTGTCGAGATACCACATCCCGTTATGGGGGGTCCCCGTACCGTCCTTGTTGGAGTCCCACTTCTGGGCACGAATCCAAGTCAGACACGCAGCATCATTAGCGTGAAGACCCATGTAATTTTTCTGCCCATACGGCGTCTGGAGTACTGGATCTGCCATCGAACTCTCCTTCTAAATTACCGACCAGCCAGTAGCGCCGTCCGTATTGATGTACACGATGCCTCCCGAGGTATCGTAACAGATCATCCCACCCGGTGCCGTGACCGCTCCATTGGGGTTCCCCGCGTACGTGATCGAACTGAAAATACCGGCCGCTACAACACTCACTCCGCTTTCACTACTGGCCGTGTGTCCCGAAACAACAGTAGCATCCGCAGGGTCCGCGTCCAGCTCACCGTGAACAGCCTGCGCAATACCGTCACCCGCAACATCGCCATGGAGCATGGTCTTACGGATACCATCAGTCGCAACTTGCAACTCAAACAACCCATTAAGATCTAACGACGAGCCGTCCGGGGCTGCGGCAATATCGTCTGCCGTAAACGAGAGTCCTCCTCGAGTCTCAATAGTACCGTCTCCAGCATGGATAGTATCTCCGTCCTTTGTGAGTCCGGTGCCCGCAGTGATTTGTCCAGCTCCCGTGAACTGTACAAACGCCAGATTGTCCGTATCTATCACGTCATTGGGAGCATTCGTAGTACACACCCACCCCGTATCCGCATAGACCGTTCCCTCTCTCGCAAACACGTATGCGGCTGCCGCTTCATCACCTGTATCGAAATCGGAAGGCCGCGTGACCACACCAGTATGTACTTCCCAAATACCGTTGTCCTTTGGGTCCGTATTGGCCGTCAGCAACACGCGGTCCCCGTCCACGAGTGTTACCCCGTCAATTGTCGGCAGGCCCGAGCCGTCGAAGTTCGTATCGGCAATGACCCGAACACTCGCCTTGGGATCGAGTCCCTGTGCCGCCGCCGCTAGAGTGTCCTCTGTGACGTACTTATTGGTCCCTGAAGGCGTCCCGGAGCCCGCAAGCGCGGCCTTCTCGTCACTTGACGGGTCGTTGGCATTACTGTGGTGATCGGTAGCCGTTTGTCCAGTCGTGTCTGCATGCGCAATAGAGCCGGCGACCATGGGTGCCCAGCTACTCCCGTTGTATACGTACATCGTATACGGAGCGCCTGCCCCTGTAAGCGCCCACATGCCCTCGTAGGGCGACCCTGAGCCGTCCCCGTTCGTATCCCAATGCCGTGCACGGATCCAAGTCAGTGCTGCATTCGTGTCCACGTGTTGTCCCACGTATACGTGCTGTCCGAAAGGCGCGTGCAATGTCATTTTCCTTCTCCTTGGTTAGAGAACACCCCAAGTGGATGTCCCGCCTGCCTCGCAGACATAGTAAATCCCTGCCACGGTGTCTTTGTATATTTGTCCCGCATAAGCACCAGTAATGGGTACTACACGAGGATCTCCCACGCCAGAAACAAACGCAGGCACCGCTGCCTTGGCCGCCAAGCCGTCAATCGCTTCGGCCACCGTCGTTGGCAGGGGAAGATCCCAATCACTCGGATTGCCGGGCGTGTACCCGTAATCAACCCAACCGCGCTCTATCCGCGCCCAGGCCCAATTAAAAGCTGAAGGGCCATTGATCCAACATGATCCAGTAGACCCCACATCGAAAACGACAACACGAAGCCACATGCCAGACTCGAGATACTGCTCAAGCGGTGGCAAGTTGAGCGCTCCATGATCGTCGGCGACCCCGTGGATGGTATCGAAGGTCTTCGTCTGAATAATGTCGTTCCACGTCGACCCGCTATCGTCCGAGTACTGCCAGCACGCGCCGCACGAGAACCCGTCCAGTATGATCGCGGTGTCCTGCTCGAACGGCAAGTTGTACGAAAGCCGGTAGTCGGCATTCGTCTCAATCTGGATTACGCCAGGGCTGATAACCGTGTACGAGCCCCCGATGACCGGCGTAGTGGAAAAGGGCAACAAGAGCGGGTTTGCCTCCGGCACGCCTCCCATCGCTTGCTGGCCGCACGTCTCCATCTGCACGCGGTCGTAGTTTGCACAACCCCCACTGTCCCCGAGCAGTTGCCAAATTGTGCTGCTGTTCTGATTACAGATATAGTAGTCGTCGACATCCGTGTCTCGATAGAATAGTCCAGCGTGCCCGCTGACAGACCCGTTGGGATCCCCCGACCCGCTCAGAAGTCCGTTGTCGACAGGCTTCCAGACCGGCACCGCTTCCGTACCGATGTTCTGGTACAACTGATAGCCCGGGAAATCGCCTCCCGAACTCCACCAAACAAACATGCTTCCCGGCTCGAAACCGCCTCCACCGCCGGGAAGTTCCAAGCCCGATCCGAGTTTCACCACCGCGTTGAAGATACCGAATTCCAGTTGACCGAACCCTGAAGGCAACACCGTCTCGCTGCTCCCGTCAGGGGCCACGACGCGAATGCCGCGACGGACATTGCAGTGACCTCTAAGAAGCACCGACGGACCCGAAACGCTGTAGGCTATGTCACCCGCAGTCTCAGGATCAATGTCCACGCCACCTAGCAAGTACGCTGCTCCACGGATCAAATCGAACACCGTTCCAGCGCCCGACAATTCACCGCCACTGAACCGAACACTCGGACCAGCAACATCCACTAAGGCACAGGGACCGAGTGCTCCGCCAGTAACCCGGCCCTCGTAGGTGGTATCAATGGAATTCACATTCGCGTCATCGCCTGTAACCTCAATCGCGTACCCGTTTCCAGACTTCACATTAGCGTTCCGGATCCACAAAGTCGCGTTATCAACCACTATTCCACGACCACCCGAAGAATTGAGTCCGCCGTCTACCAAACGTAACAGCACTCCGTCTCGGATGTTCACACAGTCACTTGCCATACCGTCAAAGAGGTCGTTGTATCCTCCATGCAAAATAACCAGTGCAGTCGGTGCGCCTCCGCCGCCAGAACCAACCGCGTCGAGGAAGTAGTCTGGGTCGCCGAACATCGCGCTCGGCTGATAAATACTCACAACGGAGAACCCGGCCGTGGCGTCCATCTTGATAACGGTCTTGGTAGGTGCCGTACTACCCGGGTTCATCTGGAACCTACAGCCGTTGCCTACAAAAAATGAGTTCTCGAAAATCTCTAAGCCGTAGTCGCCGCCTGCAATTATAGCTGCTCCGGCAAGACACATGCACGAAAGATCGGGAAGGGGTTTCAGCCTAAGTCCTGTACGCCCCGAGCCGTCGCCTCCCATGCCTCCGTCTCCGGTAAGGAACAAGCCGCCGCCCTCGTTGAGCATGTAGTTCCCGCTATCGTATGCGTCTATAGAACTGGTGTCTAACAGGACAAATGGCTCACGAGGCTCGGCCGGGGGTCCGCCATTTGCGTCTCCAATAATTCGCAAGGCCCACGACCCAACTCCATCCGACACCAGACGAACACCGCGAATGACGGTCACGCCTAATGCTGGTTCAGGGTCCCCGGCGGTTCCAGTGACAGTAAGCACATCGCCAGAACCAGGACGAATCACGGCTCCCACAGGCGAGTCTATGCAGATATAGTCAGGCATCACGACGTTCTCGGCATACGCAGCTTGCTCAAGACTAAGTGTGGCTGGTCCCCCAATAGTCGCCACGATGTAGTCCACCGCGCCCTGGATAGTTCGGAACGGTTGTGCCGCCGTGCCTGTCTGTGGCGTGTCCGTATCCGTACGACTCCCGTCAACGTGTATGCGCGTGCTTCCCATTAGGGAACCGCTGATGATCGCCCCCACAGGATTTCCCCCACCCATAGCGATGTTGTGGTGATAAGGAATCAGGGCGTGGGTAGGGTTCGACGAGATATGACTCGCAAGATTGGCCTCGGGAATAATCTCCCCGCACGCCAAACAGAAAACAGATCGGTTCATTCCTGACATTGTCGTCTCCTACTGGTACCGCACGATGCGGAGAGAAAGCCCTGGGACTCCTATTGAAATGGGAAAAACTCCTCCGAAGAAGCCCTTAATCCAAACCTTCACTTCGATGTAGTCGTTAGCCAAAAACGGAATATGATACATCTCTGCATCCGCATTAGCACTAACCCCAGCTCCCGGAAAACCAGGAACACAGTTCACGTATATCACCTGGTTTGGTGAAACCCCTCCGTTAACATGGAACCCTACTGCCACAACTGCGTCGAACAGGATTTGTTCGTTGGCAACTTGAATAAGCGCACTAACGCTGTAATTACCATCGCGCAGAATACAGATACGTTCAGGACGAAGGCGGTCTGGGCCAAAATCAGTATCTTGGACCCCCCAATTCCACGAGGGAACTAAATATTCATTGGCCGGGATAAACGGCCCCTCAGGGTCATTTACAAGATCCACCGCCACATCATTCATGACATGGCACTGTGACTCCCCCTCCCGCACTACTACATCAGCCGACGAAGTTACGTTATCCACTATAAACGCGTTCAGCCCCAAGTCCGTATCGAGCATGGACCGATAGCTCACCTTGTCGAAGGTGGGTCCAAACGGCTCCCCGAGAGAGCCTGTCGCGCCGTCCCATCCGAAAATGTAGCCCAGGTATGGACCTCCTCCAGCTTGGAACTCACAGTCCCGGAAGACCGGACCCTTGTCGTCATTGGAGTCACGGCAGCCAATATATCCTCCCGGAGAAGGATTACGCATACCGTCAAAGGCTTTATTGATAACGGAGAACACACACTGATCCACGCTCTGGAAAACACACGAGGAAAAAACTCCGATACCAAAACGTGTTTCCCGCGCATAGATAGAGATGCTATTTTTCTCATCAGGTACAAGAGGTTCCTCTACGGAGCCGACCATCGTATTCCACGTAGGATCCACTTCCATACCCCCGAACACACAGCGATCCGTGTAGAGGCTCAAACTGCCTGTGGCATCAAGGGGTACTGCACCTCCGCTTGCGTTATTCAAGAGGGAAGATACTGATGCCATGTCCAAGTGAAGGCGTTGTCCTCCACTCCAAGGTCCTGACCCCGGGAACGCATTCACGACAGTGATTCCACCTTCAAGACGGAAAGAGGGGCCGTAGGACTCAGGAATAATACTTGGAGAATAATCGAGAGCACGCCACCCTGTGCCTTCTCCGTTTACGAATAGCTCCGGCGGATACTGCGCAGGACTGAGCCCCACAGCCGCCCAGGCTCCCGGGTTGATGTCCCAGCGAAGCTGGTCTGCAATGATAACGTCTCTTCCAGAAAAAGTAACCTTACGGCGGTGCGGTACCCGGATAACCGCGCTCATCGAAGTGTAGTAACCTGGCGCAATGATGAACTCATACGGTGTGAGGAACTCCGCAGGGTCCACAGTGGGACCGATAGTGCTTGCCGCATACGCTATCGTCGCATAAGGCTTCTCGTGACTTCCCGTACCGGTAACGTCGCTCCCGTTCAACTGATCGACATGGATGCGACCCCACCCTGTGGGTGTAACTACTCCGCCGCCAATCACGCTATCTACCCACTTGAGGTAGGCGTCGATCTTGGATTCCCATCCACGGTAAGCGGGGTCATCCACGGAGTTGTCGAAGATGGTCTCTTCCAACGCCGGGAGAGCGAGACCGCTCACTGCCAAGCGAATGCCCATGTACAGTACCAGCACGTCCTCTGTGAGCATTCCTGCATCCACCGTCAGGCGAATGAGACAGCCTCCGGCGTGCCCAAACGTAGCTGCTCCAATCCAGGGAGTTCCAGGCACAGGAGTAGTAATGACAACCGGAGGTCCTGGAACCATGGACTCCTGGGGCTGTGTGAGTACTTCCCAGTCGTACGTGGAGTGAGTCACATCCTGCGCAGTGAAGTCCACATTGATACCAGCTTGAATATCCTGGGTTGCCTTCCCGAAAACACCTACTACGGGCGGCATCGCTCCCGGTTGGTCCATTTTGAAAAGCGCGGTCATCACTTACTCCTTAGCGGAACTAGGGGGTTTCCCCGTTGATATAGTTATCGATCATCTCGGCGGTATCCATACTATCGTAGCCTGACTCTTGTGCCGCGGCATAAGCCCACGAATCCGGATCTGCGAGGTAGTCATTAATGTCTACAGGATCGTCTTCAAATTGTTGTGCAGCACTCCCATCAACCGGATCCCCCGGGCCGCTTGAAGGGGGAGCAGTATCCGATGCCGCGGGCCCTGTAGACCCTGTCTCATTTGTGGGGGTTTCTGCTTGTGCAGTCTCTCCTACGTCGCCCTCTGAAACCTCCTCGGGGATATAGGTGCCATTCTGAATCTCGTACATTTTGCGCCGCTGGTCTTGGAGCTGCTTTGCCAAATCGGCATCTGTCCTACTGAGATCATAAGGGCCATTTGAGTTAAAAGTACTGATGACTCCCTTCTTCACCAAAAAGTTAAAAGAGAAAGCCGCATACGTTTCTTGTCCTGCAATGAGGCGCCAATTCAAATTGGTCATGGCGCCAAAAAAAGTAAAAGAATCATAGCGAAGCTGTAGTGCGAGCCCCCGCGACGCTAGTTGCGTACCTCGCCCCAGGTACTGAAATACTCTGTAGAGGTTTACAAGCCAATTGTCCTGATACGTATTCATCACCGTACCGGTATACGTAAACACAGGAGCTTGTTGTCCGAAGAAAAACGCTACATAGTTGTCAGACAACACCTCGGAAACCTGCATCTTCTCCTCATAACGGTGGTCTGCCGTATGGAGAAGAAAATCTAAATACCCCAGACCTGCCTCGTTTTTACCGTAACCAACGAGGGCATCTACAACACTACCAACACCTCCGTCCGGGTCCCCTCCCTTGGCTCCTTTTATTGCGCTTTTGCGTACCTTGTTAAATTGCGCCTTGGTATTGACGTTGATGTACATCCGCGCCATCGTGTCAAGGTACTCATGATTGCGGCCAGGAAGCCAACGCTCATACTGCGCAGTGCTCTGGCTATGAGCCGCAAGCACACCTCGAGCCTTGGGGTCTCGCCCACTCAACTTATTGAAATATTCAAAACTATCTGCCGTAGCACCCCCGAAAGGGTTTTTGGAGGGGTCACGCTCTGAGTACTCAACCATTATTAACGCCTCTTGATTAGCTTCGGCGATGCTTGCAGATTCCGCACAAGAAGATCACCGGTTTCATACACTACAGTATAGGCGCGGAGGACCAACGGAGGCAAAACCAACCGCGCCACTTTTCCCTCCCGAGCATTCATCAACAGATTCTCGTGCACATACCGTAGCAGTGCTTCTCCTCGGGGCGGTATTTTTTTGACTTTCTGATCCACGGTACCGTCCTAACTTAGAGATTATTACTCGCCGCTCTTGCTTCCTCTGCTTTGGCAAACGCCTGCGCTGCCTTCAAAAGACTGTCAGCGGCTGGTTTGAATTTATTTCGCACAACTTCTCCGAACTCATCCTCTCCTGCCGCGGCTGCTTTCTTCTCTTGCTTAAGGCGATCTGCTTCCGTGCCGGTTGCCTCATATGCTGACTTCTCCGACAATAACTCTTCAGGAGTAATAGAAATACCGGCCATCACATCAGTACTGGCTTCAGCAGTTCCTCCGCCCTTAACGTACTTCAACAAATCCCCTGCCAAAGACTTCTGTTTACCGGTTCCGCTCTTCGACAGTTTCTCCAAAAACTCCGTAGTAGACTGTGCCGACCCTGACTTCTCCAGGCTTCCTCGTAATGATTCTACAATACCTTCAGCCCCTAGATCCTCGTAGGACTCGAGACGTGACTGTAGTCCTTTGCCTGCACCTTCTCCGAGAATACCCGCAACCGTACCTGCCATCGCCCCTGACACCGCACGGCCCTGCACAAGACCCGTCATCTTACCTATATCCCGAATACCTTGCATTCCTTTAGTGCCTGATTTACGGATGGCTTTCTTTACATCCCCGCTTACGTCAGCCTTGAGCTTCCCTTGCATACGAGTCATAAACGTAGCGTAATCCGCGTCCTTAACATTACCCGCTGCCTTCTCTTGTTCAAACAGCGCCTCCATATCTGCACTAACATCCGCACCCCCAGCAACCGCTGCCATACCTTGCATCTCGATCTTAGAAGTCTTCTGCATAAACTTTTCGAGATCTTCCAGGCCTTCGACATCTCCCCCTTTGTACCAAGAGTTACTGAGTCCGAGCTTTCTTTCCACCGCATCAATCTCAGTATCGTAATCCTCCATTCGCGCCTCACGATTATCTTCCCCGGTCTTATTGAGTTCTAAGATCGACGCAACCTCAGAATCAGCCTCTACCTCATCAAAGATTTCACTGTCAGCACTCTTCTCTCGGGCCGCATTACTCATATCCCCGAGGAACTTCTGACGAACCTCAGGATCCATAGCGCGCCACTCCAGCTCAGAAATACCAATAGCAGCCATACCTTGGATAGCTGCCTTCTCGAAGTCTCCGCTTGTGATGCGGTCATTTGTAAAGGTTCCAGCCCTTGACTGCACCATAGACGAATAGGCTTGAGCTGCCACCGACAAAGCCTGATACCCCTTGCTGCTATCTTTACCCTTGCGCGACGACTTGGCCCCTATTTGGGACATCACATCGACTTTTTCTTTGGTAGACGCCTTTGCGCGCTTTTTACCCGCACCAAGCATTCCTACAACTCGCTCACGTTCTTGTTGCGCAGCAGCCATTACATTCCGTTCTTCGCCCGCCTCTAAGTTAGCGCCTACCATGCCCCCAAACATGAATTGCCCTACAGACTCCCCATACGGAAGACCTGCAGCAAGACTGAGGACATCTCCTATCCCACCACTCATACCTCCCAGGGCTTCACCCGCACGGGACAGGTCCCTGTTGGATATGTCCGTCGCAACTCTGCGCGTCGAGCCTCCAGAGCGGCCTTTTGTAATATTCTCGTAATTTTTGGACAAGAAATCAGCCGCTTTACGTTCTGTTACATCCCGCCCACGGTCCCGACGCGTGATCATACGGCCCTCTTCCCATGCAGTCTCGTCGTCCATCCACTCACTGACATCGGAAGCTACACCAGAAATTTCTCTACCCGCAGCAGCAAAGGGGGCCGCGATAGACTCACCAACGCCCTTCACGAAACGGCCAGCACTGGAAGACTTCATCTTATCCCAGAGACCCGGTGCCCGTGCCTTGATGTCCGCGTACTGCTGACCTCCAAGCTCCTCGAGTCCTCGTTGTGCTTGTTGTTGTTGTGCTTTCCAGTACTCCGGATTCGACCCTTCCAACATCATCTGACGGGCAATGTCGGGCCCGTACATGGCCTGCGCTCCAACGGATAGCGCATCAGCGCCCTTCATCCCGAGCATCTTCCCGGTATTCATGGCACCGCGGAAACGCATCAGGTTCATCTCACCTGGGGTCATAGTCTGTGCCGCCGCGGATGAAATCTCCTTCTGCATCAACCCGAAATTGGCAAGTGCCCCGATTCCGCCTTCCTGTACTGCCTGGCCTAGATTCTGAACAGCCCCCATGACCATTCCGCGAGCGCCACCACCCCCGCTGTACTGCTGAGATAGATTCCCAGTGTCGAGTCCCCAATTGCCGTCTTTATAGCCGCCCACTGAGGCTGCGAAGAGGGGAGTCCCCATGTACGCCGCCTGTGCTTGTGTATTGCGTTGCGCCACCCCATGAACTCCACCCTGCATGGCGAGCTGCATGGGGGTAAAGGTTCCGGAAGCTACCGCCTGCCGTGCAGACGACATGGCATGCATCCCGTAGCCGAACCCCGCTGCGGGAGACAGCCCCGCCTGCTGGAACGTCGCAGCACCTGGGAGGCCTCCCTGCGACTGAATACCCCCAATAGAAGTGCCCGCCGCGCGAGCATACGCCTTCATCTGGTAGGCTGCTGACTCGATCTCAGGCATCTGCATACCCATCCCACGGAGCTGTGCCATCTGGCGGATGACGCTGGTAACATCCGGGTCATTCGTCAACTGCATAAACGCACTCACTGTCCGACTGACTTTCTTCAATTGGGACTGAATCTGCGGAACACTCTGCTCCATGTCCATGAGGCCAGATTGCCCCGCCATACTGGTCATGCGCGTCAGATCACTCCGATTGAACATTCCCCCAGTCTGTGCTTTGAACTCCTGGCTACCCGCCATCCCGCGAATACCCTGGGCCAGTTCCTGTCCTCCTTGCGGACTCAGGCCGCGTCCCATAGGATGCAAATCGGGTCCTGACATCACCCAGTTCTGAGACATCCGCTGCGCCGAAGCACCCATCTGCCGAGCGTCGATGTTGGGCTGTACAGGAGCCATGGCCATCGTACCCATTCCCTGGGCCGCACCGCTGGCTCCCGCGAGGGCTGCTCCCCCTATCGCTCCCGCAATCGCTCCTGCGGGCCCAAACCGGCGTCCTGCTCCTGCACCCATGAGGGCTCCAACACCCAGGCCAGCGGCAGTACCGGCCACACGAGGGGCCTGCATAATATTAGAGTAGAGCTGATCCGCCCGCTGCTCACGTTGCATAGACTTCTGCTCCCAGGCAGTCCTGAACTGTGGCTGCGGCATCTGGGGAGTAAACGGAGTAGAAAACTGGGGCATCGTAGGCATCGGAGCCATCGGCGCAAAGGCTGCCGGCGCCGTAGGTGGCCGGAATATTCCTGTCTCTGGCGGCGTCATCATCATCGGAGATGGGAGCATAGCCGGAGCACCCCCCTGCTGGAGGGACTTCTGAAGCATAGACGCCACGTACGGATTCATGGACTGTGACTGCTGTATCTGGCTGAGTTGCGCTTGAAACTGTTGTCCAAAACCCGCCGCCTGTGCCGCAGGAGAACCCGCCATGTTCATCTGAGTAGCAATAGAGAGTTGCTGCGCAGCCTGGTTGGACATATTTAGGGCGGTCTCAGCAGGAGAAGGAGTACGCATTGAAGGAACAGGAGACCCTCCCGGCCAGAGCCCCATGTTCATCTGCATCGAATTGTACTTACTGTCGGCCATCCTCGTCCTTATCTTTGACTGTCATAGCCTCCAGACGCTGCATCAACTTGTCTCTTTCAAATTCTTCCTCTAGTCGACTCTTCAGGCGACGCGCGTCTACCGATTCATACCTGAAATTATACCGTAGCTGGTAAAGTTCTTCCCTATACTTCTCAAGGAGATGATGCAAAGTAGCGTCAGGAATCCCCAGCCCCATAGCAATCAAGCGGGCAAAGAGGGCCACTGATGAGTATTTCTCGTTCTTATCCCGAATGATCGCTTCGGTCAAAATTCGCTCTTGAAAAGAGCCGGGAGCGGGAAGCGGTGCCCCCCGCAACAGAGCGAAGGACCTCGTCAAACCTACTCCCGTATTTAAAAATCCTGGGGAGCCCCCTCAGCAAACACTGAGCCCATTTTGAGATCAAACCGATACACCAGCTCCATGAGCTTCGCCATGACAATGGCTGGACGCGCCATCACAAACGACAGACGCTGCTTGAACGCGGCTTCCGTTTTTTGGTCAGTATCGACAGGAAAATCGAAAACGTTGTCGCCATACTTACTCAGAGAAGCCGCAACGTTGTATCGCGCAACAAGATCCTGAACACTCATGTTGTAGGTCGGATTCTCGACCTCCAAGTGCTGCTGTGCGCGGAGAGTATCACTGTAAGTCCTCGTGCGCAGCTTCACCGGCAGGGGACCAATCATGTATGACTCCTCGTAATAGTCATTCACCAGGATCTTCTCCATGATGGCCCGGGCACTCGCCAGATCAAGACCCACCTCTTCGAGGCCCGTCACATAGGCGGTCTCTCGCTCTTCAGCAGTCAGCGGTCTGATCTCTTTACCCTTATCGGCCTCTCCCTGAAGTTCTGCTTCCAGTTCTTCGAGCTGCTTTTTGAGGTCTACGGGAGCAGTACCCTCAGTCAGAGGAACCTCTACGGGTTTCTGCTTCTCGCGGGGTTGGCGGGGCTCATTAGGTCCAGAAGGACCCAGGAATTGTCCTGGGATAGGGGTCGGTGTTTTATCGTCCATCGGTATCTCCTTGTTTACAGGCCTTAACGCCGACTATACACAAAAAGTCTGGTATAAGAAAGCAGCTAAACCCCGTGTGAGGTTATAAAATGGGATTCAACGAACAAGTTCTAAGTTGTCGTAAGTGTTCCGAATTAGCGGACACTCGTCAAAACGTCGTTCTCGGAGAAGGGGTAATCCCCTGCGATATTCTTTTCCTCGGAGAAGCCCCTGGGAGTAGGGAAGATAGTACTGGGAAACCTTATCAAGGAGCTTCCGGCCAAATACTCCGTGCTCTTATGCACACCACTGGAATCTTTGCTCTCCGCATTCACATCCTCAACGTACTAAAATGCCGCCCTCCCAACAATCGAAATCCTCTTGAAGAGGAACTCAAAAACTGCCGTCCATTCCTGGAGCATCAGCTCAAGGTCGTTCGTCCTAAAGTTATTGTCGCCATGGGACGGTACGCCCAAGCTTTCGTGCTTGAACAGGAAGCAGCCAAAATTCAAGTCCTCAAGAACGCTGGGAAGACCAATACATATCGCGGCATCCCCGTCGTTCTTACTTTTCACCCTTCCTATCTTTCACGCAGCGCTAACTCACAAGTAGAAGCTGCATTCAAGATCCACCTCCAACTGGCTAAACGCCTGAGTCAAGGAGATTAGATGAGATGTTCCAAGTGCTCTAATGTCATTCACTATGTGGACATGCCGAACAAGGACGACCTGGTCTGTACCGTGTGTAGAAACCCTATGGTTCCTACTGCACAGGACGTGCTCCAGGATGGCATGTTCAAGATCGCTCGGGAAATTCGCCCAACTCAAGTGGAGCTGTCCCAAGATGTAGAGCGCATCTTTCGGAAGAGGGACGGCGCAACTCTCCTGGCCGAGGGCGGTACTGGAATAGGCAAAAGCTTCGCGTATCTTATTCCTGCGCTCTTGAGTAGCAACTCTGGGCGCATCGTCATTTCGACGGCCAAGAAAGCGCTACAACACCAGCTCGCCGGAAGCGCCAGCAAGCCGGGCGATATTCCTTTTCTGCTCGAGAAGATGAATGTACGTCGTAAATTCGCCCTCTACAAAGGGAACGGCAACTACGCTTGTTGGCATCTCGAAGAAGAAGTGCCCAAGGGTATAGAACGAGAATCGTATAAGAACTTCATTCAAATCAGTCGCGGTACTGGTACTCCCGCTGACCTTGCCAACTGGCCCGGGGCCAAGCCTTTCTGGTGGTATAAAATCACTGTCGAGAACTGTGTGAGGCGCAATAGCTGCCCCGATGCAAGTAAATGCCGCGTAAGTCCCAAGGACTTCGACATTCTCGTGGTCAACCACCACATCCTATCCATAGACCTCCTCAGCAGTGAGGGACTTCCCGGAAGATTATTAGGCTCCTACGATACCCTGATCATAGACGAAGCTCACAATCTCCCTGACGCATTTCGCTCCATTCACACTCAGAGCATCTCTCCGACCTACGTCGAAAAACAGAAGTCCAAATTCAAGAAGGACAATGCCACACACAGCGTACTGGCAGACAGCGGCATCACAACAACAAAGAACGTGCTGAACAAGTTCGACGACCTCGAGAGTGCTGTCAACACGCTGCTACTTGCGGCCCACAAAGCGGCAGAAGACCAGAATGGTACCATCAGTGATACCGCCCCCCTGTTGGCGTCCTTCGTAGCCGTAAACGCAGCTCTCGTCTCGATCACGCAGACCATGAATTTCATCTTCGAGTACGCGGAGAAAGTCTACGCCAACAATCAAACATTCTCTGACAGCACTACAACCCCTGGAAAGCTACACGCCGTAATGGCTCGAGTAAAGAGGCACTCGCGCTCACTGGTGCGGGTACAAGCTCTCCTGAAGGAGATCGAACACGAAGCTACATTTGAGGACCACGTACCGCGTGGGAAGTTTCTGGTCATCTTCAACGAAGAAGGTTTGCACGCCAAACCGCTGATGGTCGGGGAGCTACTGGCACCTCCTATGCAGTGGATGCGTCACAAAATAATTACATCAGCGACACTCGCACAGGGAGGCAACTTCGAATACACGAAGTCTTTGTTCGGGGTAGACGAGGCTGTAGAGCGAATCTACGACAGTCCTTTCGACGCCAAAACACAGTCAGTACTCTACATGCCTACCGACATCATCACACCCCAACATCAGGGCACCGAACAGCGGGATGAGTGGATCGAGGCCATCTCAGAAGAGATTTACCGTATCACCACCGAACTCGATGGAAACGTCTTCGTACTATTCTCCGCGCGGGGAGATATGAATGAAGTAGAAGCGTATGTGGGCGCCCGTATCCGGGCTGCAGGACTCAACCTTGTGGTACAGGAAGATAACGCCGACCACACCGAATCGGAATACCGCAACAATCCTCGAAGTGTGCTCTTCGGACTGAAGAGTTTCTGGGAGGGAGTAGACATTCCCGGCGACAAGCTGCGGGGGATCATCATTCCCAAACTGCCTTTTCCTTACGTCGGAGACCCCATCATGCGGGCTCTCGACAAGAAACTGGGAAGAGAGTTCTTCCCCAAGATCTACATCCCTCTCATGATGATTGACCTCAAGCAGGGAATAGGGCGCCTCCTGCGGTCCAAAGACGACCGCGGACTTCTGGCTATCCTGGATCCTCGTGCCTGGACAGGCTCGTCCAAGAAGCACAAAAGCATCATGATCAAGATCAAGGCAGCCCTTGAGGCCGAGTGGGATGGCAAGTACGGAGGAGAAAAGTTTTACGGTTACGGACGTCTCATCTCGACCGACCTTAACCAGGTGAACGTTACAAACGACTTTACAACAGCGATCTCGTTTGTTAAACAACTGTTAACAGGCGTTAAACACGTACCGTAAAGGAGAAATAAATGCCACGTCGCTCCGGAAGTAAAGTTGTTCCGTGTCCTACCAAGAAGTGTTCGGGAAAAATCGTTGCGGTCCCCTCCGAGAGCGGGACGTGTAGCCAGTGCGGAGCCAAGCTCCGAGTCACTAAGAAACTCCTTCGTGAACTCGGAAAACTGTAGCCGCGATTTCCGCGCCTCCGGAAAGGGCAGTCTGTAATCGGCTGCCCTTTCTTTTTGTTGACAACCCTGTTTAAGTAGCGAAAACATGGATACATGGCAATCTTCATCGGAATAGCGGTTAAGGAATACGATGAAAAATTCGTCGCAGCGGCTACTGCCTGGTTTGCCAACACTCCCGTCTTCAATATTACGGGAATGACGCTGGACTACATGCGCGAGAAACTCCTCTCTGTCGTCATTATTGAAAACTCCAACAAACTAAAAGCAATCAGCGCAGCTACCAATAGAACCCTCGAGAAACTTTTCGTCCGCCGTATTATTCCGTTGCCGCGTACTGACGGGAGTGACGTTATCCTCTTCGTTCCTCCAAGCCTAAAAAAACAAGAGTTCCCTACCGTATCCCGCGTCGAAACCAAACACTGGCTGGTACGAGGTGCTCGTCGCGCCCTTGCGGAATGGATAGGAGCAGAGAATGCCCGAAAACAAAAACGTCGCAAGAGAACACCTAAGCGCCCACATTGACTCAACCGTCTGTGGAAAATGCCGCCAACCCTTCTCGAAAGGGGACCGCGTCACTATCGCACATATCGTAGCGGACATCGGGATCGACGCCGCCACGTTCCGTAAAGGAACCACTATGGCTGGAGAATATGAGGTCGTTCACGTTAATTGCCGCGATACACTACTCGTGAAGGGACTGCGCGATGCCTAAAGGGATTGTAAACCCTTTCTATGACCCTCCTAAACACGTAGACCCTCATGCGATTCCCGTCCAACACGAGGGTGCAACCCAGCGTGAGGCACCTCTCCCTTCTGAGGAGAGTCATACTCACGTAGATCTGGACGGTGACTCGTACGTCGTACGATTTCACCGAGTAAGTGACGTTCGTGCCATCGTGCGAAAAATTCTCGATCTAATCTACGGTGTAAAAAAGGAGCACGAATCCGAGCTAGAAACTTATGGAATTTACTATGAAGAACGCCCTCAGACATGGACACTACAGGACTCCGACGGCCGAGCTTTTTTTGTCGCCGTACCTGAAGAAGCAAGCGAAGTAGACGTTTACAGACGTTTAGGATATGCTCTCCTCAGGTTAAAAACCAAAATAGAACCTACGCTCAAAAAGATGAGCATTACCGTAATGGAAAGGGGTTAGAAAATGAATCGCACTCCTTGTGGTCAGTGTGAAAAATATTGGGCAATACAAAAAGGATTGCGCGGGGGTGAGACCACTCCCCTCACACGCGGGCACTGCCTCGCACGCTCGCGCTACCCTAAAAACAAACCCGGTAGCCCTGTATTTCCCCCGGGAGCCAAGATTGTCGATCTTCCCAACAACGTCGCAGACCTCGTCGTAGTTCATGAAAAACAGGTAGTCACGACCTGCCAAGACGTCGCACCCAAAGGAGGGAAGAAGAAATGATAACCAAGGAAGTTCGCGTCCCTGACGGTAAGGGAGGATGGAAAACAACGCAGGCAACTCCAGTAGCAGGACAAACTCAGGATTCTGAGAAGGTTGATAATGCGATGCAGAAGGCCCAGGAGGATGACTTCTATATCCGAGTAGGCTCCTTCACGGAACACCTGAACCAGCTCATCAAGATCTACGGGCAAGAGTATAACCTGACCGCCGCTGAAGTCGCTGCTAGTGTCTTCCTTGAGAATTGCAACATCCGTGAGACTTACCCCGAAGGCCACTCCGAGCACGACAAAGTTTGCGAGGCCGTGGCTGCCTGGTTCGAGCGCAACAAAAACTCCTAGCTGCGTGGTAAAAGAAGATCCGAAGTCCTACATGTAGGAGCTTCACTCCCATTCCCCGCAGTAGCTACATCCGGTATAATTTAGCATTCCCCTACAGGTTGAGTCGTACCCTAGACCCGCGTCTCGACAAGGAGGTTAGAAGTAATGGCTGGTGAGGAAGTAAGTATCTGGAAGACCCTGACGGCACTATTATTGTTGTTCGTCGTAACGTCTACTAACGGCCTAGTATATGGAAACGAGGTTGCCCCGCCCAATACGGATGGACCACACTCAGTAGGAGTCACGGTAGATCCTCCCATCTACCCTCTCAACCCCTACGAATGGGAAGAATTAGCGCGGTACATCTACCGCTACAAGACCAAACGCGATGGGGGAATCTGGAACATCTGTGGCCACTCTCTATCTAAGGAGGAGATGAAAGAAGCGGCCCTTCAATACTCTAAAGAACTTCTCATAGCCCATCACACAACCACATACCCCATTAGACGGGGAGGTGTCAGGTACGAGGTGAAGGTGCCCTTGAAGGGTGTCCTCGGTACAATGATGTCGGAGTCTCGACTCGACTATTGTGCCTTGGGGCCGAATCCCCGTAAGTGGGCCTACAAACACGGACTGCTAGAGAAGAATCCCGAAGGGCAGCGCGGAACCCCGAGCTACTCAAAAGAAAACATCCTGGCAGTTCTGAATCACCCTAAATGGAGAAAACGCCTCGCAGACCTGGGATTAGGTCAAATGGTGTGGGGCAGAAACAAGAAGGCGATCTACAAAGGAGATCCTGAAGACCTTCTCTCCCTTCGTCCCGGCGTCAAAAAAGTATTTGAAGAAATGGCTGATCGCGGACGACGAAAGAATTCTCGACGTCCCTGGGAGTACTGGCCCGGTGAGCGGCGCCATATCTGGTACGATGTTCGAATAACACGGTTTGAAAGGGCGATCTTTTTTCCGCCTTTGAAAAATTTCTAACAACTCACTAGGACCATAAAGATGGAGCCGTAGTTACTACGGTATTAGCGCATCTCACTTCGTGAGATCCGAGGACCGACCCGATCTGATATCTCATCATAATCACACTCCGTAACCCTCAGCTAGTGAATGTTGGGGAGCACCCGCTCTCCACTGGGAGCCTTCTTTTCAGGCGCCGTAGTTACTACGGTATACGCTCGCCTGTCTTCGACAGGACCGCGGGGCCTAGGAGTCCTCGAGCACGCCCGGAGCTGCTCCAGGACTGCAGTCCCATCCCTTAGCCAGTGGACGAGAAAATGCAACAGTGTTGGGAAACAAACTAAGTGCGTCCGAAGTTACTTCGGAATACCCTCACGTGTCTTCGACACGAGGCAATCGCCGCGGTTCTCGTGGTAATTGCCGGCGCCCGGCCAGGCAGGCCAGGCACCACCCCAAGCCAACACAATAAAACTTAATGAGAAACCCGCATGGGTTACCCGAAGCTACTTCGGGGTTCAGCCCTCCGGGGCGCGTTCGAATGGACGTGCGCCCCGAGCTGGCGGAGGGCCCTCGAGCTGCAAGATGAGCCTCCCTCAGTCATTAAGTTTTATTTTGTCTTCAGCGTTAAACTCTGTTAACGTCTATAAAACTCTAAGAGGAGCAAATGAGCCATACGTTCCAAGAAGGAAAAGAACAACTTGTTGGTCACCTGGAGACAGATACAGGGACCATCCTCCTCACTGACGGCATTTGGAATTCAGACATCCCGAGTGCCGACCAAAAGAGGGTCTTCCTCAACCTCGGAACCCAGCAGGTACGTATTCCAGTTTACGGCGTAATTCGAAATCGACGGCGCTACCTTATATTAGACATTGATGCTGCGGTTCCTAATGACCGGGATAAACAACAAGGCCTTGTCGCTGTAGAGGATGTTGTCATCCCCGATGAGGAACCTGGTCCCTCTTTCGAAAACCAAGAGATTCCATTCTCCATGGTCGATTTCCCTCAGTCCCCCGACGATAAGGACGAAGACGAGGAGCCAGCAGGATGATTGTAGGAATCTGTGGTCCTATCAATTCCGGCAAAGACACTGTTGCAGACATCCTCTGTAATGAGTTCAACTTCTTGCGTGTAGCATTTGCTGATTCACTAAAAGACTTTTGTTTGAGAATGTTCCCTGACATCTTGGATGAGGAAACTCTGTGGGGGCCGAGCGAAAAACGTACCCCTAAGTGTCGGCACCTACTCCAACAACTTGGAACCGACGTAGCACGACAATTCGACCCTGACGTCTGGGTAAAACACACTATGAATCGAATAGGCCTATTACAGCATCAAGGACTTGACGCTTTAGGCAGGCACTTACCCACGAAACCAAATAGGTCCATCGTGGTTTCTGACGTACGATTCCTTAATGAGGCTGAAGGAATACGGGCGCAAGGAGGGTTTCTTCTCTCTATCACACGCCCTGACAACTACGACTTAGTGAACACCGAACAAGCCGCGCGCACCCACAAATCCGAGACATCCATTTTTGAAATTCCTCCAGAACTCTTTACCGACCACATCGTAAACAATAAAACACTTGAAGACTTACGGATTCAAACCCAAGAAGTCCTGCTGGGGTTACTAAAGCCATGACAGACTACGAACTACCTGAAGACCCTGACAATGGTCAGATTTACGAACTCCCAGAGGGGAATACCGACAACTACTCTGGAATCATTGCTCTCTACTACGAGGGCGCCTGTATTGGGTACACCGAGAAAATAGAAACCGTTCCGAACATTAGTGGGATGACCGAACTGGGTCGTACAGTGCTTTCTACACGCCTGTTGAAAGACGCGTATATTACGGCCCAGTTCGAGGTCATCCCCATTCGTTCCTTGATCTTTGTCAATTTTTTTGGTTGGCAAGCATGTAAATATGCTGAAGAAGTACGTATTGACTGGCGTAAGAATTTCAAGGTACTACACGCAGTAGAAATCCCCAACCGACCAGGTACGCAGATAATCTGTGAAAAGATTTGCGTTAAAAAAACCAAGGAGATCCTACAATGACTCAGGGCAGACTACCCCCCGGCATGATGCGACAAGGCACCCCCATTCTCGGCGGACCACCGCCCCAGCAGCAACAGGCTCCTCCCACGAAGCCGTCCTTCGCCGAGGCCAACCCCATTCCTCACGGACCCAAAGGGATGCAGACTCTTCGTGCGGTTTCCGATTGTGAAATTGTCAAGGAAGCTGAGGCTTTCAAGAACGTTATTCCCAAGCTCCAGTACCTCAATGCGGATATCGAGGATCTTCTGGAACTCTACGGCCAGGGAGTTTCAACTATCGTCGGCGCAGACCACTACTGCAATCGCCACACCAGTACCCGTACCGCCGTCACGTTTTCCGAAGACCCCACACTCGACCAGATCCACAAGGACTTGCAGAGCACCGTACAAGAACTGCAGGAACTGATGCAAAAAATGGGGGAACTGCGACAGAAGGCCGGAGTACTCAACGAGAAGAGATGGGAACACTCGGTCAAAGTCATGGGGCTCAATCCCGAGGAACGCTTCTACCGCATAGACGAAGAGAAGGGTATCATTGAGCAAGTGGATCTCAAGTGCCGCGAGTGCAAGGGTGCTACCCGAGCCCGGAAGCTGCGCCAAGAGCTGACGGACAAACTCATGCGCTTAGAATACGTCAAAGAGGAGGAACCCAAAGATGACGGACCAGGAACAAGAAGTGATGAGCCAGAGCCACAGAGCGAAGGTTCTGGAGAAGACGGAGAAGCCAGCGTTCAAGAGCAAGAAGTTTCTGGCATGGCTGCTCCAGCAGATCATGATGACGGCGATGGCGATAACGGCTCTGGTGAAACAGCCTGAGCTGGGATGGCCTCTTGCCGCGTTCATGTGCGGCATCGTCTTCATGATGGGTATCAGTACCATGTGGTACCTGGGCAAGCAGGCCGCCGCCGACATCGCGGTCAGAGGCTACGCGATGGTGGGGAAGGTCGCGGGACTCGCAGGTACCGCAGTAGAGGCCCTCAAACCAAAAGAAGACGAGGGGGATATAGGCCCCCCGCCTTCTGAGTAGCTACTCCGCGATGCCGTTCAAGGCCTCGTAGACTCCATCCAGTTCTTCTTCTGCATCTGAGTACGAAGCAACCAGGGCCTCATCATGGCCCCGGCAGTCGTCCCTCTTGGTCCGGAGGCTGAGAACTACCAGTCCCAGGTGGTCTCGAAGCTCCTGGAGGCTCCAGGACTCCGCCTGGGCCTTCCTGTCGAGCGCCAGGGGCCCTTCCTCCGTCTCGATGTAGCTCGAGAGGTGTTCCCAGTCCGTCTGGAAGCCTGCGGCCCCCCTGTGGCCTCCTCCGGACTTGCTGGGGCCCTCATAGCCGAGTTGCTTGGCCAGCGCGCTACAATCGATCTTGGGGTTCTCTGTAAAGAGCGTAACACGCCAGAATTTTCCTTTGACGTGAGTGTACGCAACCATCAAATCAATGCCCGACAGATCATGGACCCGCGCAAACATCAGGCTGTTGGCGTGGCTCAGATTGGCGATGACCGCCGAATGGCCGGCGAACTTCCCTCGGTAGGAGGTAACCCCCAACATGGAGTCTTCCTTCCGGGTTTGATACCGGCGCATCACCGAACCCTGCCCGATCAGGTTCCCGAGTTGTCCCCGAGTCTGCACTCCAGTAGAATCCTGCAGCGCCGTCTCCAGGAGATTGAACCAGAATGTAATATTCTTGTGAGGTCGAGTATCTAAGGAGAAGAGGTACGTCTGAAGCGGCAACACCTCGTGCTCCCACTTTGCTTCGTCGTCTCGTCGGAACGTATCCCAGGTGCCAATAAGGTCCAGGAGCTGCGGCATCTTCTCCTTCGGGAAGAAATACTTCCATGTCAGTTCACACCCGGACAAGGAGATGGAGCGCTTCCCTGAGATCTCCTCGAGTCCAAAGTCTTTCTCACAGTCGATACTGGTCTGGTGGTGGTCTATCCAGACCATGCGCTCGCCTACCTGACGACACATTTCTGCCATCTGCTCGTACGGTTGCAGGCAGAAGTCCACGACGTACACCATGTCCTCATCGTAGTTGACGTTCTGGTCAGTCAGCTTCAGCCCGTTATTGATTCGCAAGAAGTGAATATCCGAGGAGGGTACCCCGCGCTTAACGAGGGCCAGGTAAACCACGGCTGCAGCCGCGTGTCCGTCGGAGTCCACGTGGTGAATGATGTGATGTTGCATGCTATTTCAACTTCCTTGTTCTCTCTGTGACTGGCGCCATCTCGGGACCACGCCAATGGGGTTTGATCCAAGTAGGTTTCCGGAGTTTGCGGTCCTTTCCGTACGCCTGAGAACGCCAATGGCCTGAGACCATATAGCGCACCTTTTGCTTGCTTCCAGTTCCGTGCTCGTCTCCTTCTTCGGACTCTTTCTTCCTGTCGATGGTGAACGAGCCTCCCAAGTAAATATGCTGCTCGTTGTCGGGGCGCTCTCGTAGTCGCCCAAACAGTTTCTGTCGCTTCTTGCCCTTCGCCCGCATCGCGCGCTCGTGCAGAGTTCTGTAGTCTTTAGATGCGTGCCGGAATACCTGGTCCGACTCGGATGACGTCACGTAGAGTACTACGTTCATGATGTAACGAAACGCTTCCACAGTGTGGCTGTACATCATATTCCAGATGTCTCGGTGTACCTCAGCAACCTCAGACGCTATCTCTATGTCGCCAGCATCGGTCACTAGGATTTGGTCAGACTTCTCTCCCAAGGCGTGAGCTGCCGTGTGCTTCAAGCACGTATCTACAGTCTCTCCCTCCTTGAGAAGCACTGTGAAGTGGTAGATGGCGTCATCATAGGGAAGTCCCTCTCCATTCTCGTTCTTGCCAGCAACCATCACAATACGCCATGCTCTCGGAGACCGCAGACAGTCCTCCGATATGTACGCTCCTGCTGCTGAATGCCAAGAAGTCAACTCGTTGTAGATGCGGAACTTGGAAGGCAGCTCTATGTAGATGGCCGGGAACGGCAATCGCAAGTAGTCTGCGGGATAGTTCTTGATTGCTGTATGTTCCGGAAGAAGAGCCCACTCCAGTTCTGGGGCTACCTCGTAAATCTTTTTTCCGTAGTGTTCAAGTGCTTTGAAGTGGAACTTTGAAATCAAGGAAGCGAATACCGTCATCCGCAACTGCTCCTGAAGGAGGGGGGTAGCGTCCGGACCCCCCATGATCTGCACCATAGTGTGAATCAGAAACGCGAAAGGTGTAGCATGAGAAAACGTGGCGAAAGACGCTGCAACCTCCGTATTTCCCCGCGCTAAGAAGCGCTCGTACAAGTCATCAAAGACAACCCACGGAACGACGGACATCATGTAGCTCGTCTGTAGTGGGCTCCGCGAAACATCTTTCTCGTGTTCGCGCAGATCGAACAATAGGAAAGACCGCAGCGCGGTCTCGAATTTCTTCTCGAAGTCTGCTTTCCCGTCCGTGAGCGGATTGAGATCAGTTTCTTTTTTGGTCTTAGCCCAGACCTGTGAAATTTGATTCACGTAGGGTTCGAAGAATCGGTTGAGAACTTCGAAGTGTGCTTCAGCCATATTGTTTACCTCCTATATACGTATACCAAAATACCCTACAATTTGAGTGGAGGTACCGAATGCCATATTTTCCTAACGAGTTGGACACCCTCTCCCCTTCGGAGAAGTTTAAGAAGATCTACTACCAAGAAGCGCGCATGTTCGACGTAGCTGAAGTACACGCCAAGGACAAGAAGTGGAAGCCCCTCTGGGCGGTCCTGGGCTTCTTCATGCGTATTCTAAGCCGTGGGAAAGTAAAAGATCAGCAGCACGCCTACATCACAACACTGGGCAACAAGATCTTCTATCCCGCGGGTTGGCAGATAGATAAGGCTTCCGAACATGACTGCGCAGCCCTACGCCACGAACTTTGTCACGTCGGACAATACCGGAAACTCGGATTCGGTAGGGTGTGGCTGGGCTTCATTGTCTTCTTGTTCTTGTACCTGTTCGTCTTCTTTCCTATTGGTGTCGCTTGGTTCCGTTGGAGATTCGAAAGAGTAGCCTACAAAGCAGGCTGGGAGGCTGCGAAAGAATTCAATCTCGAGTGGCGACCTAACCTCAACGACTACTGTGAGGCTATGACTGGGCCCCGCTACATTTGGGCATGGCCCTTCAAGTACCAGGTGTGTCGGTGGTTTAGGAAGAACTGTAAATAAAAAAAAGATCACGCGGTGCACGGGAGCATGCGTGATCTTTATGAGAATGACTAGCAACTAAAAACTACAATAACTATGATGTTTTTTCAAGAGTTTACGACGTAAAACTTAAGGGGGAGCTTCGGCCTCATTCTTGATTCTCTCAAGCTCCTCCCGCACATCGAACAGCATTGTGTACTTACAGTGGTCGCATTTCACCGCAACGAAGATGTCCTTTGTAGGGAAATTTCCCATCGGACCAGCCCCCCGCAGGCTGATCAGAAGCCCTAAGAATGGAGATACTACCCATCCCGCGTGGCTACAAACAGGGCACTGGATATGTTTTCCGGGAGCGAATCGCTGCCGGTACACCTTGAAGAATTTATCATCCACATCAGGCAGAGTAGACGCAGCGTACTCCAAAGCCTCCTTTGGAACTGCTCCGTCCATCATCTGCGAAAACTTATTGACGTCAAAACCTCCAAACTCATCAGCCCCCATCGTCGACTCCCTCCTCTGTGACGTCCGTAACCGTAATGGTCTGCTCCTCTAGAATGGCCTCAAGGACTCCGCTAATCATCCCGTTATCAATAAGATGGTCAACGCCCTCGTTCACAACGCCCTCGAAGTCGTAGAGGGTATGCCCCCCGTAGTTGTCGTACTCCAGGTCCAGCACGACTCGTATCTTCGTCTTTGCCATGAGTATTCCTCCTCTCATTTAGTAGCTAATCATAGGCCAACTCGAGACAGATAGATGTGTAAAAACGCCTGCTCTTCCGAAGGCACCACATCCCAATCTCCTTTGTGTTTGTGGATCTTCTTGGCTATGTGGAGAGCGCGAGACTCTTCCGCCTCCATCCAGCGGCACGTTTCTTCTCTCCAAGAACCACACCAGCCCGAGATAGGCTCGTAGCGCCGATGGAGGCGCTGCATATCCACCAAGTTGTCAGGGGAAACAGTATCCCAGATGTCGTTCCACACGGCTCCATAGTGCACCCCTTGTGGGGGCTGATACTGGAGCGCATTTCCTTGAATGATTTCGACACGTCCGGGGAACTTCTTCTTGTAGTGTTTTCCTACAAGCGCAATGACTTCTGGAGCAAACTCGATAACTGTGACCTTCGTTACGTCAGCAGATAAGCACAGTGCATTAAGTACGACTCCCAAGCCAAGGCCGTTCACGAGAACGTGTCCCCGGCCTTTCTTGGCGATTTCCAAATGATCTCTGAGTTCACTGGGGGTATCGGACATCACCGTAATGTCTTTCTCGCCCGACCCCCGCAAGAGAGCTGTGTAGTCTCCAGCCTCAACACGCATGTCTTCGGTTCCGCGCAGGGAAGACTTTAGGTTATAGACCGCTGCTTGCTCGTGGGAAACTGTGAATTTGTGAATACGGTAGTTACCGACTTGCTTTTCAGGAAGATCCTTTACCTTCGGCAGTAGTTTCATCTTTCTTGCTCCAGAGTTTATCAAGATACTTTTTCCTTTCCTCCATGTAGGCGGTTATTGCTGAGAACGTGACTAAGTTCCCCGCATGAGCATCGACGCCTACGTCCATACTCATCCCCCACGGTTCCAACTTCTTGTGTACATGCCCGTAGAGGTGCCAAGACCCGTGGTACGAAGCATTCCAGGACCGCATAGGATAATGACAAAGAACAATGCGCTTACCCTCAACGGTAACCTCTTGTATTTGGTTCCACCTAATTTCGAGCGGATGCTCACTCAGGGAGCGCAGCTCAAATTTTGGGTCGTTCTCTTTGGCGCCATCATACTCCCGCAGCCAGCGGTCATGATTACCGGGAATCAGAATAATGCGCCCGCGCAGTAGTTCGATGATTTCCTGCACCTGGTAAAGATTACCAAAGCACAAGTCTCCCAGATGATAAACAGTATCGTCGTCTCCCGCAGTTTCATTCCAGGCGTTGATGTACGCGGCGTTCATCTCAAAGATGTTATTGTAGGGCCGCGTCTCTGTCTGGTATTGCAGGATATTACGATGTCGAAAATGTTGGTCAGAAGTAAACAGTTCCATTGTTCTACTATCCCATCAGTTCGGGGTAATCGAATTTCTTTCCGAGTGCTTCCGTAATATAGATCTTCTTGTCAGACATTCCAGTACACTCCCGGCCTATGTCGTTACGCAAATGTGCGTGTGACGGAACACGGAGTCTCTGGTAAACAAAATCAATCCCTTCAATGGTTGGCCTATAAAGACCACAAGCAGCATTCCCCCGGTTGGTGTCGTCGGAACGCTCAATTAAATCCCAATAGATAAGCAGAGAACCATTTGTACCACCTACCTTCAAGTGGTTGTTCTCACGCAGAATCTCCTCCGTCGAGTACCACTTCGGATGCTGCTGATACTTCTTCACCAGCTTGATCAGGAAGAGTGCCATCTCCGCGTGCAGGGGGCGCGCATAGATCTTCACCAGGCGATTGCAGTTTGGGCAAACACACCCCTCGTCCGCTAGACTCATTGTCAGTTCGCGCACCTTCTTCAGCGAGGCCTCCTCGCTGATCACTACTCTCTTTACTTTTTTTGTCATGTTGTATTCCTACCTCTTGCTCGAGCGTTTCGATCCTCTTGTCGTGTTCTTCTAAAACCTCTGAGATTGCTCGTTCCCTCTCGGCTCCGGCCTTCAAGAGGTGCTGGTTGAGCTTTGTGGTTTCGTTAAGCATACCAAGGAGCTTCGTTACGTCGATTCGTTTGGTGTTTTTCCGTTCTTCACGTTGGGCTTTATTGTGGGTCTTCCGCTTGTTTCTGTCTGTTGTAGTTTTAGTTCTACTCATTCGGTGTCTCGCTTTCGACCCACACTGCGTTCGATGTAGGCCATCATGTCTTCAAGGTCGAGGTTGTTCAGCCTGCTCAGAAATACTGGGAGGGGCACTTGGGTTTCCTGGGGTTTGAACAGGGTGTTCTTCAGCGACCAGTGAGGAGAGATGAAAATACTGAGGCGTTCATGTCCGTCGATGATGTCAATAGTGTAACGGTAAAAGCTGTGGCGTTTAGATTGGAATTGGGTTTGAAACCATTCAATGACCTCAAAGCAATCCGTGAGGCTTATGGAATTTACCACAAAGCCTAATGTTCCCCTCCGTCGGTACTCCCCGCGAATGAGTACTGCATTGTAATTAGTGAGGTGCTCGAACTTTTCAAAAAGAAAGAGACACGCTTTGCGCATATTAGTGATGTAGTTGCACGTCTGGTGAAACGCTCGTTGCGCTGGATCCAAGTAGGTCTCCTTGCCCACGTAAACTGGGCGGTTCGGATTCGTCCTCTTGTACCAGGGAAAGGTACGTTTTAATCGAGGTAGAACACGGCGAGGTGGAGAAGGCCATTGCCTCCATCTGCTACGCGGCGCTCGCAGATACTGCCGCCACTCTTGGCGAACTCCTTCTCTTCAGTCCACTCTGCATATGCTCTTTCGAGCGATGCCGCGTCCCTGTGCTGGAAGAGCTTCAGCTTCTCATGCACATCTTTGACCGGAACGGGGGGCTCAGCTTCCGGAGCAACGGGAGGAGGTCCTAGCTCCGACGTCTCCGACGTCTCCTCTTCCGTGGGAAGCTCCTGCACGTCCTCAGCGGGAGGTGGGGTACCTCCGTCTACGCTCTCAGGCTCGGGAGTAGGTTCTTCAGTCTTGGGCTCCGCGGGGAGCGTTACGTCATCTTTTTTCTTACCCATCAGACAGTCCTCCTGTGTTTTGTAGGTTTACGGACGTTAACACATTTTTTATGACGTCGGAAGTCTGAGGGCAAGGAAAGTTATGGTAATATATGGAGTGTCCACGTCCGCAGGACGCGTGGGTCCGTAAACTGTGACCACGTCGGTATTCTGAGACATACTCTGAATTAGATACCCTGAAGAATCCATGAGGGTCAACCACATGGTAACCTCGGCTTGCAGAACATCCGCGTTCGCAGCCGGTCGCCGAAAGATCTGGACTATCTTACCTGCCGGCACGACGCATCCTATCAGCATGCCTCTCGAGGAGGCGCTCTGCTATCTTCTGGGCCATGCTGGTCTTCGTGACTCCCTCGAACGCTCCGGGCTCTGTGCCGTCCGAGATGGGCTTCGTCTGGGGCAACGACGACTCCGTAGTAGACCGGGTCTGCGTAAACAAGGTACTACGCTCCGCGGGCCGAGTCGTGGTCAGGGTGTTCGAAGGATTCGCGGAATCATCCAAGCTCTTCTTTTCCATGATGTCGATTACTTTCTGGGCCCACTTTCGGTCCTGGTCCTTCACTTTCGCAGGGAGCTTCACATAAGGCACGAAGTGCTTCTTCCAACGGGCTTTTCGTTCCGGCTTTATCTTCTCGGTCTTGGCTACGTCCTTCGCCCATGCTGCCCATTGGTCATGCTCCAACGCTGCGAGCTGCTCTATCTTGGTGCTCATGCGTGTTTTGAGAGCTTCCCGGAGAGCCTTCAGGCGCTTTTCTCCGAGACCCTTGTGTCCTGGCTTTGCTTTTGTGATGGCTCGCTCTTGTAGTTCGATGGCGTCTTCGAGCGGCCGGAACTTGATGTTCTTGATATGGTCGGATGGTTCAGACTTCTTGCCGACCGTCCCCTGAGACATACTTCCGATGGCAAAATACGTCCGAGACCCTCGGTACTTCTTCAGGCGATCTGTCTTCCCTGACTTGCGCCACCCCTCACGAACAACCTCGGATTCAGTGAACGGAGAGATACTCAGCCGCTGCACACTCTTGAGCTTGCGTCCCGACTCCTCTTTGAACTCACGTTTAGCAGCCTGAAGGACCGTCTCACCGCTATCGATTCCTCCGCCGAAAAGGCCGATGCTGTTATCCGGATAAAGGCCCGAGAACACCCTGCCTTTCTCATCCAGCGCAACAACGTCGACCCGGTTTCGGTAGGGCTTGCCCATCAGCGTTCCAGGAGTTCCCGCACCGTCACTGAACCCTTCTTTATATCGGGAGTATGATCAGCCCACCGCTTGGCGATTCGCGGATGCTTGGCGAACATGAAGCGCTGTTGTGCTTTTGATTCAAAGGGCATCAGATCTAACCTCCTGGCCTAGCCGTAGGAGCATAAGCCCTTCCTGGCCGTACTGTATGCGCACCCCCGATAGCAGCCCTCTCTGCTTGAGCCGCCTGACGAGCCAAAACCTGCTGCCGTACGGCCTCGAAACGAGGCTGAAGCGCCGGAGGCGCACTCCGCATCAGGGTATTAAACGCCGCGGTCTGGCCGGGAGCAGGTACCATGTGAGCGGGAACCGCGCGCATGTACGCTTGCTGGGAATTCGCCAAAGTGGGGAACGGAAGCGGCTTCGAGGCGATTCCTGCAGCGCTACGAACAGCCTGCGGCTTACTCATTTGGAGAGGGCCCGACATATGCTGCTGGACTCTCGGGAGGCGAGTCTCGGGCCTACTCTTGATGAGAGGGTCAATCCACTCGCTTTTCTGCGTTAGAAGCTGCTTATGGCGTGGATCTGGAATCTTACCCAGGGTCTTGCGCACACCTTCGAGTTGCCTGTCAGCCTCGCGTCCAAACACGCGCTCTTGAGACTTCAACCGAGGGTCAGCTCCTCCTGTATTGAAGGCGCGAACGTCTCCCCGTCCCGAAAGGGCTTTCCCGGCAGCGTGTTGATGAGCCCGCACCTGGCCGGCTCTTCGCGCTTCTCCGGTCCATGCAGTCCACGGCTTGCCCTTGATGAATCCCTTCATCTTGCGCAGCCACACCGGCACTGCCAGCTTCTCCAGCACAAATCGCATTACCTCAGGCTTGGCACTCATTTCTTCCGGACTTTCTCAGTAACAGGTTCCTTACCAGGACACTCCACTAGAATTATAGCTGTTTTGGCTGTTTCTTCCAAAGAGGAAGTCCTGCATTCAGGAGGATACTGAGAACGAACGTACTTATGGGCCCCCGATACGCAACCACAAAACGACGTTATATACCCGAAAAGAAAGAGCACCCCCAGAACGAAGGCTACTAGAACAGTGGCTTTGTAGAGGGGGTTCACGTTGTCAACCGCAGGCGGCCTATTTGAAGACCGAGCGTGGTGTTGGCGCGGGTATAGAGGCAGCCGTCCCCTTGGCCTTCTGTACTTGGGACTTGAAGGTCGGCTGCATCTTCTTCTTCTGGGCGCCTACCAGCGCTTGACGCTTAGCCGGATCCATGGCGGCCATCCCCTTGCGAGTATAGTCCGCAGCACCCTTGATCTCATAGCCGAGCTTCGACATGGCATCCATGTAGCCCTGCTGCATCGGAGTCAGGTTCTGCTGACCGCCGTTCTCCGCCGCGAATTTCTCCTGCTCCAATTGAAGAGCGTGCTCGAGTGCCGTAGTCATGTTCTCCTCCTTCAACCCACCTTAACCGCATTAATATTGGTCACTGATGGGGGCTTCAGACGTGTTCCAGTTCTGGCAGGATCCTGCCACTTATTCTTCTTATCTCTTGAAGTTGCCGGGCCAAATCCCTTTTTAGGAGCGACGAAAGAGGAAGATGCCTTGGGGGCATCGGCTGCCACCTTACGCAGAACCTCGTCAGCAATTTGCGATACCGTCTTCTTCATTGCGTAGTAATTATATGAGGAACATCCTCAAATACCTAGTGTAAGTTCGTCACTCCTGTAATGTGGCTGTGAGGCCTACTATCCATTCCTGGAAGCTCCACGAGAAGCTCTTGTACCCGGGCCTTGAAATGGTCGACCATCAAATCAGCCGCATGCTCACAAAGAACAGGATCAACGAGAGCGTCACGCAGAGTAAGGGCCGCCCCCTCCATCATGACCTCGAGACAGTCACGCCACTGGGGCGTCCCGTCAGGCACCGCCGCCACCCCATGCTCTCGCGCATACAGGACCTGGACGCAGGTGTCGCCCTCCTCGTCATTGGCTTCAGGAGTGAGAAATTCATCTGTAATCTGTATCGTTACTTGTCTGTCCATAGACACAGCATAAAGGATTCACCCAAAAAAAGAAAAGGACTTTTGTAGCCCTTTTCTCTTGAAGCACTCAGATATCATAGGCCCGAACACTGTAATCTCCCGCGGCAGGCGCAAAAACCATCTGCTGGACCGTCAGATCATTCCGGCAAATTCTACCGCTTAAAATCTTGAATAAATCCTCGAAACTTTTTCCCTTGTAGCGTTTCGCAGCCCGAAGAGCACTTTCATACCGCCCGTCGCTATCGCCAATAAAGTCATCGTCATTCAGATGTCCGAGTTCCTCGGTTAAATAGTGGTTGGTCACAACCAGAGGCTTATCATCAAACCAACGAATCGCGCTTTCACGACACGTACGTTCAATAACACAGGCATTGTCGACCCCGCACACGGTGAAGAACACAGGGCTGCTGAGAGCAGTATTAGCCAATTGAGAAACGGCATCATCGAAATCGGTCGCGTTCTCGAGCACCCAGCGCAGTAGAAAAACGGGACCGAAGTCAAACCGCGGTCGTTCAGTGGGGGGCGCCCAATTGAGGGTGACGGAGAACTTTTCTGGAACCATCCCAGACAGAATCCCGACAAACCCCGGGTTCGTGACTGCCACCACATCTCGGTCTTCGGTCTCAAGAATACGGACTATAGTCGTATACCCCATTTCCAAGAGGTCCCAATCAAGATTGCGAACATGTACAAACCCATTCTTCGCAGTCTTCAAGACCACGGAAGTACAGCCTACTGCAGGAAAAAATCTCTCCGACAAATACTGCGCAGCCTGAGCCAGCTCGTAGCTCACATTGGCTGTGATTATGTTGCCTTTACTTACCTGAAGGACTTTTGCCCACCGGCCGATCTCTTCCCGATACAAACCTCCGGACAAACTGTAGGCATTCGAAAGTACCCACTTAATGAGCGATGAGGCCTTCCCCACATACTCCTCGAGGGGCGCAAGAGCATTTTCCAAAAGTTCTCGGGCATCTTCAGTATGCTTTTCAATAATGTCGTCAAGGGAAGTGTAGACAGGCGGATCCAATATCATCATAAGCCTCCTCTTTGGTGTTTAACACTTTTACCTTTTTTCGTATACTATTTGGAGCAAAGGAAAAACTTGAATGCCTACTACAGATCAAAATAACGACCTGACTCCGCTGCTGATGGCAGGAGGACTCGGGGCTGCCCCGTTCGCTGGCCTCATTGGAGAGCGGGCTATCACCAAAGACCCATTTCACAACAAAAATATCAAACGCATGTCCCCGGAGAAACTAGAGCAATTGGCTCGCGCAGGAGACGTTATACTAGCGTCCCGGCGGCAGGGAAGTTCGGTACGCTACAAACTGCCACAGCTCTTGGCCACAGGAAGCGAATTCTACCACACTGAACCTATAGCGGGGACCTACCAGCCTCGCGATAGTAATATCGATACAGGCAAAACAGAATATGGCAAACGGACAGGGAGAGCCCTCGATTCCGGTAGAATGGAATACTCCGGAAAAAAGGTAAACCCCGCAGAGATCCTCAAAAAAGGTCCCGGCGAATTCGCACATCGCATCCCATTAGCAGACTACGAAGACACCCTCCTCATGCGCCCCAACAAGAAACTGTCCCCGGCCGACCTTAAGAAACTACAGCTCTCCCTTATTGAACAAAGTGCAAAGAAATACAGCAAACCAATGGGCACTCGTAGCCTGTTGCGCGACATCTTTCTCCCCAAAATACCGGGGGTCACTGGAAGAGTAGGTCCCAGGGTACTCTGTGAAGGAAATATGTGTTCCTCGCTCCCCGCAACTTCCTGGAAAGAAGTGGCAGGAGAACAAATCGCCAGAGGAAAACACCCCAAACATGTACTCCCTGCAGACTTCCTGAGAGAAGGATCCCCCTTCAAACCTGTCGCCGCATCTCTGGCAAATCCAGAAGCCCTAAAGAATACCACTGCCAACCGTATGGCGTTTCGGGGTGGTCTGGGGACGGCTATGGCAGGAACCGGTCTAGCAGCATACTACGAGCCTGAAATACTTCCCGGCATCGCCGCAGCGGCCGGAGTCCCGATGGCCTCTCGCACAGTTCTGGACTACCTACACAACAAAAACCCTAAAACAGTCAAAAACTTAAAGCTCCGCGCACTCCTCCAAAAGCTCAAACCTAAAAAATCCGGAGGCTACCTTCTTCCGCCAGGTATGGACATGGTTGAGAACACCGGGGAATGGACCAAGGCCCTCCGAAATATTCGCAAGCCAGGTAAGCCGCTTCCCAAAGCCATGATGAGTCTCCTCAAGCGCTTCGGAAAACGAACAGCGCCTTTGGCCGTCGGATCAGGCCTCGCCGCATACCTGGGTACCAAGGCTCTCACCGACTAATCACAGCATGTTCCTCTTTTGCTCCCGCGAACCGTTTGCGCTTGAGCAACCCCTCGACCTCGAACCTGAATCAACTCGTGCATCACACCATCAATATCTACGGACACTCTAAACTGTCCTGGGTTATTCCGTGCGAGAGCACCCAGGGCTTTCGTGGCAGGACATGAGTCAGAGAACTCAGCCGACGGGGGAGTAGGGACATCCCACATATAACGGTACGGAGTTATCGTTACCCAGGACCGCTGGGCAGCATTGTAAACCTGTAAATAGAAAATGTTTTCTTCATCCATAACGTAATGATAGCAAAAAAAGAGCGACGGCCGCTCTTTTGATGTTTCACTTCAGTTGGTCTTCCCGAAGAATAATCACCGGGCCTACCATGTCCTGGCCAACGAGTTGAGATGCTGCATTGTTGTACGGCATGTTCTGGAGGAGTCCCTCCTCGTTCACGATGGCGATGCGCTTCTCCTCATTGGGGAATTGCACAACTTCGATCATGCCACCTACGTAACTTTGGAGTTGCTTGAGTGTGTACCCCATCTCGGGGTCCTCGGGAGGAGGAATGTTCGCCACGGAGCCATCAGGAGCAATAACGATGTTCGGCTGCTCCAGTGGGGGGAGACCTCCCGTCTTCTGGACATAGTCCTCGATTATTTCGAGATCAATCTTCCCCTCGTCCGCACGTTCCCGCGCACGCTCCAGTACCCCAGGACCGCTGGTAACGAGAGCTTGGAGAGCTACTCCTGCCTCGACGCTACCTCCTGTGGCTTGGGCAATCATGTTCACATGCGATTCCATGATGCCCGCCATAAGGTAGGTAAGCTGGAGCAGCGTCGCAGGGGACACCAGTTCCTCGCCGGGCTTCTTCCCATCTTCATGAATGACAACTTCGACATTGGGATCCTTCTCGTCCACAAGAGTGGAGAGGGGATCGACGTTGAACTTCAAACTAATACGGGCACGCACTGACTTGGACATAAATCCTCCTTTACGTCGTAAACTAGCGTTCTAGTCACTTAGAATACACCCACTCTCCCGAATAGACTTGATCATCCACTCGTAACCACAGAAACCTCGGGTCTCACGGCGCAGGCGTCGTGCTTCTTGCGGGGTAACCGCTCGTGCACGGATACTCGCTGCCCATCCATCTCCGAAGTCATAACGGTAAGGGGACTCTGCGATGATCTTCTCTGCGAGTTTCTTTGCTTTTTGAGCAGGACCGAACTTAGTGAGATGTGCGTAACAGTTACCCTCTCCAGTCCCCTTACCGTCCCAGGCATTGTTACTGGGCATCGACAGTTCGAACGCGACCGTGAGGGACTTGGGTTGTTTCGATTTGTAGAAAGTGCCTAAACACTTAATGCATAGACCTTCTTGAAGTACTGCATCTGTATTGCATTCGTTACACTTCATTGGCCGCGCACGCTTCCCTGAGGCCGAGGCGTTCCCAGGCGTCATCGGGGATGAACGCCACGCGCTGCTCCAGAATGGTATCCTGTAACTCCGAAGACGTAACGACACGCTTGACGAAGTCGTCAGAGACAACACACCAACCGCCCGTGCGATAAGGATTCTTCATGTCAGAGGCACTCTTGGCTTCGTCGACGCTGATGAAGATGACGCCCTGCTTCATGTACTTTTGGCACTTGTCACAAGGCTCCTGATCGAAGGCGACTCCTTTAGGCGCCTCAGCATCCCCCTTGATCCTGCCCATGAGGACGATTTCGTTCTTATCCTCTCCACAGAGGAAACACTTCGGGATAGTGGGATTGAGTCCATGCTTTTCGGACAGCTTGATGTTCATTTGATTTTAAACTCCTTTGCTTTTCCGCTGTGACCACACTTGAGACAGTGAAACGGTGATTCGTTATTCCACTCAAGGTCCGTGAAGTCTGAGACACCGTCATCACTTACATTGCGGAAAAGCGCTTCGCCGAAGACGTCAAAAGGGCCCTCGGATTTGCACTCAGGACATTGGATGCCTTGTAGCACGTTTTTGTTTGTCATCTATTTCCTCTCGTACTCGACGCCCACCACTTTGCCGACGGACTCGAGAAGCTTCTTCAGCTCGGGGTTGCGTCCACCCCAGCACAGAAACGTATACGTTCCTTTAGGAAGGTTGTGCTTGTTGGCTGCGATGTACGTGTTGGCCGCCTTCTCGGTGAAGAAGACGCTTTGGCCATACTCGACGCTACGCTCTACGCGGTCACCCTCCTCATTGAGATCCTGATAACGTAAATCGTAGTAGTACGGCGTCGAAGTTGATCGGTTGTCTTGGGTATTGAGTTCGGTCATGAATTCTTTGAGCCATCGAATGGCTGCGAAGTCGTCAGTCATACTTAATCGCCTTTCAACATGGAGAAGAACTCTTTGTAGGGCATCATAGTAGCCTGCGCACAGTCCTCCTTGCCTTTCTTTATTTGTTCCTTCAGCACATCCATATCCCCGGTAGCAATGTCTTTCTTGGCCTGGGATATTGCTCCGTCTTTAGTACGGGCATGCTGGACTAAAGCACCGCAGTCCTCGGACGCTACGTGCCATTGCTTGAGTTTGGGGTGCCGGAAGACGAGACCGTAGACGCCCTCTGCGAGCTTGACTCGGGAGTATTCCTCAATCTCGGTCTTCACAAATCGCCCAACCCCTCCGTGCATGAAGGGCTCCGGCTTCCAGGTATAAATCTCAGGCATCACTCGTCCTCCTTGTCTCGCCTCAGGACCATTCCGACGGTCTTCAGCGGGTATTTGAATTCAGCATCTACCGTGATGGAGTCCTGTACCTGGGCGAGGTTGGAAAGCTTCACAGCAGGGGACTCATCGCCATCTTCAGGCGCAAATATCCAGACTTCCCCCGGGGGAATATCTTTCGATACGTGAATAGTGAGTCCGAAGAGTCGTCCGTCCTCCTGAAGATAGGAGACGGCGAGGCTGGCTAGGTTTGGGGGGACGTCTTGTGCGGACATTATCTTGAAGTCATCGGTCATGTGGAGTCTCCTTTCAGTCCTCTCCCAAAAGCTTCATGAGCTTCTCTGCGAGCCTTTGATTCCATCTCTTCTCCTCCGGCTCCAGATCCGCATACTTGGTGGTCATCTCACGTTTCCAGCGTTCCGCATCTTCTCTCTGGATAAGGTGCTGCCCGTACGCAAAGCACTCATCTTCATCCATGTACGTAGAACGCTCTTCGAGGAGATCCTTCATCCATTGAGACCACGATTCTTCGTGAAGAAAAGCAGCAAGCTTCTCGCGCTTCTGGTCTACCGCGGTTCCTTGGTCCCCTGAGTAGATTGCTTCTGTCCCGTCCATATCCCAACTCAACAACATGTCGGCCTGTGCATCTTCGTAAGACAACTCAAATGCGGTATCCGGAGCGGGCATCAAGTCGATGAATTCTCTGCCGTCGTCTTCGGTAGTGATACTGGGAGTAACAAGCATATCTATATCCGGTTGCAGAGGATCGTCGTAGCGCATGACATATCTCACTACTCCGCCATTAACTATGATCTTTAAAAGATGTTTCCCTCTTAACGGTTTTTGTTTATCCATTCTCGTATTTCTCCTTCCATAGAGCGTCGAGACGCTCCACTTCGTCATAGGCAAAGTTGATGGCCTTCCGTATGTCGCCCTGTGCAGACTTCGAGATGTACATCTCATAGGCCTTCTCGCGCGTGAGGGGAGGGTCAGTCAGCAGTTCGTTGTCATAGTAGTATCCGGGGCACCCAAGAGTATCGGCCATCCACTCTAAGACACGATGGATGTAGATGCGCTCGGTGATGTCTATCCACGAGCTGTAATCGAAACCCATTGGATGCCTGATGTCGTCAGGGCAATAAGAAAGCAGTGTATCGAGCCGGGCTGCCACGGGATCCGTGTCAGGACACGGCTTCAGATTCCTCCTCAGGAAGTTGAACATCTTGTTCTGTAGGTCAGCAGTAGGTGCTGACACGGAAAGCGTGTAGCCCATCTCAGTTCTCCAATTCAGTAATAGCCAGGGGTTCGGTCTGCACTTCGATAGAAGTGTGTTTGATTGCCCCCACCCACTGGAACTCCTTGTCCGTCACGCGGAGACGTTGGACTTCAATACGGCGCTCGTACGCGTTCCACTTCTCCGGCGGATCATCCACATCCTCGCACTCCCGGTAATCCGGAGTACAATCCCAAACTTCCGCGCAATAGAGGTTACCGTCAATGACTGCCTTGCGCATGTCAAGAATACGGTTAGCCAGTTCTTCGCGGACTTCGATGATGGCCTTGGTAGGCACTTCGTCGTAGAGCTGAGATCCTTTACTGACGTCCACATTGAATATCCAACACTTCTCGGGCTCTCCGCCTACCTCCAGATAGGCGTCCAGGTCGCCATGTGTTCGCAGCGTGAGCCCTCCTTCGTCGATGTACACATCACTCTCGGAGTCCAATGTCCCAAGCCAGCGCGTAAGTTCTAAAACACGTATACTCATACCAGCCCTCCCAGCTCTGACATCACAGAGTCCAACTCTGCGCGGGCTCTGCGCATCTGGTGAACGGCGGCAAGAACTTGCTCTTCATCCGTCGCATCTTCGTCAAATGTTTCCGACAACTCTACCATGATGAATTTCGCCAGAGAATCCCCGTGGCTCGTCTCAGGCTCGTTGTAGTACTGCTCGATGAGGCCGTCGGGGTATCCCGAACTGGCCGCCTCAATCAGCTTTTTCAATTTCATTTATCCTCCTTACTGTCGCACAAACTACGACATAATGATGACTCCTTCTCTCATACCAAAAAGAAGAGACAAATCGTCTCTCCTTATATGTTTAATCGTCTTTGGAAACCCAGACCCAGGCAGATATGTAGGCGCCGTCAGCATTGTCTTCATCAGGCAGCGAGACCGGAGCGTTGTCGTCTATCTCCAGTTCTCCCTCCACGCCAAACGCCTCCTTGGCCTTTACGACGTAATTTAATTCTTCCTGAGTGCGGTGCTTGGCGAAGAATGAAATGCAGTCAGCGAGGGTAAGACCCGAGCGAGCCAGACCTTCCAGCGCGTACTGTTTGACAGGAGCGGGCAAATCGGGAAGGTCTTTCTTAATCATGACAAGTACTCCTCTGCCTGATCCTCATAGAGGGATGGCATCTTCGCGTTGAACTGCTCGAGGACCTGTAGCATCACGCCACGGATAATCGGATGGGCAGGAGTATCGCAGCGCATCTTGAAGATGTGCCGCCACTCCCTGAGGTTGGCGCCGATGACGATCTCGGACTTCAGGCCGATGGGAAGCCACATCCTAGCAATCTGTGCTGGCTTAGCGATCCCGGCTTTCTTGGCCAGCTTCTCTGCTATGAAGTAATCCTGCTCCATACGCGCAGCACTGGCGTGCCAATGATCCCTCAACTCTTGAGTCATGTGAGGTACATCCGGAAGCTCGATCACCGTTATCGAACTCTTAAACTTTCCCTTGCTGTAGTTACAGTAGCGAGTGCTCTCCTGCGCAAAGCTACAAAGCCTGTGCCGAACCAACTCGTGCGTGAGGCCGCGGTCCGCAACAATGCGGGCCGTCGCATAACCGAACTCCAGCATGGCGTGATGTTCTTGATTACGCACCATACGTACAAACGTAGGCGCCGACTCCTCAGTAATTCTGTCTTCTGATTTGTAGCAAGTACGTCCCGCTGCCTCTATGGCCTGCTCCGGGGTCTTGCCATCTTCTGGAGTGTAGAACGTTACTTCAACTTGGGGCTGGACTACCTTCATTCTTTTCCTTCTCCTTTTGTTTTGAAAGCTCCTTGTAGTGGCGCCTCACCCCCTCGTGGGAAAGACACGCCGCTCCGAAAGAGCCGTGGAAGACGGCCTTTGTCTCGTCCTCGAGATCAGTCTTTGTCAGGTCCCCCAATTGGAGTTCTCTCTTGCAGATTCGACACATCATTTTTCACCTCGTTGTACTGTTTGCCGCCTCCCTCCCAACCACAATCCTCACAGATCAGGGTCCCCATGGGGTGCGGGATATCATCCTTCGTTTCGCCCACATCGATGTTACCACCTTTATGGATTGCATCAACATACGCAAAGGACGTGTACTCCTGGCGAAAGTAGAAGCGTGGGGAGTCGCACTTGGGGCAATTCATCTTTTTTCCTTTCTTAGATCTCCAACCTCTTTGTAAGAGCCGTCTTTCATGAGTATAAAGTAACCAATTATTTCCACGCAAATACCTGACTCGTGAGCATAAAGGTAATAGTGGCCTTTAGGCCACGCGTTACAGTAGATGTGCGTCATCGGCTACGCTCGCGAGGATAGTAGTAACCCGGATTTCCGATACATACGAAAACCCACCTGCCTGTGGCGGTTATGGTGTAATCGTAAGCGAGGATCATGTTCAGAGAGATCGCGTACTTGGGCCACGCAACAAGAGGGATAAGCCGTAAGGATATGCTGTGCGTAGTTACGTTCTCGGGCTCTATGTGTACCATTAGTGCCCCAGCACCCCAACCAATTGCCACCCGCACCCGCGATACGACTTACGGTAGTAGAGAGTTTTTCCTTTGCGGCGGCCATCTCTCGGCATTCTCGCCGGATAAAGGTAAACAGGAGTAACCAGCATTTCCCAGATCTCACGGGAGGGGTGCTTCCGCGTTATATCTATGTTGACGTGAGTCAAAATGGCACCTCCTTCCAGGTGAAGTCGTCGTCGAGAATGAAAGTGTACTTCTCTCTGAAGAAGTAATTGTCCGCGGTTGTCACCCACATCGAGATGTGCAGTAGTCCCCGGGAATTGTTTTCGACAGTAGCGTAGCGCGCATTGATGTGGGTCATCGCAGCCTCCACTCCTCGTCCAAGAACCAGTAGACCGTCATCTGACTCAGGTGAATTGTATACTTGGTGAAGCACTCTCCCCAGAACGTGACGGGCACTACAGTTATTAGGGCGCATCCTCTCCCCGCGGAGAGCTGCGGGTAATAGCTGACATCTATGTGGGTCATCCCCAATCGTCCCAGGGTCTCCAGTACCCCCCGATAAGCGCATAACAGCCCGTACCGCAGGCTGGAGCTACGTAGTAGGACCTCCCCCAGTGAGTGTTGTAATGCGTTATGTCCATGCAGAGAAATTCCCCGCCCATCTTGGAGCGGCGTTGCTTGATGTCCACGTGTATCAATGCGACCCGTCCTTGACCTTGAGGATGTCCGCCACGATGCACTCCAGGCTGTCACGCCGTAACTTCTCGTATTCTCGACGAGCCCTGGCGAGAGAGTCTTCGCAGGTCTGGAGATCCCTGTCGACGTACTCGTAGCGGCGCATTTCCTTGTCGGCCTGCTCCTGCCAGTCCACCAGCGTGTCCCAACAGACGATCTCCCGGGAATCCTCGACGTACCGGTGTATGTCCTCCTGACATTCGGCCCAGGCAAGTTTGAACTCCATGGCTCGTGCGGTCTCTTCCTCTCCGCAGGAGGGCGGCGTAGCCTTTTCTAGTTGGTAGTACTGATACGCCAGCCCTCCCCACCCCGCCGTGAGAACCGAGAAGGCAATTATCATGATAGTAAAGCGTCTCTTGTAGTAGCTCATGATCTCAGACATTGGTCCTCCTGTACTTCTCCCATCTCACTCATCATTATTTATCTCCTTGTGCATCATCCCAACACCTTTAGAAAGTCTGCGAAGGCCTCCTCAGTTATCAGGATCTTGTCCACCGGCAAAGGCTGGTTCAAGAAGGACTGTCCTGGACGTATTCCTCCGGTGGGAGGCGCATCATGGAATTCCCGACTGAAGCCGTCTCTACTGGACACCCAGCGGTATCCACCAACCCACGTTGATTTGCCATTGTAATGTCTCACGCTGACTCTCTTCTGTATGAAAAAGCCACGACACCCTCGCGCGTATCGAAGCGCCACGCTGTACGCCCGGGGGTTTCCACAGACCAAACATGAGTGCTCCGCTGTTCATTCCGGAGAATGCCTCCCCCTGTATGTGGGCGTCGTGTTACGGCATGCGCGTTGAGATGCCATATAGTGGTCATTCCTATTTGCTTTTCGAAGTGTTGCATATTTTACTTAATTCCTCCTCTCGAATGTATCGAATGCTTCTGGGAGCGCGAGTAGGGTAGTGTTCAACCACAATTTCCCAATCAAGGCCCGGAGACTTTGTAAACCATCGATTTCGAGTAACCCCAAGGCCCACATCATAATGCCGCATCAGCCTCCTCCCCTCTCTACGCTCGCTTGGAGGTCTAGTAGAATCTCAGCTAGATCCTGGTCAGAGGACCTCTTGCTGCCAAAAGCGATGTCGCTCCAAAAGGAGAACGGCATTTGCCGAGAATAAACCTCGAGGACGAAACAGTTCCCGCCAACAACCGGGTCGAACCACACAACATCTCCTACGTCGTTGCCGTCATTGAAGTGTCTCAATGTTCCGGCCTTCCCTGGGCGAAGTAGAAGGGGCCTATTCCGGGACCGCGAGGGTGCTGCTCGTACACGTGCTCAGAAAAGGCTCCCAGGTAAGTAGAGCCGTCGTACTCGACGTAGGGCTTCCAGCGACGATCCCCTACTACGGGAACACACCAGACGTACACAGGAGGTATGTCGTAATTAACGATTTTTCGGTCGAAGTGTCGCACTAATATCCTCCTGTGGGCCAAAAGCGGCGGCCCAACCATCGGGGTCGTTGAAGTTTAGGTGAACCATGTCCTGTACGGTAAATCGACATACCCTGCCCGTTACAGCCTTCATTTACTTGATCCCACCCCCCCGAAGTAGTCTCCATCCAGATTAAGTAATAGTCACCGTTTCGGTCGAAGTGTCTCATCGTATTTCCTGTACTGCTCAATTATCGCTTCGGCCTGAGCCTGTCCGGCCTGCTGTGCGTGCATTAACCCTAGGGTCATATCCGCACGGAGGTCTACAACCCTCCCGTAGTGGTCGAAGAACACCTGGTCGAACCCGTCGCACGAATCCAGCCAGCCGGGACTACCCATTATGTTGTTTCCATCGAAGTGTCTCATCGGGGACGCCGAGTAACGAACTCGATGATCTCTGCCAGCAGCCGGCGCCTTCCTACTGTCGAGGACGTCCAATACGCCTTCCTGACAGGCTCCAGCAGCTCGAGGATGTGATTGGTAGCCTTGTCCCTCTTCTCCCGATTATGGTCCTCCATGACGGCCTCGGCATTGATGTCTTTGGCGCGCCACTCGGCGAGCTGCTCTGAAGTATCCTCCTGGCCCTGGTATCTCCAGTTACCATAAGCATTACAGCCCCCATCGTCATCACGGGAAACATTACCTTCGTAGACCCCACCAATCACGTCGTGACTCCGCTTACCCGCGGGACCAAGCGGTGCTGTAAAAGACATAACCTCCCCGCCCGGGTCTACATACTGATGTCCGAACACACACTTACTTCCCGTATTTTGGACCTTGCGCCCGATGAACTTCCATTTTTCTATTTTCTTTTCGGTCATTTTCTCGCTCCTCGCAATCGTTGTGGAGGTATACCCTGTTGTTGATTACCATTAAACGTAACGCAATGGCGCCCATCACTCGTGAGGTACCGCCGCAGTAGTGACACACAACAACGACATCGTCGCGGTAACATAGCGGACATTAGATTTCTACGTGAATCATGTTACTTCAGCGCCAGGCAGTCGCCGTCGATGTTGTAGAGGTCCCAGGCGAACTCACACTCGGAAGCCGTCCCGCATCCAAGACACGTCATCGCGTAATAAAGCTTCAGGCGGCCCCCCTTCTGGATGCGCGGCTGCACACCGCCCGTACACTCGAAATGACAATCAGAATCAGTTAGACCTCCCGCACAGAGAGGACAGATCACCTCGAAGTGAGTCATATAAGCTCCTTTCTGTTTAGTGCTTCTACCAAAATAGGAAGGGGAATTAGCCCACTCCCCCAGAACGGGGGAGGGGCTCACGGTTTGAGGTTGTTACTTGCCGACCATTGGGATGGCACTACCCTCCCCGGTGACAATGACTTTATCGCCTGGACCTACCTTGCTGTACAGCAGCTTGTCGGCCTCGATACGCATACGATCCAGGTAGGCACGGGTGATAGCTTTCCCGACGATGGCGATGTACGCCGCCTCGGCTTCAGCCTCCGTCGCCCTCACCTGTTTCTCCTTCTCGGCAATCTCCTGCCGGTTCTTGGCCTGCAGCAACTTCATCGCTTGCTTGGCCGTCTCCTCGTCGATCTCGATTTCCTTTTTGCGCTTTTTCTCCACGGCGAGGGTTATGACTTCCGGGTAGTCAAAGTTCGACGTGTACGCAGCGATCAGCTCCATCGGCGTTCCTTTGAGAGCCTTCGCCAATTGTACGTTAATCGACTTCTGGATGGACTCGCGCTCTTGGCGGATACCTGTGGTGTCGTACTTGGACACCGTGTCACGTGCGATGGAACGTGCCGCGGGTTTTACGTACGTGTTGTAAATGGGAGTGAGCGTCAACAGCTTCCCCCCGCGCTCAGCAGCTACCATATTGGCGCCCTGCCGATTCAACAGTTCCTTGATGGCGGACCCGTCGGTTCCCCTCAAACGCACCTTAACAATCAAGTCAAACTTGAAGTTCAGGTCATCCTTGCACAGGATTGACAGCTCCTCCTCAGCGGCGATCTCTTTCGTCTCGATGAGCACCAGCTCATCACGTCCCCAGCAGGAGTGGCGCCCAGGTTGGAGCGCCGACCCCGTGAGTCCCGCCGGTTGCATCACCATACCTACGTAACCGGGGGGTACCGTTTCGGTACACCCTGCCAACAACATCACCACTAACGCCAGTAGCATAATTCCATAAAACTTCTTCACTTGTTACCTCCTTGCATTTTGTTCGCTCGTTCGATTGCCTTCTTGATGTAATCGTCCTCCGTCCCTCCGTCTTGGGCAGCCTTTCTCCGCACCTCCTTGAGAACGTCAGGTAGTTTCTCTTCTCCGAGTTTCTCTTTCTCCTTGTCGCTGATCTCGTCTGGCGCCTCCTGCACAATCTGCTGGAAACCATCCGCGGATGGTGGTGGCAAATTGACGGGCTCTCCAGCACCATAAGCGCCGAAGACGAACCAGAGGCTTGTGGCGAAGAGGCCTACCGTGATGAGAGCGCTCACGAATACCTTGAGGAGTTCCTCACCCTCCGCCAGCTTCTTCCACTTGGAGAAGAGACGCAGAGTAATAAACAAGGCAATAGCGCAAAGAACCCAGGCGACAGCGGCACTGATCCAGACCCCTATGTCGGTGCCTGTGTTCGTTACTATGTTGGGGTCCATTCTATTCAACCTTTCTGATGTCATTCGCTGTGGGGCCATCGCTTACGTAAACCGCCGTAGCTCCGACCGCGGTACGAATCCGTTTCAAGAAGTCCTCTTTCGACGCACATACAAGGGCCTTTCCATCCTCGTACAGACGATAGGGCTCCTCCAGAAGGTCCATACACGTGACGACCATATTAGCACCGTCCACGTAAGGGTCCTTCATTCCTGCGTACCTGAGTAGATCGAGGTCGAGCAGTCCCCGCCGAAACACTCCTTGCGGACCGTCGTCTCTGTTGTTCTCGTAGGGATTGATACGGATACCCTCGTCCAGAGTATTAGTCATCGGGCCCGCGCCATGGCGCGTCTGGTAGGTACGAGTAACAAGCCATACCTGCGCAGGAGGTGCTCCGTAGTTGAGCTTGAGAATGTTCTTCGTACCTGTGTTCGAGGGTGTTACGTGAGGAAAGAACCCATAGTCCTGGTCAAGGAGCAGTCCTTGCGAACCTTCGAAGATGGTGGGCTGCAGTGTGGAAATACAAGTCGGAGTTCCATCAATCCCGTCCGCCTTCACCGCCTCCTCACAGGACCAGTAAAAATCATCCAAACTGATGGCCTCCTCGGAATACCCATAGACCTTGTGCAACTGCTCCATCTTAATCTTCAGCGCTGCGGGGTGGAACAGATCTTCGAACCAGATATGATAGTTCTCACGCTCTCGGCGCACTGTGGCGAAAATTCCTCCACCACAGCTCCCGTGGCGGTTGTCCACCTCGTCGTGTTTGTTCGTCGCTATCTCATACGGAGTAATGACGGGACTTCGAGCAGCGATGTTAAGTACGGGAGAGAACCCTTTGGACACCAGGTCTGCGTACTCGTTGATCAGAGAGATAGGGTTCGTGGCGCAGAACTCAGACCAGTAGGTGGGCGCCCCCCGCAGGGTGCCGCTCCCGAAGTGCGAAGAGACGTGGTCCCTCCCGTCGGGAAGGACGACGTGATGTGCAGCCTGCGGACCGCCTGAAAAGCGGCAGACGACGGGGGCGGTAGCGTGTGCGCAGAGCCAGTCTACGACATGCCCCTTACCCTCATCGCCGAACCCCAGTCCGATCACTGCATGGTCGCCAGTGATCCTCTTCATCACATCATCTCGATGTCTTCTTCGTTCACCCCATCGTCGTTCTTATGCACGCCTTTGCCCTCCTTAGGCTTTACGCCGGGCAACGGCCTCTTCCCCTGCACTTCGAGGATCTTGTCGGCGATGATGCCGGCGACATCGTCATGGTGCTGGGACGCGAGGACGTTGGGGCCCAGGAGGTCGCCCCACTGCTCCAGGCTGTCGGGCTGGCGACCGCGGTGCGTCTCCTGGATGTGGATGTGGTAGACCTCGTAGGTCTCCTGGACGCGCTCGAGGAGCTTCTTGGCCGTCTCATCGGACGCCTGGCTCCCCGCGCCCATGATGCGCTGCAGCGCGTGAGCCGGGAAGTGCGAGAGGGGCGGCTCGTCACCGATGGTGAAGAGGATGCCCTTCTTCTTTCGCTTCTCCCAGCGGTCATGGGCCGTGTGGTTGGCGCCGAAATACCAGGCGAGCGGGTAGCTTTCTCCCGCGTTTCCACCGCCACCGCCTTCCAACCAGATGGCCTCGAGCCACTTCTCAAGCAGCTCATCGCTGGACTCAAACTGTCCCACTTGAAGCGGTGCCTGGTCCCCACACTCGTGGTCTCCGATGGCCAGGAACATCACCTGAGGATCCTCGACCCCGGCCTGGAGGATCTTGTCCATCAGCTTGGGGAATCCCTCAGCCACGAGCTGATGGGGAACCCGACTCATGGAGGCCGTGACATCGAGGGCGATGATGATAGGGAGCGAGTTGGGATGCTCCTCGGAGTCCCGGGACTCACGCATCTGGACGCCCACGGAGCGCATCTCATGATGCACCCGACGCTGTAGGAAGATGTCCGGGGCACTCTTGGGCGTGTAGCTATCGTTCACGAGACCGGTGTCCATCGCAAATCGCTTGTTGAGTTTGCCGCTGGTCACACCCCGGGACACGGCGTCGCTGTAGCTGTAGGTACCTCCACCCATCACTCACCTCCCGTGAAGAGGCGGTCATAGCGCCTGCGTGCGATGTCGAGCTTGATCTGCAAGTTGTGCATCTCGGTGCCGTACTTGAGGTCCAGCTCAACGAACTTGTCCGCGTCGAAGTCCTTACCCAGCATCAGACTCTGGGCATTCTCCGGCGAGAGGTCGAGCATGTACTCGCGCTCCCTCTTCATCCGCTTCATGTCACGCTCCATGTCTTCGATGGTGCGCTTGAAGGTCATCTCCGCGTCTTCGGCGATGGCCTCGGCTCTGTCCCTCCGGATCTTTTTGTTGGTCCGGGTAAGGGAGTCCATGAAGGCACCCGACAACTCGTCGGTGCCCTCCTCCTCTGGTCGTGTCTTCTCTTCAGTCATTTCGTTCCTCCTTGTTGTTGTTGAACGTTCAAACTACCGCACACGTGTTGAAACCTTATCCCCTACGTCTAGATGACACCGTGGAATACGTACTTCTTGCAGTTAAGTTCAAACGGCTTTTTTGGAAACCCGCCGTAAAGCTTCGACGCTCTGAGTAGTGTGTCCCACACCTTCGCGGGAATCTTCCCACTGTTGGAACAACGAAAGCACTCCCGGATACGCTTATACGCAATCCAATACACTTTGTTCTGGCCCGAGGAATAGAACACAAAGACCGTGTCGTTCCCTGCCGCATCCAACGACCCTCTCCAAACAAGGTCCGGCATGTCGTCGTCGTCGTAGTCCGAACACATCTGGTGCCCAATCACCATCACATTATAGTGTGGAAGGTGCTTGAGCCCGGAACTACGCCAGACCTCTTTGCCGAGCCTCCTAATTATGACGTCCTTATTCCCTACTCCCCACTCCTTATCAACGGGAATATTCCGGGCATAGTCATCGTAATTTTGATCGAACTTTTCATCCCTTTCAACTATCCAGTCCCACTCAAACATCCCAAACGCCTGGGCGAGACCAGACCACAAGAACAGAACTACCAATGTCGTGATAAATCGTTTCATTAGAACACCTCCTTGGTTACATACTTGTACCCAAAAAAGAGGAGGGCATTGGAGGGGCTATTTGTCGGGGCTCAGAAAGTAACACGCCTAGTTTAGTCAATTCGACGGTGAGGATCTTTTCGGTGCGGTCGAAGTCTTTGTAGGAGATGCGGATCAGATGGATGCCGTTGTCTTTGCAGTATTTGTCTTTGATGGCGTCACGCTCAATAATCTCAGCATATGCCCGCGCTCCTCCCCATGCCGAAATGGGCTCGAAATGTTGACGGCCATCAAACTCAATACATAAATTAATATCCTGTATATAGAAATCAAATGGTAATACATACTTAAAAGAACATCCCCTGAATCTTTTTTCTCTGGTAAAAACTATGTGCCACTTAGACAACAACTCGGATATCTTGTTCTCTCCGAGAGAACGGCCTTTTCCATCACAAGATCGACAACCATACCCCATCAAGAAAGTAGCTGGAATTTTAGTAATAATCTCTCCGCAGCGATTACACAGGACAGTCACGCTCTTTAAGTTTCCTTCGTACTCCCCTAATAAACTTAAAGAATTATACCCAAACAACTGGTCTAGTTCATTCTCAAAGACCTCTGGCTTTTTACGTGATTTCTTCCCGTTTTTTATGTATGCACAGTGCCGACACTCGTGTCCCCTAAGAAGTTGATCAACTGTGGTAGTAAACACCCCCCCCACACTGCTTACAAGTTAAAGTAACCTTAGACATCCTGTCGGTATATCCGTCAAAATTGTAAGTGTATTTTCCAGGGTACTTAGCTTCAAGTTCTCTACCTCGCTCCTGCGGAGTAATAGCTCTAAGACCTCCTTTACGTCTTCCTTCCACGTCTATCATGCGCTTCCACACACTAGCTTCCTCTTCGCAAAAGGTACATTCACGCCTCTTCTGCAAGGCCGTCGGAGTCATACTACTTATTACACCGCAAGTTAAACACCGAATCTTAATTGGAGTTAGGTAGTCAATATAACTAGACAGACACTCAAAAGAAGCCCCAGAACTAATAGACAACAACCCCGCAAACTCCATGAATCTCTGGGCACTTCTTACCCGTGCTTTTTCGCTCACAGCCGCGTCACTACATTTGGGACACACATATTTAGCTTTCAATTGCTCGCGGTATGTTCTAAAGAATTCTCCGTGAACAGAGCATACTATCCTCATAGGTACCGTAGCTCCCCTAAATTCATAATCTGGATATGTACATAAGTCGCCCCACTTTGCAAAAAGTCGTTCCAACACGTCTTTAGTTGTTATTATTTTTGGCATAACCAAAACGTTAACACGCGTTAACAAAAAAAAGAAGGACAACTGGTGTTGTCCCTCTTGCAAGCTACTTCGATTTTTTGGTACGAAACGCCAGCAACTCTTCGAGCCAGTGCTTGGGAACGAGTATCCACGTTCCGCCGTTATGGTCTTGCTCCACCCAACCACTTCTGATGCCTCCGCCCAAAGTGCAGGCGGTATCGACGAGTACTTGGATGTCCTTGACGCGCCGACGCAGTCGATTGACGTAGGTCTGCCCCTTGTCGAGAACTGCCACAGCTTCGGTCTCGTTCACGGGGAAGCCCGCCTTCGCTGAGGAAGCGAGGATGCGCATAATTGTTGATGTCACCTGGGCCCATTCGAATTCGGGCAACAGGTAGATGCGAGCCAGTTCGGCCCTGGCCTCTTTGAGCTGCTTGCGCATGGTGGCTACCATACCCGGCACGTCCTCCCAGTCAGCCATCCCAGGCTTCCCTTCTTGGATAACCCGACGGACAGTCCGAGCTTCCTGCGCGTGAATCTGAGCCTCGAGCTTTACCTTCTCGAACAGCTCATACAGCTCGATGACGCCCTCAGCCAGCGCCATAATGGATGTCATCGGCGGCTTACCGACGAGACAACAATCTCGTAGCCCTACGGCTATCTCGTAAGCTTCATGCTGCACTGTGTTCCTTCCCGAATTCGCGCTCAGCCCGCCTCGAATTGTCGAAGGGAATAAGCCCGCCACAGTTCGCCTTCTCGAGTGCCGCGTATACGGCCCCCACATGCTCCCCGTGCGCTTCGTAGGGCATATTGGCGAGGTAGAAAATCTGGCTTAAAGAGTAGACCTTGGACCTCTCCTCGTTGGGGTGGAAAAGCGCACGGATGAACGGAAGCGCGTCCTTGAAGTCTACTGACACCTGTTGCTCGTCCGGGTCGTACTTAGGTATCGGCCGGGTGAGATACAGCGACGCGCGGAACTTGTTACCCCCTTCGTCGTACTCGTCTCCAATCTCCCCGAAGAACAGGTAAGGCCCCTTGACCTCGAACTGCCACCGAGTAGGGTCGAACACCGTACCGTCCGAGAGCAAGACCCACCCGTGCTGTACGAGCATCCGGTTGTTACCCCTTCCTATCCACGGAGAACCGTCCTCAATCGTTCCCAAGAAATGGCCGTACACAGGTGTACCTTCTACAACCCCCGCCTCTACGCACGCGCAGGCGATGGCGTAGCAGTTCGCTATCCATCCGTCGACCTCGATGCCAATCTGCTCGGCTACCTTGTTGATGTTCAGCGTCATCCCAGCACCTCCAGCAGATCCGTGGACTGGTTAACTTCCCGTTGCATCTCGAGGATCTGGCGTTTCTCGGTTTCTACTTTGTCCAGGTCGATGTCGTAGTACTCGGCGAGGAGTTTCTCGGTGGATGTGAGCACAGTAAACAATTCGTGCTGCCCACAAATCTCAGGCTCCCCCAAGAACTCAGCAAGAATGATGTGGCGGTCATTACGCAACCAGTTTAAGAACTCCCCGATAGTTTGCGATTCATCTTGAATAGCAGAAAGTTTGTCACACTCTGGATAGTCATCCACTAATCACCCCTTTTGGTTATTTCGTTAATGCGGTTTTCAAGCTCATTGTCCCTTGGTGTACCTGCCGTAATCGTCAGGCTAATCATATCGGTGCCCCCCGGTTGCCCCTCAAGAAGCTCATCGCAGCGGTACGCATAGGCCGTATCGAACTCTGTAGCAACACAGACGACCCAGTGGATTTCCGGGTGCTTTTTCGAGAGCTGCAGATGCCTGATTTGAAACGTCGATTGACCATATCGATTTCTAGTCAAAGCCACGTACGCCCGAACGTTTACCGGTGTCCCATCTTGCCGTTGGAACTTCAGCAGTGCGCCCCTCGCGAGAGCATGTCCCCTGTAGACGAGGTCACCACTAGACAACAAACGTTTGCGCAGCTTCTCACGCGCGACCTTAATACTCACTGACCTAAACGACTTCGAACCAGCGACCACCGTCTCGAGTATTGGGATCTCGAGTAATTGTTTGGAATCAAACATTCCTGTAACCGAATCCACGCGAACATTATGCTGTTCTAGCCAGAGGACTGCTCGCCAAGTATCAATAGAGAGCAAATTAGCAAATACCGTGATGGCTACCTGCTTCATGAAATAGTCCTCGACGTGGGAACCTGGGTGTAGACCCAATTGAAGAACTTCATCGCCCACCTCTTACTCTTCCAGCGTTTGACATGAAAGCCGGTTACGCTCTTGGGTGGAAACTTGAGTTCTTTCGCTGTGTCGAAGTAATGACAGCGAGAAGTAACAAAGCCTGGATAACTACGGAGCAACTTCCCCGCGCCCTCTATTAGAGGCGGCGGACCAATCCAGAAGCACTCACGATCTCCTACCTGGTCAAGCAAACGCCGAACAGGCCCACGCACACAAGAAGCGGGGGTTCTGAGGGTGTTCATTCCCAGGACGATGATGACAGTGTCTGGTTTAAACTCGTTGACCAGCTCTGCCATTTGGTTGTTTCGAGCGAAGGTGCTGGGACGCGCTCCGATACGCGAATCAATTTTGAGCGTAGAGGGCGCCGCTTCGAACGTCTCCTCTATATACAGCCCCAACCCTGAGCCCTCTCCGATGAGAGAATCCCCGATCACGAGTATCTTTCGATACCGCCACACAGGATTCGTGTCTGCGGAGGCTGTTGCCGCGACGAGCAGAACAGCCATGATAAGGTATCTCATTTATTTTTCTCCAGTATCTCGCGTTCCTTGTCCAGGTCACGGTTGAGGGCTCCGTCTTCGTTGAACTTGTCACCGAAGCGGGCCTTGAGTTTGGCGATGTTCTTCTCCCACACCTCTTCGAAAGAGATACCGAGAGCATCGCACAGAAGCGCCAAGTACCAGAAGGTGTCGCCGGCTTCTTCAGCCAGGTTAACCTCGTCGAGCGCGCCACCGTAGTAGATGTGCTTCTTCACAGCATCGAGCATCTCTCCACCTTCTGTGGAAATGCCAATAGCCGCATGGAGCAGCCGTTGAGTTTTAGGAGACTCCAGACGATGAGCGATCTGCTCGTGGTCTCGGCTCTCGGTCTTGACGGCATTGCTTACGTATTCTTTTGGATTCACTTGTTCCTCCTAATCAGTAGTCCTGACGTCGCATGTTCCACACGTCATGGAGCATACGAAGACAGGTGTTCTCGGGGACATCTTCAAAATGAGTTCCTGTCTTGATACCATACTCCCCGCAAAGGGGGACAGTCGTATGAAGACTATAACGCCGGCTAAGGACGTTTTCACTCGGATAATGCGTAGCTTCTACAATAAGTGTGAATACCGGGGCGGCAATACCGTTATTGAACTGCCGCTCCAGAGTCTTCCCAGTAACGTGATACACGCGCCCTCCTATTCGTAAAACGGTTGTGGTTTATCGTGATGGATATTGACTCCGTATTTAGGGCAAAGGTTATGTTTTGAAACGACGATAGAAAGGGGATTACGCTCTGTGTTGTACTCAACCATCCGGTCATTGCCGCGGTCAAACCAGTCGGAATGGTCTCGCCACCAAGTACAGTACACGAAACCCTCCCGGTGTCGGGACAGAGGTGCTTCGTTCACTACGACCGAATACTCGCAAAAGCTTTTCTCATAAGGGCCTCCCCTATCATGCCATGATATTTGACGTCGAAATGTTATCCGGCTTACGTGGACCATTAGAATACTCTCCCTACCAACACACTGTGTTCGCGAGGCAAGATAGGCCCATACTCCCAGAGAGTCCGGGGGTTCTCACGAAGAACATGATACAAGGCCGCAATCCCATTAACCGCGTAGTACGAATACTGCGTGGTGTGAGTTGCGTAGTCTTTCAGGTATACAGTATTTTTAAAGACTCGCCGAAGTGCGACTCTCACATAGAAGAACAGATTGTCGTCCACCCCTCTAGTTTGAAGCTCTAAAATAACACGGTCAACGTGGTGCATTATACCACTCGTATATCCCTCGGAGACGTGAGGAGTGGGGCACCTGGTGGTGCAAAAAGAGAAAGGATTCATAGCACCTCAGTGTGGGCATCCAGTAGTAAAATCTAAACTCAACGCAGTAGGTGCTGGTGATATGTGGGTGTCTTACAGTTAGCACCTCAACACTAGAGAAGTGGACCATCAGAAAATCCTCCCCCAAGTCAACGACTCGTACCACCGGTATATCCAACGAAGACACGGGCCGTGGAGTACCTCGTTGTACCGATAGAGAAAGGACTCGGCAATACGTAACTTCCCAATGCGCGAGAGGTCTATGTAGAAAAATCTGAAGTCGATGGCGTAAGGACGTTTTAGCCTTACCAGCTCGAGCCCTGAGAAATGCTCCATCTTTACGTCGTAAACCCAAAGGCGGCGATTACACAGCCCAGTGGTTTTACGTTTGGGGGAATAGAGTGCCGGGTGAGTCTACCCTCATAAGACCCATCCGGACGAGGATACGGCTTAGCAATAGTCTTGTGCACTGGGACGGGGCAGATAAACTGGGGAGCCTCTTCTAGAAGGCCTATGCTGCTTGTGACGCTTGTACCAGCCCCTTCGTGAGTATAGAGAGCCACAACCTGGATGACGTTGTCGAGATCCCTGTCCAAAGGACGCTGAGACATTAGGATAAAATGCATCCTAAACCTCCTTTCGTTATTGATTTATACCAAAAGAAGGTCGCTACTTGAGGCCAGAGGCCTTTCCTGCTGTAGGCATCGGCAGCTTGGGTGGTGTGGCCGCTTTCACGGGCCCCATCTTATTCGCGATAGTCGTGGACGGGAGAGTAACCTGTTGTGCCGACATAGGCGGAGTCAGCTTCGGTCTCTGCCCCGTATTACTCGGCATTGTAGTTTTCGGAGTTGTGAAGTTTGCCTTGAGAGGCGACGGTGCACGAGTGACACTCCTCCCCAATCCTGCTGGAGTTCCGGTGCCGGTTCCGAAGCTCATGCCGGCAGCGACCTTGGCTATGACTTCGTCGGCTATTTGTGATGCTGTTTTTTTCATCGTAACCCCATAATCTCGTAATACGTAAACATCCAGGCACCCGCACAGAGCAGGTAGATCACGGGAGGCTTGATATCTCCACCCTCCCACGTCAGCAACAAGAGAAGGGACGCTACAACAGCGCCAAACACGGAGCCCCAGAAAAGTCGTTTGTTTCTCTTCTTCATGTCTCAAAGTATAGGCAGAAACCAAAAGAAACGGAAGGGCTAAGCCCCTCCCGCTCCTACGGGCTAGAGCCGCATGAAGGCTCTCTCAATGTCGCAGGTCTGCTCGTGTGTGAGGCCGGGACGCTGTTGTGCTTCGTACAATTGCTGGCCGTCGACGCGCTCGAGGCCCAGCCGAAAGGACTCCTCGATGGTGAGCAGCCTCAGCTTGGTACCAGACCAGTAGTAGGCCCGTAAGGGTTTGTCCTTCTTCCAGACGGATACGACGCCATCTTCATTCCTGGCCACCCTGAGTATTATACCCGACTCACTCTCCTGCATTACCGACCCCAGAGTCTCAGGGCTGCACTGCGCAGGCTTGACCCTCTTGTAGGTCCGCTCCTTCGAATTGACCGTAAGAAAGCCGTTCTCCTTCATCTCGGCACGTACAAAGCGTGCTTCCTTGGATGCCATGTCACACCTCCTTTTAGGTTGTCATGTTCTTGTACCACAACGTCAGGGGCGATACCCAGCCTTGCGGTTCGTCACATTATGTTCTTGCTCAAGCATCTCGTACTGGCCATTAGGCCAACGACGCCTCACGTGAACCACAACAGTAAACGTACGTGGGCACAGAAACGCTAACGCCGCCAACCGCAAGTCCGATAGGCTCCGAAGTTTTTGGATAAGCATCTGGGTCGGAGGAAAGCCTCCAAAGTACTCATACCGCGAGTGGTTATTACTCGGAGTAACGTAATTAATATGTCCTTCACACAGCGACGTACGATTACGGTCTTTGGCGTCGAAGCTGTACGCCACACGGATAGTATCAAACTGTAGCATCGAAGGGATACGACCTTTCCGGCTGCAACTCGAAGATATGTACGGTTTGGGTGCCGTTGTCGATAACTGCTCCGCCGAGGTATCTGAAACGCTGGGGATTAAGCACCTCGCCGTAAACCGGCCTCAAGCAATAACCCTGAGTGGCCAAGTATAGATCTACGGGTACCGCCCCCACTTCGTCAACCGGCGCCCAGTACACAACTGCGGGAGTGTTCCCTTCTGTGCAAACCCCGACAAGAATTGAACCTTTGGGGAATTGCTCTGTGACGGGGCCGTTGCTAGTGTAGAGAGGAAGTACCGAGAGGGTGTACTCAGTCTGTGACATCCACGAGGCCGGTGCTGGTCAGGAGCCGTCCCTGGGGATCGGTCTGATAGAAATTGTTCTCACAGGCACCGTACTCCACCTTCCATGTGCCGGCATCAACGTCCCACTCGGCGTGCGCTGTGCACAGCATGTCGGTAGCACCTTCGCCCTCGGTAAGCAGCTCACCGGAGAGGGGGTCACGGCGTCGGAACCTGGTGCCCTCTTTGAGTTGACTCCAGTACCCCGACTTCCACTCGTGTGACCCTGCATTCCACACCTCGAGCATGACAGGAGGATTCACCTTCACGTCGGGATCCTCATGGGGCGGCAGGCCCTGGGCGTAGGCTGTTGCCAAACGCTGCAGCGCTTCGCTCTGCTCTTTGGAGTCATGCAGCTCCTTGTGGAGACGCTGTGACTCGATGTAGTCGTGGTTGAAGAGAAGCGCGTGATGTACGCCCTCGTTGACCCGCGGACTTGAATGCGGGACTTCCCGAAGACGATACTCCGGCGGGAGCACGAGGTGCAGAAGGCCGGGTGTGGCCTTGAGGTCAAGAGTAAGTACGAGCTTGCTGTCCACGATGACCTTGACAGGCCCCTCGACAGACTCGGTTTTGAATTCAACAATTGTGGGATCAATGTCCATTGTTTTCCTCCTGGTTTGGCTTAACGTGTCTAAACGTATACACACGTTCTTTGAAAGTAAAGGAGCGTCGAAACATAATATTAGAGTACATGTGGGTCGTCGCTGACGAGTAGATGTCTCGGGGCATGAGGACATGTAAGTGAAGAGACCGGGGAAGCTGGCTATTACGAATAATAGTGTACTCTCCTTCCCTTGATCCGGGGACGTCGTAAGTCAGAAGTACGTGGATACCTTCACCCCCGAGAATGCCTACGTGCCGCATCGGCTTGCTATGCCCCGGGCAAGCGCGGCCACCCTCTTGGCTCCTGTGTCACCAAAGCGGTCAACGTAAGCAAGATATGGGCTACAAGGGTTAAAGGGAAGCTTAATAATGTTGTAGATACGAGGGCCTATCAGGAGGGAATAGAAGCCAGGGGCTTCACTAGTATCCCACATCCACACATAAAGCTCGCCGAAAGAGTTCAGTTTAGCTTGTTCAAAGTGCATCATCAAAGCCCCCGCGGCATCGGAATTAAGCCTGTGTGGATAAGCTTCTCCAATACTTCTTTTGTGAGAGTATCTTCCGGATTATCGAGGAAGATCGATTGAAAGCTCCAACCCGATCTTGAGTCTCTGAACCGGTAGGCGACCCCGCCTGGAGCGGAGACAGTGCCTTCGTAATGTTTCAAAATACCCTCGGGCGACCTAGTTGCGCCCGGATGAAGTTCGACATCTCTTCTCCCATCGCAGCCTCCATAGCGGTTTGGGTGCGGGTGACGTAGGGACCTTCTGTGATTTGTCCAGCTCCGTGCTTGTGAGTTATCTCAACCCACGAGTACTTGGACCTTGTAGGAATAAGGGGATGCTGGAGGTATTTGCAGTCGAAGTGTCTCATTCGTCAAACCGCCCATGAACCAGGATCGAGATAGTGCTCTGTAACCCTGGACCCACCTACCGCCCCCCCGGCACGCCAAGAGAGCACCCACAAATACTTAAAGAAAGGGCGTCGCCCATCAAAGTGTCTCATTGGATTCCTCCTCTCTTCGCCGCAGGCGAGCAGCGCACACAGGACTGAGACCATATTTTCCGATTGAGTGAGGATAATACATTGAGTAAATGAGTCGCCAATTCCGCGGCCCGCGCCTGGTCCAGCGTACAGCCCAATTAGCGCCGCCGCCGTCAGGGTCTAATGAATCAAAATGCCTCATGGTCCCTCCTTTCTACCTTTTGGATACTACCATTAAAGTGGTCTCGGACAACATCATCTCCCACATGGACACTGCCGCCCGCAACCGCCCAGTAGGTTTGTATGGATCTGACACAGTCAGGAAACAGAGGAGCTATCAGCGCTTCCGATATCTCGGCCTGGTCCCAGCCTTCTAACGAGGGGTCGTTAGCCTGAAAGCTACACTCGGCGATAAAGTCACACCCTCGGGAGCCGCTGTAGTAGATCTCGACGAGTCCGCGAGCATTCGCTCCCCAGTTTCCCTCGCAGAAGCATTCTTGCAGATGAACTTGAAACATTAGTAATCTCCTAAAGAGTGAATCATATTCTCACCACCCAAGCATATCGTCAGGCTGCCAGTGAAAAGGGTGTACACGCAGAACGCTACCTGTAGTCATCACTCCGGTTACTACTTGAGGCGCTCTGATACTGTACAGCTCTCCAATCACTCGTCCACGGGAAATATTTCTGTATAAGATTACGACGGAATACTTGGTGTAGGCCGCCATCTCCCCTGCGATGCTGGGCTCGGCGTGGTAAACGTGAATCATGTCCTTACCCCCTTGTGAATAGTTAAGGGTACGCAGTTCCAGCGCCGGCTGGGTTGTCGGAGGACGCTACCCGTAGCGCGCACCTCGTAGCGCCGCAGCTCCATTCCAATCGTTGTTACAACCGGATGCCATGTTACTATGAATGTATATATAGCTCCGGTGGAATATGTCATTATCGGAATAGCTTTAGTGTGTTCAATGTGAATCATCTCGACCACGCCGCTACTGAGGATACCAAAATCCAGTGCTTGGGGGCTATTCGAAGAATACTCCCCGCCCTCCTCCCACTACCCGCACCCAAAGGAGCACAAATGGTCCAATTATCGATGCGCCTTGGCGCAGGATCTGCGGAGTTATAGTACTCAAGACGAAGAGCGTATATTGACGAAAAGCTATTATGTCGAAGAGTAGTAAGACCGCGGGGGCTTACGTGAATCACGGTCCCACCAATACGCGATACCAAAGCTCCGTCTTATACCAATTATCCGCGTTGGGAGGGACAACGTAGTCGTAGTATTCTGTATAGACGGCGCCTGGGGATAGCCCCCTGAGTCCCCTATAGTGGAACTCGAAAACAACAGTAGCAGGACGAGGAGGTGAAGGGGCCTTAACGCGTTTACCTGTATTAATACTGTGCACCGCCGGTCGACCTGGCCGTGGGAGCGTACGCTCTTTAAGATACGCTGTCACGAACATCGGGGAGCCTCTTGAGCCCACGCACGATACTCTTTGCGTGGAAGGTCACACGCCGATCACCCGGGTAAACGACTGCGGAGATTGCTTGTATTGTGGTATTCCACTCAGCACGCTCGGCCTCCAACGCCGCGACGCGCTTCTCCAACTCCTGCTGGTCATCGCAGGGGGCGCCGGGCTCGTGCACCCACTTACGGGCTATCTCACACAGGGCCACAAACACTGCATCTTTGTCACGCTCCAGATGTCCCAGCTTGTAGTAGGACACCATGTCAGGATGTGTCTTGGCTTCAGGGTCACGAACCTCCCCGTAAACCCATCCCATCTTTTCGTAGGCTTTCATCCAGTCCTGATGCAGAGCTGCAGCGTTGCTGCTACGGCCAGGCCCCATCTGTTTCTCGATGACTTTCTCGAACTGCTCACGGAAAGCCAGCTCACGGTCGTCGTAGGGCTCGGGGACTATGGGAGCCTCCGCGGCTGCCGCAGCAATACGAGTTCCCTCGTAAACGAACTTGGCTCTTCTGTAATTCAGACTCATGACTTTTTCCTCCCGAACGTGCAGGGGCTCCATCGTACAACCCCGACAGACAGCCCGGCACGCAGGAGGCCAGTCATGGCAACGCGCCTCGTACTCCAACTCTCCGCCTTCGGGAGCCTCGCCTACTCCGACAGTTTGTCCACAATGAGCACACTCACCTATCTTACTCGTCTCCATATTACTTTCTCCTCTTTTTCTTTTGTTTGTTTCTTGAGCGCTGAGAAGCCGGCCACCATCGTCCACAACCTTTCTTGCTGAAACAAGCCAAGCTGCGCTGCCCGAAGGCTATCCAGATGGACAGCTTCTCACACCCACAATAAGGGCATTTCACGTCAACTTCCCCCTCTCCGTGAGGGTCACAGAGGATGTTGAAGACATCCTTCGGCCCGTCCGCTCCGTCAATCAGGTTCTGCCAAAACTTCCTTGTCTGGAGCTTTTTGAACCATTTCATCTTTTCTTGTTGCCGTACTGTCTTGTAAGGCTCGTTTTGCATTCTTCTTTGTCTCCTTTGCTTTCAACGCCGACGCTTTGCGGAGACGTTTGAGCATAGCAGGGTTAGCCCGTAAGTGCGGGAGCTTGCTTCGGTCGGTGATACCCTGATCAATCAGTTCGTAGCACAAGTAGCGGGCTCGGCGACAAATCGCATCCCACGTACGGCCCGGGCATCCTTCCAGGATCCAACGACGCTCACTCGCACCCATCTCAGGGTGATAGTGTTTGATGATGATGTTGTCCTCGGTGTGGTGGTACGGCTCCGAAAATACCTTCTTCGAGACCGTATGCGCCTGCTGGTGGCGACGCTCCAAGAACCGTGATGACTGCCTATAGACACCCAACTCCCGGGCTGTGAGATTCTTGAACTCTCCGAGCCACTCGTACACGGAGTCATAGTCAAAGTTGCCTCCAAAATGAACAGAGCGCAGAAACTCAATAGTGTAGTACTCGTGTTCGATGTCTGCGTGAACGTAGACACCTTTCTTCACCACCTCTATTCCGCGAGTATCCACTCTGCGCGTGTCACAACGTGGGATTTCCCAGTCCAGGGGGCTGAAGTAGGCGTTGCCAAACCACAGGAGAACACGCACACGAATCTTTCGGCCTCCTGTAACATCAAACTCAGGTGATTCAGCAACGAAAGGACGCCTGCCCCAACGCTTGGCCTTCTCGGGGTTACGCACACGCACATCAAGAGTCGCACGAATATTGTACGCTTTCCGCATATGCTTTCGTATTTCTGCCATTGGAACGATCCAGAGTTCACTCTCTTGAGTAGCCTCCCCGAAGTAGGAGCGGGCCATCCCGATGAACTTCGAGTAGTCCACAGCGTAATCGAAGTAGGGGTAGCGCAGCCTGAACCAATCAACAAAGACAGCACCACAACTACTCAAAGGCTTCCCGGCCATCTTCTGTTCTTTCAAGAAGTCAACGAAGGTCTGACAACCAGCCTTGGTGCGTAGCTCTGCGTACTTCCCCATGTGGATGATAGCGTAGGGTATCTTCCGCACCGGAGTGGGATGGTAGGTGTAGTAGTGGACTCCGTGGTCCTTGGCGTTGGTGGCACTGTAGATGTAGGACAGCTCATAAAAACGACGGTTCTGGGGGTCGGGGAGGTTGGTGAAGCCCTCTTCTTCCATCTTCGGAGTGATATCGATATCCTTGTAGTCCGGGAACTTCTGCCGGTTGGTGTTGACCACCCTACTGAGACTGAGGGCACTGAGGCGCTGCTTAAGAGGAGCATCGTACTCTGACTGGTAGTAGAGTTTACGCAGTAAATCATCTGTGTTTTTTCCCAAGAGCCCCGGCGACTTGAAATAGCCCGAAAAGTTCTTACGAATCGTCCCCTGCAGTGCGTGGAGGATGAGACCGTCACTCAGCACGTAGTTGTTGAACTGCTGCAATATATCGGTTTCACGTCGTGTGAGTGCGGGGTAGCGGACAGGGTCAAAGCTGACGCTGTTGAAGGCCAGCCCGAACGCTTGAATCATCTGCCTGGTGAGCAGCTCTGCCGGCATGAGGGCCCGGCGCCGCACGAAGTTGCCGTACAGTCCCCACCACAGCAATGCAAGAGCGGGGAGGCTGCTGACGTTGGTAATCATGTCGGGTCCTACCTTAAAGAGGACACCCCAGTCGATGACAACCCAGAGGGGGCGCCGAATGCTCTCGAGAGGCTTCCGGCGTTGGAACGCCCAATCACTGGTGGTGAAGATGCCAGCAGGAGGCATCCTACCGTCTTCTGCCAGCTCTTCAAGAGAAGGAACCATGTCGGTGCGGTCAGCACCAAAGACGTGAGCGAGTACACCCCTACGCAGCTCGTGAAGCACAATACCTGGCCAGTAACGGAAGGCTTCGACAGCCCTCGTCAGCGGCTCAGATTCGAAAATTTGGGACAGCTTTGTATACATATTACCTCCAGTGTATAGCTCCTAAAAAAACGGCCCTCTAACAACATAATATCATTAAACTTTTTTGTGTTGTGTAGAACGCATAGCTTTTGACGTTTATACATCGCGCTAAGTCATTGAAATTACATAACGCCAAATTCCCCAAAACCGTTGCCTTTCTACGTAAGACCTAAGGGCTTGAAATCATTGAAAACATTAGGGGTCAAAATACGATGTATTTTTACCTACCTCGTAATTGAATGATTACAAGAAGTTGCGGGACAGTTGTGTCGTGACGCGTTGCGAACGTACGATGCATTTTCCACCTTTTTCCCAAAACCACACCCTTTGCCAAACGTCTTTTGTGAATATCATTACGTTTTCTCCTGCCAAGTAGGAAGGTCAATGGGTTGTCATTTGAGTCGGACGAGAACTGTTTTATCTTGAAGAGCGATACATCCCCGCGGTTGCTGGGCCGGAGAGGCAACTTCCCAAAACCATTACCTTTCTACATAAGAGTTATACCACTAATGGTCTCGGGAAGTAAACTCCATTATAAGCACCATATAATTATATGTTCGACCCCACACACGGCCCGGGGGTCGAGCATTCAGACCTTTTGAAAACCCCAACGCGGGAAGCCCAACAACCGTACGGCTCAAAAAAATATACATAGCCTTTTTAGCTTGCCCGTGCGGCGAGCAACGTGGAGAATCACGTACTTTCACATAAAAAATACAAAAGGGGTTTTTCCAACTTACCCCACAAACGCGATACAAAAGGGGCTCCTACACTATCCCACTCCACTACACCACCAACCACACAGACTCACAATGTACTCAATATAAGTAGATAAGCATACATTTCATCACCAACCTTTCCAGCGCTAAGGCCTACCGCTACTGACTTTCAACAGTATTATATCAAGAGGCGATAGACCAAAAATCTCGCACGCGTAGCTTCGGATACACACACATACTATACATCTACAATGAGTATATAAAAGCCAATAAAACCGCTTTTGTGTATATGTGACTAAATAAGGTGATTCTTCTCATTGCCTTGTTTACGCCCACCCCCCGCCATTCTAATTTACCTTATACTTACACATACTTAACCCTTAAAAACAACCCCATGCTCTCGTAAACGCTTGCCCCCACTTCAAGCACGAGGTTTGCACCACCAGCCTTACCCCCTAACCCTATCATACCATTATACTTTCTCTTCTTAAGTACTGTCAATTGATTGGGACCCCGAACACTTCTTGCCCTACTTAGAGTAGGGCTGGAAGTGCTTTTAGCGATTTACGTCTCTCGTCCTGCTCTGTGCCAAACCGTACACCTTCCTACATAACACTCGCACAGCCTACTGACAGTAATGAACTCTCCTTACGGGGAGGTCATAACTACATAGGTATGGCGTTGACTACCTTCCCCTACATAGTTAGATCGTAAGAGCGATATAGAACCCGTACAGTACCGTAGACCTGTACTGTATCGTGGCTATATCATCCCCCGATATCCACTTATATCAAAAAATAACACAAGCCCCCGGAGCCGGCGTTATTTTTTACATGAGTATACGATTTGTAATTCTACAGTATGTTTTCAATTGGGGGGACGATAGGTGTGTTCTAATACTTCAGTGAGGGGTGTGTCGTCCGAGAGGAAGAGCCTGTCCCAGGGGGCGATGGGGTCTTTGACCCGCTGTGAGTGGGAATGGGAGACGTTCCCGGCACTATCTACTACTACGGAAAATACAGACCCTCCAACACCCCCGGGCCACTTCGCTACTCCAATTAAATTTACGTGGTACATTTTTCTTCCTCCAAAAAGAAACTACTCGGTAGCGCTCCGTCGCGTGCAATCTTACTTGTTCCTCGCGGCTTAGCTTGTGGACGTTGTCTTACTCGTATTCTTGTACCAAAAAAAGAGAAGCAGGTTTTACCCTGCTCCTCTACGCCCTCTTACGGGCAAAGTTTCCGGCCACTCCGCGGGATTCGCGTCAGCTATCTTCTACGCCCTCTTAGGGGCAAAGTTTCCAGCCGGTGGGCTGCTAGCCGTTGCGGAACAAGGGTTCCAGCCTGTGGGTGCGGCTCGTGTCGAATCATGTCGCATTGTTCCACCCGGATCCAACACCATCTCTTCGGTGGTCATCCTACCCGTTACGCCCTCTTATGGGCAAAGTTTCCGGCCATTCGGCGGTCCTCCGGTCTCTTACCTCCTGGGCCGTTCGTTTCCTGTACGCCCTCTTAGGGGCAAAGTTTCCAGCCACTCGGATCCAACACCACCTCTTCCGAGCCGATCCTATCCGTTACGCCCTCTTATGGGCAAGTTCCTGCCGGCCCGCGCTTTTGGATTCACATCGCTTCGAACGCGCATACGCCCTCTTATGGGCTAAAGCACTTTGTCGACGGCCTTGTAGACCTCGTTGAGTTCGGAGATCTGGGTGTACTTCGCCCGCCATCGTTTGAGTTCCAGGAGGGCCTGGGATTTCCATTTTTGGCGCAGCTCCTTGTTGGTCAGGACCTTGCTTGTATCTCGGTAAGGGGTGTTGTCTGCGTTGATGGAGGTGTAGGCGTGGGTCGTGATCTCTACTTCTTCGAAAGTCCATTCGGCCTCAATAGCGCGCAAGACGTATCGTGCCTGTTCCAGGCGGTACTCTCGTGCGGCGAGGGTGTCGTCCCACTCGAACTCGTCGTGGAGAGGGCTCTGGGGGTCCTGGGCGTCCTTCACAACGACAACAGGGGAGATCTCCCCGTCGGGTCCTTGCAGCTTCCGCAGCCGCTTGCCGATTTTGGTGACGTTGCCTTTGACGTGGAATCCCGGGCGCTTACTATACTTGACGGGTTGGACTTGTTTCCTTTTCGCCATGTAACTAGCCTTTCTTGTAGCGAACTGTAGGGGGCGCGTCTTCAACTATGTGGAAAGCCCCGCGGGTATTTCCCCGGCCGACACGCCTAGTTCCCACTCCCTCTTGTGCCCCTGTACGGGCGACGAGGTTCAGTACATCTTCCGCAGTGAAGAGGTCCCCATCAGCTATTCCTATCTATGCTCTTGATCTCCTTGGCGAGTTCCTTCTCCATTGCGTGGAGTGTGGTCATCATGTCGATGAGGTTGTTCTTGTACGCGTATACGTTCCGCTGCAGTTTCTGCAGAACGTACTTACGTTTTGGGTTGAAGCGGTCCTTCTCGTTCGGGAAGTCCCGGATGGTGTCGTCTATCTGTTGCAGTAGTTCTTCGTCCATTTATTTCTCCTTGCTTCGCAGCTCGTTCAGCAGTGTGTCGCTCGGGTCGAGACTGCGGAGGCGTGTCAGACACCCGGTGCAGTACCCGATGTCTATTTCGCTGTACATGTGAAGGGCTCGATTACACTGACCGCACTTGGGCTTGGGTTTTCTGGCCGGTGTGCGCTTCTTGCTCTTGGAGCCTGATTTGCGTTGTCGTGGTTTGGACATTATTCACTCTCCAGACGTTCTTTGTATTTACTCATCTCTCGGGCCGCGTCCTTCCCGGGAAGGCCCCGCACGTTCAAACAGCAATAGCGTTTACCTCCTGAAACTCAGTGCCGCACGGACAGGTGCGTGTGAAGCCTATCGTCTCCGCAATTTCGGCATCTTCTTTCTGCCCGAAGAGGTGCTTGAAGCGCCCCCAGTCCACTGTAGTGCCGGTAAGACATCCCGAGCGTTTGCACAGCAGTCCGTGTTTACGCCGTAAAAAGTACACGTACTTGGGGTTGCACCCCACACGTTTGGCGAACTCCTCATCGGGGATTTTCCCAAGCTTGGGATTTCCTGCGCGGCCCCAGCGCTTCATAACCCCTCCTTGCGGGTCAGGTGCCACTTCTTACAGTGGGGACAGTGATACACTCGCTGCCCGGCCTGCCGTGCCCTGTTATCCGCTACGTCTTTCGATGAAAATGCCACTTTCTTTCCGCAGGATTTGTATTCTCGCACGCTGTTTTTCTGCAACACCTGGAGGTACTTTTGTTCCTGCTCTTTGAGTTTCTTCTCTGCTTTGTGGAGACGGTTCTGTAGGTCAATTTTTGTTTGGGCGTTCTCTTCCGTAGGTTTCGCGTAACGGGATCCCTGTTTCCATTGGTTACACCAGCCGTGCACGAGGACCGTTCTGTGCCGGCAGGTCAGTGCGTGTCCGTTATCGGAAGAGTGGGTGCAAGCAATACAGACTTCTCGGATGACGTAGGTTTTGTGGTCCATCATTCACACTTAGTTCTGCACTCCTCGAGATCGTCCCGGCAGTCGTAGAGTTCACTACACCGGCCACTCTCCAGGCGGTCCCAACAGGTACGGAACGCTTGTTCCTTGTCGTTGAAAGTCCCCTCACCGAAGCGGTCGATGATGTAGAGGCACTTGTCACGCGGTGCTGCCTTGTCCAGCTCAGGCGTGAGGACGCCCTTGATGTCCCGGGGACACGCAAGGGGCTCGGGCGTCTTCATGATCGAGACCTTGTCGATAAGGTCGATGCGGTCGTGTAGGCACTCTCGGTATTCCTTGCGGAACTGTTCCTCGTCTTCGATTTGCTGCTGGGTGGGACAGCCCACCAAGAACAGCGCGATCAGTATTGTGTACTTCATTCGATATCCTTCCCTTTGTGAATTCTTCATCCATCAAAAACGCCAGGGTTACGTCTCTCAAATCCTGATACGTTTCATTTGCTATTAATGTCGCTCGTTCCATCGTTTCTTCCTTTCTGATTAAGATCGAAGGGTACGATTTTCTCTTTTTTGAGTGCTTCTTGTACCCATGACACCCAAGCAAAAAGTGAATGGTCAACTACGGGTGTTTCTAAGATAGCCTTGCTAGCTTTTGCCTCATGCGTAACACCATCTGTGTATGTAAGTTTAATACACCCAGTAGTTGATATTCTAGCATCGGCAATACCACACATGAGGCAGTCTATAGACGGCGCATTTAAAATTAAGCACTGTTTTTTATCAAGTTTCTTTAAGGCGTCTTGTGTCGTCTCCATCGTTTTTCCTTTCGTGAATTTCCCATCCTTTATCGGTGAATATCAAGTCTGTCTCTATGCCGTTTTGCTCTAAGGCTATCTGAGCGAAGGCTGCGGTAGACTTGAATTCATATATGTATATTGCTTCTTTTTTTGTTTTCATTAAATTAGATTGCCATCCGCGTCGAACAAGTAATCATTCCCGCTTGCCATATCTTCAAAAGCTTCAAGGCTAGTATCAGCTTCATACGACTCTTCCAAGTCTTTGTATATTTGATCGGCGTAGGATCTAGCCTCACTCAACATAGCCAGCTCTATTTCACGAGGTATACAGAGATCAGGTATAGACATAGTGCCTGAGTGGGCGTAGTTGCCCTGAGTTTTTATTTCAATGTCCTCACTGAGTTCACCAGATTCGATAAGACTCTCGGCGTTAGGTACGCCATGTACCTCACACCATGCTCGCGCATCTATATAACCTACCCAAGAAGCGCCGTCACCCTGTGACCCAAAACCAGAGAAGTGAACGTCCTCTATATTGAAATAGGTGGGCGCTTCTTCTTTTGCGTTGTCAATCACGTACTCCGACCAATACTGCTCTTGTGAAGTGAACCCAACAAAAAGCTGATGTGCGTGCTCTTTTGCTGCAGAACCAAGCTCGCTCAACGTAAAAGCGCCTTCGTCGGGTGAGAAAGTCTGTGCAAGCTCATTGCAGCTTTTATTTGTTTTTGCGCATCCCATTTTCAATCCCCTTTTTTAATTCGTGCATCCACCGCAACCCCGGATAACTCCGAGGCTGGGATAGGGCAGGAACTAATCTCCCGGCCATTCAGGAATTTCTTTGTGGATGTCTCTTGCTTGTTGTTTACATTCTTTTTCTCGTGCGGCGGCGGCGTTGGCGGCGTCGGCGGCGGCGTTGGCGTAGGTGGCGGCGTCGGCGGCGTAGGTGGCGGCGGCGTTGG